CTGAGTACCCGATCTTAACAAGACCCAGATTATCGCTCGTGGCCTGTGAGTATGTCGTGTTGGTATCCGTCCACGGAACATTCACATACATCTTACCATTTCCGTCAAGAGCTACCGGATAATTCTTCCCATTAGCTGAGTACCCGATCTTAACAAGACCCAGATTATCGCTCGTGGCCTGTGAGTATGTAGTGTTATTGTCAGTCCAAGGGACATTGACGTACATCTTGCCATTAGCCAAGAGCACAGCGTAGTTCTTTCCATTAGAAGCATAGCCGATCTTAACCAATCCTAAGGTGTCGGCCGTGGCTTCATTATACGTGGTGTTATTATCTGTCCATGGAACGTTAACGTAAGCGTTGCCGGACGAATCCAGTTGCACCTTATAGTTCTTCCCGGAAGTCGGATATCCTACCTTAATACCGCCAAGAACGGTAGCGGAGGATGTCGGAGGGGTGAAGGTGTTAGGCTTACCCGTAACCCCGGACCATGGCACAGATGACGCATAACCTGCCGTATAAGGCTCGTAACCGGCCTCAGTATTCAACTTACTATCATCCTTGACCAGATACATCTTATTCGTGGCCGTCACCTTAACCGTGTCCCCGACCTGAGCCGTGGCTGTAGTAAGTTTAAACCTTGCCGTATCATCAGCAACCACGACCATTCTCTCTAAGGCCGCTTTAGGCAACCTATCTATATTGATAGTACCGGACGTGATCTTAGAGGCGTCGAAGTTCGCCAATGTCGTGGAGATAGTAACATTACTCCCGAAGTCCGATGAAACACTACCGGTCACGGCACCGGACAGCGCTATAGTCCTAGCCGCCTGTAATTTCGTGGCGGTAGGGGCGTTATCCGTCTTAAGAGCGTATTTGGAAAGATCAATATCATTAGCCTTATCCAAAAGCTGCTCTATCTGCTCGCCATTATATTTACCTTGAAAATCTGCCATATCATAATTATTTTTGCCCAAATATAACCATATATATAAGCACCAAGAAATCGAGGGGGGGGTAGATACGGGCAGGTGTTAGAAGCTGCCGTCCCCATGCAGGAACCCGGTACGGAATATAATAGCCTTGTCTTTAAGTTTCTGGACAGACTCCCATTCCCACTCGCCCTCACAAGGTCTTATAACATACTTATTGCCCCAGATCTTGAATTTCCGTTCAATAACAAACATCTCCTTATCGTTAAGGACATGAAAGATACTCCCGACAGGGAAATACTTATCAGTCCTCAATATAACACGATGATGTCTCTCGTCATATTCAGGATCGCCTACGATACGTGCTTTATAAAACTGGAAGTCGTTTAACGTCCGATCCACAGGTTCTATCCAGTAATATCCTTTAGCCATTGATATTCTCTATTTAATCGTTATATTCGCGGAAGAACAGTAACTCATAAGGTTTTTAGGTAATTTTCAACCAAGGGGAAAGGGTGTCCGTGAGGATATCCTTTTTTCATTCCCGCCCACCCTACCTATGAACAAAAAGATCTACTCCTGACAAATATAACGATAATAAGATACTTGACAAAAAGAAACCCCATCGGTATTCTATTGCCGACGGGGTTCTTCCAACGTTGTATCAAATCATATCATCTCACTCCATTTGATTGTGTCACCGACGAAGCACCGCACCGCCAGATACCTTACAAACGCCGTCCCTTCCGGAGCGTCAGGGTCTTCCAGATAAGCCAAGACAGCCTTGACTATTTTCTGGTCGCAGTCCAATACCTTAGGAAAGTAGTCGCTATAGAACATAGCGAACAGATATTGAACATCTCCCCACGTAGCGTTATCAGGTTTCTTGGCCCCGCATTTATCGAACATCTGCTTAGCGTCCTCCATCGTCCATCTTCTCTTGGATCCGTCAGCGTTAAGCATCTTGTCGGCGGCTTCCCTAGCCAGCTCCTTGGAAAAGTGATATCCATGGGTGTCTATATACCGCTTATAATCCGGGTCATCGGCGTCTGCTCCTCAGTAATAACGACTCCTGCGTCCCCTGCGCATATACGGTTCAATACCTTCGTACTCGTCACGGATGCCGCGCTCACCGAACCATCCCCTGCGATACATCTCGTCCTCGCGTTCATGGAGTCTCTCACGCTTCTCAAGCTCACGCTCGTCACGTTCCAGTTCCCTCTCACGTCTTTCAAGATCACGCTCACGGCGTTCTAGCTCATCCATCCTACCGTCATGCTCCTTGCCATAATGGTCATATATTCCACCACCATAACCCATGTAAGTCCCATCCGAACGCCTGCTACGTCCACGGCCGCCTCTACGATCGTAGATCTCGTCATTGTAGTCCTCATCGTGACCGCCGCCTAAATCTATAACTCTCATCTTAACCTAATTTTTTAATTAACAACTCTTTTAGCTCATCGAAAGAGGATCCCATCCTATCGACTTTCTCCTCAAGATTCTTGATCTTCCGGTCTTGATCCTTAGTCTGCTTAAAAGCCGGATTGATTTCCTCAAGGATCGAATCACAAGCCTCTAGCGTCCTCCTATGCTTATCGATACTATCGAGAATATCGGAGCTGGTTCTCTTAGCGGCGTTAAGCTGGTTCATGATCGGATCGACCGAGCAGGCCAAAGTTATGTTATTGGACATAGCGACATCCCTGCTCTCCGGTACGACGTAGGTCATGGAAGACCCGTTTATCTCCACGGTAAGGTCTATCACCCTATCCTGTAGTTGCTGATATTGCCCCATCTGACCCATCTGGGGTTGCTGGAACCTAGGCTCGGACACGTTAACCACATTCCCCATCCTGAACACCGGAATATCGGACGTATCCAGCGTATATACTTGAAATCCTTTCTTTAAGTCTCTAAACATATCTCGATTTTTAAGCGGGAGGGAATACCCTCCCATTAGACATCCAATCTAACCTATCCCTCATCAACAGTCGTCTCCGACGCCGAGGCGGAAGTTGTAGGCACACAGCAATCCATGAGCCTCAATACACCCCTTACCTTGTTGAAATAAACAAGGCGTTCGGTGTTGTTAACCATAGCCGCTCCGGTCACAGCCACGTTGATCGGATTCACCACAGCCACGCCGGTTACCGGGCAGCATGTGTCATCACCTACCGTGGATACGGTGCTGTTCGCTGGAATAGCTATCTGCACTGGCAATGTCTCGCCTGTTGTCGGAACCACCTGCCGGATTTTCAGCAGCAGAAGGCCCTCGCATGGCAAGGACAGCCATATCCTTGGGTTGATGCCGAAGATGGTGTTGGTAGTAGTCACTACCACGTTCTTCGTGACCAACTCATAAAGAGACCCTATTTTAGAAACACAAGCCATAATAGCCTCCTTCCTTTATAGAGTTAAATAGCAGCGTTTCCGTTGTTGCAGCATCCATTGTTGCACCCACATCCGTAATTACCTCCATAAAATGCTTGACCCCATCCATAAGTCTGGTAAGGAGAGCATGAAGGATAAGCCGGCACAGGGGTAGGTCTCAACTGGTTGATCAAATTCTGAGTCTGTTGCTGAGTCAACGCGGAGGCTTGGTAAGCCGACCTTTCATCACGCAACTGATTGATCGTATTCTGCATCTCACGCATTTCCAATTGACAGAATTTATCATTAATCAAGGTTGTTTGAGCATCAATCTTAGCGCTCAAGATATTGAACTGCGTAGTAGCCTGCTCACGATTGTTTGTCAATCCTTGGTTGATGTTATTCTGAAGAACATTGGTTTGCTCTAACGTCCGTAATTGATTGTCAAAGCCTTGCTGCGTTATCATATTTTGAGTAGCGCACGTGCTTTGGTTGATCAAAGAACTCAAATTGCAGCAGCAAGAGCTAATTTGATTACCGATCTCACAACCTTGTTGCTATACGGCGTTAATAACAGCCTGAGAGGTCATACCTACCTGACCAGCTACCTTATCGATAGCGCCTTGTACGTTACAGATAGCGCTTTGCAATTGAGTGGTAGTACAGTTCAAGGCGTTAGCGATCTGATCGATAGCGCTTCTGTTACCTTGGATAGCCTGCATCAGCAACTCACGACCATAGTCGTTATTCAATTGAGCGGGAAGACCATTAGCGCAATTCTCACCACCGTTACCAAAACCATTGCCAAAGCCACGGCCGCCCCATAACCAGAACAGGACGATGATCCACAACCACCAACCGTTAGCCCCTCCGAACTGGTCTTGGTTGTTACGACCGTTCATCAACGCAGCGACTAAATTCGGATCCATCTTATTACCACCCAAAAGGCTGGTAAACATACCCGGAATCATAGATAATAAACCATTAGCGGCGCTACCGCTCCCTGAACCCATGCCGTCTAACAAAACGATTTTGTCTCCACTTGTACCCATGTCTATTTATTTTTGAATTAATAATAACCCCACCTGATGGCGGGCGTTACAAAGTTCAAAAATTAATAATCCTAAGATCGTGATATATGTCACCATCAAGGCACGTCATGTCTTGTAAATGGGATTAATAATAACTGATATGAAACAAAAATCCGGAACGCATCACTACGGCCCGGATTCATGCAAATCCATAAATTCAATGTTTCAATGCTCGAAAGAAAACGTCTCACGACGTCAAAGAGAGATTAACTACACGAAAAAACTCGCATCAACTTATTTGTATTAGCAGTGTATTCATTAATTATCTTACTGGATGAGGGATTATCCTCTACCCTTGATAGACGGTTATCGTCACTCCTTACCGTAACGTCACCTATCTTTCGTGCCATACTATCCTGATATGATGATGGGTCCGAATATATAAAATTATCCACGAAGCTATATATCCCGCCATTAACCGTCTCACCCACCTTCTCATATAGACCAGATTGGAAAGACACGAAATCATCATACCTTCCACGAGCCAAGAACAAGCCGTCCGGTCTCGCCTCGACACCGCCGTTGACCTCCCGGAGCAGACCCGGATTCCTTTGGTATAGATATCGATAAAAACCGACATCCATCATCCTGTCCTGTCTATCCAGATAGAAAAGATCCCTCATGCTGCTGTCACTAGACTCGATAGCCACGTCAAACAAGAGATCTCTTACCTGACCATTCGGCAACGACATCTCTATGTTTTTTAACGTACCTCTGTCATGGTGGTTCAAAGATACGTTATAAAATCCATTAAAATCAAGGAAACGCAAGACATTATTATATAAATCCGATTTTTTTAACCTTTCCTTGATCTGGATTTTCCTCAACGATGTACAGGATTTGATAAAATCCCGATCCTTCCCCTGTCTAGCCTCGTATCTCCTGAACTCCCGATCAATATCGACATCATCCATCTCAGGAGTCACGGGATGTTGGTATATTAATCTGGTAAGGATCATGTTCTCGGTATTCGAGGATGAGATGTTGGACATAACCAGCTTTTTTATATTATCCTTGACCACGCCAATATCGGAACGGGAAGCCCCGGCGGGGACCACGCCAGCCGGCAAGTACGAGGGCCGCTCTATCCCGATATTGGCCAACATCTCATAGGCCTGATCGGTGTCGGTTATCGGGGCCGTGTTATGGTACGTATTCCTACTAATATACAACATGCTACTATCATACATATCGGAAGGGGATGTATTCCCGGACCTTACATACACCATCCTATCCCCAGTAGAATAAGTATCCTGAACCTCGTATATCGGATTCCCTTTTCCTGTTATCCTATCAAGATCGGAGATAAAGCTATCGTATACCGAATTGCCGGCCTGTATGGAAGACAACATGACGTCCAGCGACGCCATAAGATCACGGATATCCTCAGGTCTGGATATAACCATCTCATCGCTGATCGCCTCGCTTATATCCACGCCCATGTCGGCAAGATCCATGGCTATGTCATGCAGACGTCCGGCAACGTCTTTGATATCCTTAAAATCGTCCATATTGATCATTTCCCCAACCTTATCCCTTAGACCTTTCATGTCCTTAGGCATACTGATATACGGTATGGTGCTATTGGAATATGAGTCGGTAATCGTATTCCCATCCTGATCCCTGACCTCCATACGGGTCATATTACGATATGTGTCATACATCCGATCGGCGTAATCCTGATCCTCCTGATACCGGAGCGCCAAGGAAGGGTATGGGACTGAGGCGAAAGCCTGATCGAACTCCCGGCGGTCGCTGATACCGCCTACCGCCCTCATGATCGTATCCCTTACCTCCATTGGATTCAAGACTCTTCTCTTTCCCAATGAATCATACACATCCTCATATATCATATAATCATCACCAAGGCCTGATTCGGAGGACAAGAAATATGTATCCTTCTCATTGAGATCCCCCTCAGACATAAAATCGACAATCCTCCTCATCATATCCCTTACCCGCTCATACTCCAATCGGTTAGTCATGATATTATCAATCTCATCAGCATCATACATCCCGGATCGTTCAAGATTATATCTGTTGATGAATATATCACCGCCGGAAAGGAAGTTAGATACGATCATATCGTTAAGATCATTGATATTATCAACGCCCAGGGAAGTAATGGTATTATTGATATCCTTAACCTCGTCAGCCATGAAATTACCCACAGCATAATTCTTTTGTTTGATAAAGGACATGACATCATCATACCTAGGTTCCCCGTTACTATCTAGGTCATATTCCGATGGCATGGACATCCAATCGCCAAAGAAAGACACGAAGTCGGGGGAGTAGGCCGTACCCCAGACCGATAAGGCCTGCTTCTGGTCGCCCAGCACCTCCATAGCCCTTTGGTATAACCCGGATGGTTGGTCGTTCGGGGCAAGGACATTATCTATCCCACCCTCCTTATTTTTTATAACATAACAAGATCTGCCCATTACTAAATCGTTTTGACACAAAGATATAAAAATCCCGCCTACTCTCACGAGCGGACGGGAGCCAAATAACAATAATAAACCTTATGTTTCTACTGAAAAAGTACAAATCGTTTTGCCGATCCTCACGGACAAACAAAAAACTCAATCCTAAAACTATAAAAACGAAACTTATTGTTTAGCAAAAATATTTTTATCCGATCTACTGAGAACCCTACCTTTCAACTCCAAGAACCTAGGCATCCATTCCCTAGATATCTTAGACACGATCCACTGGAATCCCTTAGGAGTCACATAGACGGTGTTAGTCCCATAGAACTCATCGTCATCACGATACCTGTAACGAGCGTAACCACGATCTATCATCCTTTGGGAAAGCAACCATCTCTTACCGGTTTTGGCGAAGAACTTATTATCCTCAAGCAATATACGAAGATTCTTCTCCGCTATATCATACCCATGAGCCTCCAGCTTTTCCCGAACCTCTCTGATCAACATATCTGTCTCTTGGGCTATTTCGGCTGTCTTAGCAAACTCAACCATAGGAACCTGTTCTTTGATGATATTATCAGATATCCTTTTGGCTTCCTCTGCCGCTTTTTTCGCCTCAGCTAACGCACGCTTCTCCTTTTCCGATTTAAGTAAAGCCTCTAATGCCTCTATATAATCAGATGGAAGTTCATTCTTTGATGGCATAGAATAGGAGCCTGTTTTTCTAATAGAAGGAAGAACCTCCGATGTTACCCATTTTTTGAATTTCTTGGCAGATTCCATCTTAGATGACATAATCAAAGAATACATCCCTGATTCATTGATTAATTTGATCTCCCTAACAGCCTGATTTATAAGGGGGTTTATTTTAAACCCCATTGATTTACAATCACTTGTAAGAATGATAGAATCCTCATCATCAACAAACCTTTTTACAGCGTTCCCTAAGTTTTCATAACCAAGACATCTGGCTATGTCATTACCAACAAACCATGGATTGCTTTTCTCGTCTAATAATACTCTTACATCCCCAAAATCAGGATTCTCAAACAATTTTAAATTATCATCCATAATATAAAACAACGAGAGCCACCAGCGTCCGTTACTCCACTGATAGCTCTCATTTATCGCCTACGCCTAAGCGATATTAATATCTTCTTCTGGTCTAGCAACGGATAGACACCGCAAATATAAGACCTTATTTTGAAACTACAAACAAACAGGATATATTTTTACAAAAAATGTAATCAATTATATTCCTCTGTCATATACAATGCATAATCATACCTATCCTCCATCATCATCACCACCTTCTTGATATCAGATAAAGTTAGTTTCTTTATCTCCATATTCCTGCTATCCATTCTGACAAAAGAGTTCTTGAACTCCTGCTCTGTTATAGCCTCCAACCTAAATAGATTGTATTTTATAAGTAACTGGCTTACGTCAAATATCAGGATATTAAGATCAATATCATCCTTCAACTCATCAAGAAGATCACGCATCATGACCTTGATAGCATCAGTATCAAGTTCTAGTTTCTCAGCCTCTCTCATCAGCTTCTTGATGATGCCATTGTGCTCGATTATGATATTAGCATTATCATCATCGGTAGGCAGAAGTACATCCATCGTACATTTTATACCAACCTTATCACTAAGCCTTTTATTGAACTCAGTCATATAGTCAAAAGCCTGGTCCCTGCTTAAAGCGTATGTATGATCAAGCAACTGCTTTTGTCTGACATTGACAAAATAGTTACTGGTGTATAACATCATCAAGACCTTTACTCGCTGGATGCGTAGGTCTTGCATAATTTTCCGGTGTAAAAAAGCATCTAATTGCATAATATAAAGAGTCCCCACCGGGGCCATCACACACCCGACAGGGACCAACTTTTAAATATCTTACTCGTCAGGTGATAGACTGACGCCGCGAAGATAAGTCAAGATATTTAATTTAGCAAGGATTTTCCGCCTCATTTTCTCCGGATACTACATTACCGTCGGAAACCAAAGATTTGTCCTCAGCCGCCTTCGTAGGCGAGGCGAACTCCGATTCGGAACCGGACGGGTTGACGAACGGGGTCTCCGTATCCTCGAAGAACGTCTCATCCCTCCTAATACTCATCCTGAACTTAGGGGCTATGAAAGGATCGTTATTAAGATCGATATTGATCGTAACGTCATTCATCAAAATATCCTCCTTAGTCATGGAATCGCCTATCCATCCTCTTACGTCAGCGGTCATGGGCATCTTACTAGCGGCTTCCTTGACATCCTTTAGCCGTTTCTTGATAACATCCACGTCTCCCGCCAACGGAATCATATATGTCTTGTTATCCAGCCCGGATCTGGCTATAGCGTTGTTAAGATCCATTATATCATCAATACTTACTCCACCACCTAGACCCTCTATAACTCTGTCAGCCATCGATCCGATCATGGAAGAGAATGACGATATATCCTGATTTTTCAATCTTACGGGATATAGATAATTTCTTCCGTTCCCTGTTTTTATAGCCACGACCGGGATACGTGAATTTTTATAATCACCATACTTATCCCTAACAATAGCCGTGCAGAACGGGAATATGTTATACTTGATATTATCCCTCATCGTAACCTCCCCATTCTCTATATATCCTACGCTCTCTACCTTGCCAACCGTCTCGTTGGTAAAGTCATTTTCGGATACCATCAACATACCATTATCATCACTTATGCTAAAATTAGGTCTTCCCGGTAAAACGCTAGTGACTGTACCTGTAAACGGTATATCAATCTCTCTAGCTACAGATCCTACATTATCCCTATACAACTCAAAGGCCATACTCCTTAAATCAGCATTACTCCCTTTTGAGTCTGGATCATTGGCCTTAAGCACCGAGACAAAATTACCGTCACCATCCACGATCTTAATAACCATATTATTAACCAAATCACTACGGGCAGAATTAGTCTCATCGGAATTAGGATCAACGGCATAAAGGCTATTGTATTTATCATACAATTCCTTGGTATACGGATCTGACATATCCATCACAAACCTTACCGTACCACCCTTGCGAAGGCTAGCCGTTGCTTCCTGATTCACCGACTCGTTGTTAGATCCAAACGTATCACCCGTATAATAAGGAACAATAGACCCATCCTGCCCCTTGCGATACACCATGAACCAGTCGGAGGTCGATAAGGCGGTCTGCCTCCCCAGTATGACACCGGTAGCGTTCTCGAAAGCCTGAGCGTCATCCTCGCTAATCATCCATCTTGAATGATTTTTAGACTCGATAACGCTGAACATGTTCGTCCCGTCAGTGAAATCCATCACCACCTTATCATCCATAACATATTCACCGGGCGTGACAAGAGCCTTAAGCCCGGATCCCGCCATGAATCTATCAAGCCTCATTCCTCCTACCTCATAATACATGACTCCGCCAATCTCTCTCTTCTGGGCCATCAACACTACCGGATTCTGGGCGGCATTGGCCTCCGTCCTGCCGGTGGATGTTCCGGGTTCGCTCTCCGTGAGAACATCACCCATAGGTATAGACTTATCGTAATCCTTGACAACCATACTCCCATTATCATACAGCCTCATCCATTCCACGAATTGAAGAAGAGGATCATCAGAATAGTTATTGATAATATCAATAGCCTCATTAAGTTTATCCTGATCAACCTCATTCCCGTTGTCAATATCATTCATAAGATCATTGTAAGTCTGTATAGCCCCCTTAACCTGATCCTGATCAAGACCATTAATGTTCATATCTATGATATCATCAATAGTATCCCTGATGTTATTTAAGACGTTATCGTTGGTATTTAACCTATCTATCATTGACCTAATCTTATTAAGCCTAGCTATAGGATTATCGCCAAACCCATTTACAAGATCATTGATACGATCCTTGTTATTATCATATATCTGCCTCTCCCTAGGAGATAAGATATCCTCATTACCGTTCCATATCTTTATAGCTATATTATTGATTCTATCATCAGAAGGATTTATTATATCCTCATTATCAGGCACATTCTCAACGATACCGCCCTCATCAGCCTTGATATCATTCTCCATAGATCTGGCGATCATATGATTATAGGTCTTGAACATAAATGCCTCGTCCTCTCCTATAAGACCATCTTGATAAGCCTTATCTATGGCCTGATCATTGGCATAAAGGGAATTAGCGTCAGAATCATCGGTATTCCTGAAATCATATCTACTATTATCCTCCTCATAAGTCTTTCCCCATATGTTTGACAAAACCTTCATGAACCCACGTTCCTGCGACCGTATGAATCTCCTATCACGCATACGGCGAAGAGACTCATTTATATTCTTATAAGCCACAAGATTATGACGATACTCGCTAAGTAACGCCATAGCCTCTTTATAATTATCAACCCCACGGATAGATACAGCATTCTCAAAACCAACTATAGTCTCATAAGCTGCCATAAGGTCGGCGGCACTGATCCTTGATTCATTCCTGTTTAATAACAGCTTAGATATATCTGTCTCTGAGTTAACTAACGTAGCTAATCTCCTCTCCAAAGCAATCCTATCCTCCGTCAATTTAAGAAGTCTATCATTCTCCTTGACTAACTTGACCTTATCAGACTCAAGAGCTTCTTTAGACGTGGTACTCTGCTGAAGCTTCAAAACATTCTTCTCCATCTTCTGTATATCATCTGTAAGCTTCCTAAGTTTCTCAAGATCCCTACTCGAATCAGGATTAAGACGAGAATATATATCTAAAGCGGGGCCTATATCCGTATTGTATATCCTTCCTAACTGATTAGCGATATCATCCAAATTATCCTTAGCCTCAAGACCGTTATAAGCCATGTTAGAGATGTAGGTGTTAAATGATCTATTGGATATACCATCGGTAAGGGAGTCGGCAAATCTACTAGCCATAGTAAAATTATCAACCTTCTTATTGAACTCGCCAACAAGATTGGACTTATACTCATTTACCTGCTCATCTGTCATATTCATATCAGAGGCTATATCGCTATTAGGTATAGACTCGATGACTGTCTTGAAATTCTCCTTGGTATCATCTAACATCCCCATTTCCTGATCATAACGAAGACGATTGAATACAGCGTCACTAAAAGTCTTATCTACGATTCTAGAATTAGGTATATCGTCAGCGTTATTATCCGTACTTAAGCCTGATAATTGAGCGTTAAGAGCCATACTGCCACGAATAGCTTGGACAGCCGCAGAGGTCAAGGCGCCGGCATTGGTGTTGTAGGCCTCCACCATCCCCTTGTTACGGGACATGTCTTGGCTCCATTCCCTTATACCTCCAGCACTCTTCCACCCCATACCGGCACCTATTATCATACCGATGCCGATCTCCTTCCAGCCCTCATTAGATCCGTAAGTCTCCTTGAATCCGTTCTTTATAGCTTCCATATAACCTATATTCTGACGGATGGCCATAGGATTATATCTTGATTCCACCCAATCCTCTGCGGACTTGCTGGACACACCTTGAAGGCCTTCCTCGAACAAACCCTCAGATACCGGTCGCTTGATGATATTAAACGTATTACCAGCTATTTTCTGCCATTTCTTTGGTGTTATAGCCCTTAGTGCACCGTTGTCCATTCTCTCGGCCCCTACGCCAAATATATTGCGTTTTATGAACTTATCCACGCCCAGATCCATGCCAAACATATCACCGAACATAGCTATGTTGGATAATGACAATATGCCGACGTTTGCGGCGAATACGGCGTTAGCGGCATCAGCATTGTCAGCCCTGAACCTCATAAGCTCCTCGTACGGGACTTCCCTCCCGTAAGCGTTACGATAAGATTGCCTGAAGTTCTCCTCGGCCTCCATCAACATACTTCTGGCCTCCACTGAAGCTTCCCATGAGGTAGACGTGCCAAGGAATAGGGCGGTATCCAGCCCCTTGCCTACCCTCTGACCGATACGGGCGGCTCTAAGGTAAGCGCCGAATGCTTTCTTGGTGTCCGAAGCGGCCTTGCCTATCCTAGCTAAAGCCACCCCAGCCCTAGCTCCGGTACGAGCAAGGTTCATCAGACCGGCCCCGGAATATACGGCGGATGATAACATGGCGCCAGCGGTAAAAGCCAGACCCGACAGAAAGTCATTAGACCAGAAGTTAGCCGTAGTCATACTTTGAAGAAAGTTCATGTCCCGCTCCTCTCGATTATAATAATGAGCTAGACCATAATCCATCTTCTTATCCTGATCATCTAACCATCTCGTAAAATCATTATCAAAAACAGCATTGAAATTACCTTTGGATACTCCGGCATAAATACCATAAAAAGGCTGGATAACGCCTCCTAATCCGTACAAAGCGGTTTTTCCGGCAAGCTTACCCAATCCTCTCATCCACTTCTCAGTCCTACTCTGGGTTTTTGATAGACGTGTATCATTATCTACACCGGGTATATAGGACTCGTATTTGGGTATCCACGTTCCACTACTTAATCGATACCTTGAATCCTCTAACGATATCTCCGGTCCAGTAAGATTAAACCTACCCTTATAGCTCTGATCAGACGCCATATATCCCAAAGGGGACATATGCTTCATGTTATCATAATAATTAGTCTTTACCGTATTCTTGATCCTCTCTGATAATGACGGTATCTGGGACTTTGATCTCTCGGATGCGGAATACGGATCCAATACCGGAGGCAAGTCACGATCCAGCATGTTATAGGAATCCGCCCCAACAGCCTTTATATTATCCACGCTCATGGTAGGATATCCGTACTTGTCGGCAAGATTCCTTCCATTAGTAGCATTATTATCGGTTTTAACTGTTTCCATTATTTCCACTAGGTACTTATATACTTTTCTACACCAAAAGCATATTTTCACGCTTCATCGGGACATTGTTGAATCTGCTTACACGAAACCGATTCTAAAGAGGTCTCTCCACGTGCTTCAATTCCCGGCGTACCTCCGGTATCGTTTGTTAATCATGACTATATAAAACTGGTGTAAAATTATATATAATCACCTTCTACTATTTCCGTTATTCCTGTTTCTTATCTCCTGATCAATCATACTAGCTATAGGTGATACGAAGCTCTCGAAATCATCCGTAGTAGATCTACCTTCACTTCTCCAATACACCTCATTCTCCTTACTAAGTATCTGTTGCCATGCCATGACCAAATAATATTGAGGGCTGAAATCAATTTTTCTAGCTACCTCATCAGCATAATTAACGCCATCCAGATCAATTGAGTATAATGGAGTACCGCCATCCCTTGCTCCTCCCTTGCTGTATATATCAACATTTATCCCGGAGGAACCATTATTATACTTATATCCGGAAGCCCTTAACTCGTACATGGAAGCGTTATCAAACAATACGTCAGTAGCAATCATCATCTGATTCTTCCTGATATTACCGTCATTTATATTCGTGAACATATCTATATAAGGCATTGTCATATCCTTGGCTCCGCTGGCATAAGCCACAGGAGCTACCTGCAATGCCTTGGCCATCTTCCCATAAGCGTTGTTGCTTGAACTGGCGAAAGATATGGGTACGACACCGGAATCATAGGTCTCGGACGGGATGCTTACATCCTCTTTGTAGAAGGTAAGATTATTCGCGGCCAGATCAGCCTCGCTTACCTCAACAACAGATCGGCCATCACCTCCATTATTACCAATGATCTGATAATTACCATCACCTATAGGGGATATGGTAAACGTTATCTTCGTATTGGCATTATCCTTATCCTTAGGAATAAAACCGCCACCACGGGTAAATAGGTCACTAACCTTTATATAATCCTTCTCGGCTTGGCTTTTAGACGGATAATCACCGGAAAAGATATACTCACGCTCGGCGTACTCATGACGATATTGCCTCAGGTAATCCTCGCCGGCTCGCTTGGCGTCACCAGCCAACCTTCCCAGATCGCCACGACTCCATTTATGCCTAAACACATCGTATTGCTCTTTCTGCATTTCGTCATACATGGCCTTAGCCACGGCCACATTCCTTTTATTGCCATCAGACAGCCCATCGGTCAGCACCTTTATCATATTACCGTCATCAGAAACACCCATAGGAATAAGAGATAATAAATTAATATCATCCAACGTTAATGACGTACCCATCAAATCATTTATCCTATTCACCAATACAGCCGCCTCTCCAGAATTGACATCCCCTAAAACAATAGGGGTATGGGCACCAGGAGTGGCTGCATGAATAAGATCGGTCATTTTAACACTATTACTAAGAATAGAGCTATATACCGATAATTTAGCCCAATCATCTAATGTTATGTCATTTATCCCATCTATATCAAAAACCTTATCGCCATTGCTGTTGATATCTCCAAGATTAAATGTTCCAAATCCGTAACTAACATCTATGCCTGATCCACTAAAGGATTTAGCCTCTTTCTCAACTATAGCGTCAATACCATCCAAAACAGCGTTCTCCGCCTTATTGAATCCATCATTGATCTTATTATACTTACCCCTTTGGGTATTTAATCCAAGAAGCTTCAAATAACTATCCTGACCATTGTAATCAAGTAGCTCATTCCTTGACCCCCCATTAGCCTTAAAATAAGCCATGATGACCTGATCGTTATCCATATTCTTAACCACATTGCTATTCTCAGGATCAGACGCCCATGCGTCGATCTTCTTTCTAGCGTCATCTGATAGTGATTTAACGAAATTATCCATGCCGGTAGTCACCGCCCTCTCGTTGGCTATGAACCCGTTCATGAACTCATCGCTTATATTTACGTCCTCAAGGTTAGCGCTCTTAGTAACCACGGTAGGTCCTGTCGTATCATCGTCTCCACCACCATTCTCTGATTTACCCGATTTACCGGCTTTCATCAACGCAGCTTTTTCCATAGCCAGATTATGTCTCTTTGTTTCATTGAACTTAGCCCTCTCCATCATCTGTTGATTAGCCTTGAAATAATAATCGTCAACGCCTAACGTCTCATATGAGTTATTATAAGACCATCTCAATCCGACACCACGAAGGAACTGCTGCCGCACCATAAACATGCCGGCCCGCTCCGGACTGTAGTTGTCGCCGATAACTCCCTCAGCCTCCTCCACGAAATCATTTTTCTGCTTGGTGATATCCGCCAGTTCCGACTCCAATTTAGCTTTCTTTATCTTATCATTACCTACCCCTTTTAGTTTGGCACGTATAGATTCTTCCTTGGCGCTAAAATCATCAATATATCCTTTTAAGAAATCAGACGTGCTTTGGACGTTGAACAGATCGGGATTAGTTCTAGCCATGTATCTTCCTTCTAACTGCATCTGAGCCTTGCCGTTCTCAGATATGGAAGCCATAGCTATATCCCTGGCCTGAGCGTAGCTCATTTCATCTATGTACATCTCACGCATCTCCCCCGTCCTGTTACCATTGGCGTCAACTACCGGCACATTGACTTTCTTCCCCTTGTTAAGGGAGATGAAGTTCTTCATCTTCTCATCAACCTCAGCGTGATAATCCGTATAAGGAGTATAATGTATAGGGTTAAGACGTGTACCTACCTGACCGTCATTCATCCAAGCCACGGCATCGGCGAAAGCCTCAGCCTCATTGATAGGACTATACATCTTAGGATTATTCAGCTTCATATCCTCCATCTTCTCGCTGAAAGCCCGAATCTCCCTAGTACCGGCGATAGCGTTCAATACACGGGTATCTAAAGCCTCTCCAAGACGGGCTTGTATGCTTCTAGCTATACCATCAGAAGCTAGATTGGATTTACGATACACGTTATTCACATCCTGTATCAATCCATTTAACCTATTCTGAAGATATTCCCTATCCTGAGGTTTTATAATATCAGAATTGATGATATAATCAGCATACTCGTTTATGGCCTGCCGATTGGTATCTATCTTCTGCTGCATGTATCCCATACCCTGCATCATGACATCCATGTTGTAGGGCGATACGTACTTACCGTAATTCCTTAATATACTGTATTGTGACGCCATCTTTTATCCTTTCTTGCCTTTAGTTACTTCCTGAGCAGGATACAATTTCCTGTAACTCAATACATCTCCCTGAGGATCCGCTATCAATTGCCCGTTCGGACCGATCTTGACATCCCCGAATATAGATCTTAATGTGTTCATGGTCGTAGCCGTGTTCCATTTCTGCTGGATCTCGTCATTCACGCTATCAAAATATCTAGCCCAATTCTCGTCATTAATAGCCAATCCCTGCAATATCCGTTGCTGATAAGCTTGACGTTGCGCTATGTTCTTGTCATAAGTATTCGCCCATGATTGAGAATTGACATTATCAGCCCAAGTTCTTTGAGCGACATTGCCCTGCTCTACCTCGTTAATATACCTACCTATATTAGAACTCATGATAGCCTGTAGGTTAGATGATAAAGCTCCTCTTTGAGAATCCGGGACATTACCCATCTGATCCAATTGTGATTGGAAAGCACGATTGGCTTCAACCATATACTGATCCGCTGATCTCAATACCGGATCCACGGTAGGAGCGTAATGCCTTTCCAGACCTTCCGTTGTCACGGATCCCGGAGTCATCCTGAACACCTCAGGAAAATCAAGACCACCACCTACTATATTTCTTCCTCCCCTATTGTTATCCGACTTACCTGTATTTGTATTGGTATTCGTCTTAGGAAAGGTACTAGCATCGATAAGCTCAGGCATATCCAGCTTAACATCGGGATCCTCCACGTCACCTATATTCATAGGACCGGGAGTCACCTTGTGAGGGTCAAGTATGAAGTCAAGACCTTCCATGCCTTTCATGGATCTTAACGCCTGCATCTTAAGCATATCCTCCCCAAGGATCTTATTAACAATATCTTTATTCTTGTCAGAAAACAGTTGACTGAAATGAGTGATACCAGCGTCATTAAGAGCTTTATGTTGATCCTCTGTAACTACATCCAAACCAATCATAGGACGAGATGACGAATATTGACCAAACTTATTGTCTCTCATCCTATCATGATATGAGGCCTTCTTGTCTTCCGGGTAATTACCTTGGCTATCCTCACCGCCAAAAGAAACGAGTGTCGTATAATCCCTAAGTGCCTCCGCGTTGGCGATGATCGGGTTCTCCGCCGTAGCCAAGCCCATCCAGCCACCAGTGGTGTTATATATAGCATCCTGAAGAGCTTTGGCGGCAGTAGCCTTAGGCGCACTCATATAAGCATCATAAGCCAAAGGCATGAATGTCTTATAATATTCCAGTCTCTCATCAGCATTAATGCCGCCATAAAAACCGTCCTGACCTTGACGTTGATACCCAAACGTATTATCCTTATTATTATACTTGTTCTCAACAGGGCGGAAAGTAAGGAGATAATCGAATAAAGAGCTACCACCTTTCTCCATCTTCTGACGAATACCAGCTACTTTCTTAAGCAGCTCTTTCTTAGCTTCAGCTACATCATCTTCTGTAAGGCCATATTCTTTCATGGATCTGGATATGATATTATCTATCTCGCCTCCCTTGGCAAAATAAGTATCCTCATCCTTCTTCATCTTCCGGTCTTCCTGCTCCTTGTATATGACGTTAGCGAAGTCCGTAAATCTTCCTTCTAAGCCATTAACCGTCTCGTTACTATCATTTATAGCCTTGGATAATACGGAAGCATTTAAACGCCTCGTATTCTCGTCATCTATCTTATCGTTCTTCTTCAACTTATCCAAAGCCTTCTTCTGATCATCATAAGCTGATTTAAGACCTATCTTAGCCTTATACCTATCCATTAACGTGGCGTACGTATCCTTCGGTGTAGCCTTAATACCATACGTATCTCTGATATATCTGGCGAAATCCGGTTCTATGGTGGTGTCATCGGTAATAACCTTAGTCTCTTGCTCCAAGGAAACGGGGGTACCACCATCGGCGTGCTTCTGCCCCATGGCCTCCATCGGCGCTTCCCCGGGCTGCGTCACGTACTCGCCCTTCTCGACCTCTACATTGGCTTGATCTTCCATCGACTTAGGTAACGGATATAAATACTCTCCGGTAAGGCTACCGCTATCGAATCTATTATTAGGCCCTAGATAAACACCCCCACCATCCTTGTACTGCATCTGGGATTGCCTTCTTTGTCTGGCCTCACGCTCCTGAGCCAACCTGATATTGGTACGAGTACCTTTCTCAGACGCTATCCCAGAAACCACGTTACGAGCCAATCCCATGATACCACTAATTCCTGAGGCTATGGTGGTTATCGTATTAGCTGTTTTAGCCCCAGTGGATAAATCTCCATATCCCTCACTTCTCATACGCCCTATACCACGACCCATCTGGGTAAACCTAGATCCTATATCATCAGCGCCATAATAAGGAATAGTAGTGAAGTCAAAAACATCCGTACTGCCAGACTCGTCAACCTTCTTATTGCTGTCAACGATAGCGTTCAAATCACTTGTATCAATGGTATTAATATCAGGCTGCTGAATATCAAATCCTATCCGGGTAGACGAAACCAGAGGTTCCACTCCAAGACCCTGAAGACCAACAACATTACCGGGCATGACAGGATCAACTTCCCCAGCATCTTGATATTTAGGTATCTTCCTTTTAATTACATACTTTCCCATATATCAAATTATTTCGTTCTGATACAAAGATAGTTTAAAAAAAATACAGACTCACCATTTGACAATGATGAGTCTCTTTAATACTAATCCTTTAAAGACATAACAGGGTTACCCCATTTCTTTTTCCACTCATGACCAAGATAATCTATAAGTTTATCATAAGTATCTATAAAACCACCATCTATAACCCCAGTGATAACATTCTCTACAGCTACTATGTCGTTTAACTGATTCTTTGTAGCCGTATTCCTTATCCCACTCTCATGCTTGTTAAAGACAATAAAATTAATAGCCTTAGCTACCCTTGATATCTTATCAGACAACTGACTCTTGTCGCTAACCAACATGGCAACGGCCGAACTCATCTTGATATAAGCCTCGCCAGCGGCATTCCTGTCCTCTATGAATCCATCATGCAACCATATTATCACCTTGGCGTATATCTCCGGATCCAACTCCAAGGCTATCATGACAAAGAAATATGGATTAATATACCATTTTTGCCCCTCTCCTTTTCCCTTGCGATAAGCCATACCGTATTTTTTAAGATCCGTCATCTTACCTATTTTCAATACCTCTTTTTGTACAGTACTTTTCATTACTGTACATATATTATTGACACTTAGCTCTTTAACTAGAGATTTCATTTTCTCCTGAAATCCATTAGTAGCAAACAGGTGGTCGAGTCTTCTCGCCTCCAGCCCAATAGACTTGCGTTTCTCGTTCAACGCCTCCATTACTTCAGTTATGCATACAAATCCGTCCTTGGACATAACAGAAATGTTTCTACCTAACAATTCCCTACTCTCTGATGACAAAATCAAATTACTTTTCATAACTTTACCAAACGTTTTAAATTAATAAATGCGCCTATCCGCTCGTGATGAGTAGATAGGCGCACAAATATAAATAATACTAATATAATTACAAAATATAATTAACTATATTACAGATAATAATACCTTGTAATTTTAATTCATCGCAAGATAGTTACAGCAACTAAATCCTTTTCACAAATAACGAACCTATTGCTTTCACTAGGTCATAGAAGCCAGCAGCACTGAGCCCGACTGCCACTCCATATAATAGAGCTTCCCACCATTCACTACCTACCAACAACGGGGATACCTGAAGGAACCAAGCCAAGATACATACCAACATGCCGATAACTACAGCCGACAGGATCTTAGCCCACTTATGGGTGTCAATATACGGCACTACCTTAGCTAGCTGAGTGGCTGACATCGTGACGAAAGCCATGATGCCGGTAAAGGTAGTCAGATCAATAGTAATAGGTCCCTCTGATGGGATTACCTCTTGCGCCATCAAAGCGAATGGCGTCAATAATATAGCAAATAAAAACAACAATCTTTTCATATCTAAAACGTTTAATTACTTCACAAATATAGTATTAATTCTGTGTTCTGCTCATACCCTTTATATTAAGACTTAATCCCGGTATCATATTAAGCACCAACTGCCTTTTCGCCTGCTCCCTACGCATACGCTCGGCTTCCGCTATCTGCTTCTCTGATTGGGGGTCGTTCTTGATATTATTAGCTATATCCTCTATAGCCTTCTTATTGGCTCCGGATTGAGCTAGCATCTTATATAACAGGTCTTGACCTTCCTTCTCCCACCAGCTATCTATGGAAGGGCGAGAAGCCAAAGAAGGATCGGCAGGGGCTACCGTCTCAGGTACGGGCTGCTGACCTCCGTTCCCCGTGCCCGAATCCCGCTGTCCGAACTCGTATCTCATTGGCTCGTTCTCAGGAACACCATACCTATTAGCGAACATATCAGCGAACTCAAATCTCTTCTCATTTCTTAAGGTCGATCCAAGAGGCCTACCGTATCCTTGATTCCATGCCACGGTAGCGTCCTTGTAGTTGACGGCGTTATCGAAATCGGATTTAGAATACATATAGTAATTATATACATTACCTTGAGCGTCCTTGTCAAAAAACTTTCCTTGATTGATGTAATTCCAACCTAACCCCGGGACCTTGCCTTGATACTCATCCACGAGATAATCCAACTGCTGTGTCAATGTCGGTTTCTTCCCATACCTGCGCTGTAGCTCCTTCTTCCTCGGTCCAAGCCATTGTTGGATGCCAAAATCACCGGCGGCTCCTAGGGCTTCGGTGTCCCCTCCGGACTCGGCGGCGATGTTCGATAGGATGCCGATAGCTTGAGTTTGTGGTATCCCTTTCTTTTCTGTCAGATAGTCCCATATCTCATCATACACAACCATCTTACTATCCTCTGATCTACTAGGATCAATAACGTATTTACCAGCACCATAATCTCGTTCTGTATTTACCGGACCTCCATCCTCCTTATCCTCCAACTTATTCTTAGACATAATAGCGTTACGGATAAGAGCATCCTTCCCGCTTTCCAGAAGAGGATTATGATCCTCAAACGACCCTCTCTCCTCAAACTTATCGCCTATAGCGTCTAGTACATTTGTGGCTACGTTTACAGGAAATTCCTGATCGTCACCATGAAAATCGTATACGTCATAGACACCTAACCTTCCATCCGGACGCCTATAAATTGTAAAATTACCAAATCCTGACAATGGGGTAAGATCACCAGCAGCTTCGGGATAAAAATCGTATTCAGAAAAAACCGTAGGCTTTCCAGATCTTACCGAATTACGATTCTTCTCAAAAACATCTACCCATTCTCTAGACTTTTTCAAAAGCTTCAGCCTACCATAAGCATCATCTGTAGCCGGCTTATCAGAGCCATATATTTCTTGCTCCGTATCATGTATTTTCTTATCTAACCTCTTTATCTCATCCTTAGTGTCACGATTGAACATCTTCTCAATATCAGTAATGACATTATCAGGAATCCGTATCTCCTTATTATTGCCATCTAGATTATTAGGTTGAGATAAAAATCTCGCCCATAGTTGATCGCTATATTCATCAACGTTAGCCTTCCCGTTTCTGCCATATATAAACTCATTGACCTTGTCAGGAAGGCTAGCATTTGAAGCCACCACATCGGGGGTGACATTCTCGTACAATCTTCTTCTTATGGCATTACCTAAGATATCTTTTAAATACGAAGCCTTATCAGATACATCCTGTCTTACATACAACGGATCATCACCAATAGGCCCACCATCCTTATATTTAACCTTGAAATCAAAATTGCCAATATATTTCTTTACATTATTGATATAATCATTATCATCAAGAGAAGCCTTGCCGTTATTCAATAACCTACCCTCATCCCCCTTAGCAGGAGCCGGCACCAATCCCGCAGCGCCAGCCCCGGACGCCGTGGCGCCAACCATATCCTTGACCTTATCAAGTCTACTGTCTATTTGATTACCATCGTACTTACCAATAAAATCTTCCATATCGTTTTAATATACAAGGGAGAGGCGGCAAAATACCCCCCCCTATATGTTAATAAATCAATAAACTTTCTCCTCATTGCTAAACCAACGAACTATCATCTTGAACCGACTCTCAATGTCATTCACGAACCTAGCCAAGAACCAATCGCCACGAAGACGATCCCGCCACCTCCGATGATAATCGACAGCCCTAGGATCGATCTTCCGGTCAATGTCATTCACATCCTTGATCCATACCGGGAGGTTATTAGTATCGTCTTTGACCTCGTTAAAATAGTCATTTATATTTATCTTCTGATCAACCTCCGTCACCAGTATCTCACGGCTATCGTCATTGGTTACAGGATACCTTAACCGCTGGCTCATATCGTTCTTGTCAGCGATAACCATCCGAAGCTCACCACTGTTGTTGGTATCGTTATAAAACCATGCCTTATTGAATCCGGTAGTCCTAAGAATTTGGTAATTAACCTCATCCTGATACCTTCTGGCATCCATCCTATATTGGTAGTTCGTGAGGATCTTATTCACATACTGCTCACGTACTGGTACCTCTATAACGAACGGATATAGCTTACCGTAAAATACTTGATACGATTGGTTGGTCAATCCATGAGACCATAACCCTATCTCCTGACTTTCACTTGAGTAGTTCTTTCCAGACTGGAAATAATGCTGGTGCTCAATATAATAATCAGGGGTGTAGGATAAATATGATTTCCACTCACCCTTCAGGCAGTTATATCCAACGGTGAACGAGACGTCCGTGAAATGGCTGGCGTCCTGTAGCTCCACCACCTGCCCGTTCCTGTAGAACCGGCCGCCACGGAATTGGTACTCGCTCGGATTCCCTACCGGTATATAATCTTTCTTGGTTATCAGAACCCTCTTGAACCGATTGTCCCAGCCCATGGATAGCCCTATACCAAAGAACTTGTTATCGATATCATAATAAGACAACTCAGCGTCCGTATCAGCGTTATATATCCGGCTACGGATGATCTTCATCTGAAGATGCTCCTTAAACCAGTTTCTAAGCCCCGGTGTGACCTCCGTAAGATTCCTACCATTAGAATCTACCTTAAACACCTGACCACGCCTTAAATCGACCCAAAAATGCCCAAATTCACAACTGATCATATCCCGGCTCTGGGTCCCGGAATATCCTAACGTCGTATTATTATACTCGATACCACGAGAGGCGAAAAGACCACCTGTCCCTAGCTCGCTATTCTCCGGGGATATTCTCTCCGCCAACACGTCTATGGCATTGTACAACCCTACCTGATTCTCAAAACGAGCCAGTATCTGATCCGACTCTATCCCTTTCATGCTTATAAGTTTCCCGAAAGAGGTCTTGAACTCATGGTAATCCATAGGCTTGTACGACAGCCAAGGATCGGTCATGCCGTTCTCCGACACGTCGGCGGTGCTCCATATGACGCCGTTGGGTCTTTGGTAAGCGCAGTCCCAAAAATTGCTATCATACGTCTCTGGTAATGACCTGCCACCTAACGTAAATCGATTCTTATACACAGGACTTATCTTAAACACATTATCCCTTGATATAGGGACATTACGCTCCTGAGTCCATGATATATAATCCCCCACCTCCGGATAGAACCCCTCGTAAGGCTCAGGCCCGGCTATACGGAAATTGCAATTGATCTCAGACTCCACAAGAAACTGAGGTATGCCATAGAAGTATAGGAAGAAACGACCGCTAAGATACATATCCCCGGTCTTGCAAACCATCTCATAAGCGCTCTTCCGGCTAGGGAAAGAGTATAGCGATCCGGTATCCGTATCGGTCTTATTAAGATAATCCTCCCCGGTGTCGTAATTAACGAAATAACGGGGATACCCGATGTTCCGATAATCATAATAAGGGAATGGTATCATGTCCCCCTGACCGAACTGAGTCAAGTAAAACATAGGCATCTTCCTCTTAAGTGAGAATCTTGATATAAATACATCACCTCCAAAAACAGGTTTACGCTTATCCTTATCCATCAACCCGCAACCACCTAACGATACCCACCTGATATCCTCTATCTGCCCGTATTGAGCCGGAGAATATTTCTTTATCCTCATATAGGGGCAGGATACGAAAGATTCACGTGTCATAAAATGAGGCGTCATACCAGCCACCTCGTCGTTACGAATATTACACTCATCCTGAATACGGCTGGTATCGTAACTTGAAACCAACTCCGGATATTCAAGCATATACTTATCCATACCAAATGACATGAACAACGAATGCTCACGATCGAGGTTGTTTATGATAATAGGCTTACCACCTACGGTTCCCCCTTGTGACGAGATGTCTGTAACCGGATACAACCCGCTCTTGATATATTTGGCCGTTGACAATCCACGTAGCTCCGACGCCCCTATTTTTTGGTAAAATAAATTATAATGAGCGACAGAAGTATAATAATAAGCATAGTTCCGTCTAGGTCCCCTATCTATCAATGCCGTTAACCACTGATACCTGTACTTGCCTATATCCACCACGGACTGGGCTGTGGCCTTGGCGATACCCGTAGCCAGACGGATAGCCGTCAGCGCTATGCCGACAGGGTTGGCTAAAAAGAACACGCCTCCACCGACATATTGCTGTGAAGCCGACTGATATGTATACTCAGCTATAGCGGATATTAAATTAGCCATAGCCTCCACCGTAGCCAATGATGTTGCCATACTGTAAGCCTTATTCCCTAATATCGTCCATTTAGGGTGATCCTCCACCTCCCTGAATATACCGGAGGATTTACCTAATTGATAACCATCAACAAGGCACTCGGTGGGAGCGTCAGGCTTGTTAAAGGCAATATCAGGGCTTAAGAATGAATACCAGATATTACCCCTCCTGTTAAACGGATGCGTTATAAATTTCTCACGATTAATATCCTTATAGATATACATATCATCAGACAAATCGTTGTAAGGGTAATTAGGATAAAGGTTAGCCGATCCGTCGGGATCATCGTACTTAAACATATCATAAGCCAGACCGGTCCCGATAACGCTCTTATCCAACGTCCTATCGCCCCTATACAACTCATATCCTATTATAGAATCTCTTCTAGCCTTATCTATAAGACCGTTCTCTACCGCTATATCCAGAAACTCATTAACGATATCGTCATCAAGCATCACCCCCATAGGATAAATATAGGAGTCAACTCCATATTGACCGGTCAGTTGAGACGGATTACCCATAAAAGGAGCGACAGAGTTATCCGGGAACTTGTAATGACGTATAGGTTTCTGACAAAATGTGGTTGACGTATTGGGGTACTCAGCGTTATCCCCATTACCGGTGAAATAAGACTTACCCTCAACGGACTTAGGAGACCCATAGTATTTCGTCAAAGAATCTATTATATCCTTCCTCTTTGATCCTCCCGATGATATCCCGATCTTACTTGAATCATACAACTCAAAATTAGCCGGATACTTATTGGTAGACTCCCAATATCCGAAATCACCATACTGATATGGTCTAGGAGCGCAATCAGCGGGTTTATCTCCACATGAGATGCATTTCGCCTCATATGTGACAAATCTCCTTAATTTCAGTTCTTTTGTAAAGAAGAATACGTATTTCACCTCCAGTGGCCGAATGCCAAAACAGAACGGGGCGGGGAAGATGGCGGTGCCAGCCGTATAGAACCCGGCAAGCTCCTTCATGTCCTGCCTCATGGCGAAACCGGTGAAGAACACACATACCGCTGGCTCAATACAAACATATATCTTATGGAAAGTAGTCTTGTCATCATTCCAGAACAAGTACTTTGGCATCATAAATATCTTATGATCCACGTAATTCACTATAACACCTTTCTTAGCATCATCAGCCAAAGGATTAGGAGCCACGGTACCTTCCTTGTCCGAGAAAAACGTTATACGAACCTTATTGTATGATGATGAGTCGCCGATCGGATAATTATAGTTACCCATCATCTCTATATACATAATACCGTTATCAGGATCGGATAAACCGCTTACGTATTTTTCGTAATCCAACTCCACCCATCTGGCGTATGAGGATACATGTGGATAGAACTTGAAATAAGTCAAGTTGCTTCTACCGAACCAATTGGTCTTGGCGTCAATATCATTCTGCACAGACACACGATCTTCCCAATCAGTAGATATACCGGTATTGAACTTAGAGTTATCACCATCACCAAAAAGACACATGGCGTTCTCAATACCAAATTGACTCTCATATTGAGGGAAGTACTTTTTCATTGAATCCATCAATATATCAAGCATAGTCTCGGTATGCTTCTTGCCTTCCCATCCATCGCCTTGGAATAAGAACGTACATTTACCCAATGACCTACCTCCTTGGAACGTTGGTAGTTGCACATCGTTAATAGTAGGATTCACGTAAGGATCACCTACCGAACACCCATTAGTACATATACCCTCATCATATAACTGCCGGACATTAGACATATCCTGGCACAAGACCAAGGCGGAAGAATCTATATCAGACGGGAATTTGTCCTCATCCTGACCATCCAGCCATTCTTGAACCAGATCTATGATATTCTTGCCTCCACTAGAGTAATTATCAAAATCACACAATACAGAAAACTTCCTTTGAGACTCAGCATTACTTTGTATTAATGTAGTAGGCTCTGTCTCCGTATAATCACTAGCCAACTTATATGTAAAATCAATCCTAGAATCCACCAAAGAGTTTTTATCCAATATAGTCCTGGTCTCTATCCTCTCGATATCATCACATCCACTAGGGAAATCGGGAGCCTTTATACCATCTTGATCCTCAGGTAACGATATAGCCGCACATAACTCGTCAGTAATGCCTACATTGGATTCTATAAGATCACACAGATTCTCTATATTGTCAGCAATATAATCAATAGCATCATCTACCGTAACATCTTCCCCCATTGTGTTGATAACGAATTGGGTCTCTCCTACCGTGGCATATTCCTGCTCTACATATCTGAGTTGCTTGACATCTAGCTGATTCTTGCATTCTCCTCCAAAACCATCAAATCCCCAAGACGGGTCGTTTATGATCTTTGCCGTATTCTTAAACTGCCAAAGATGACGGCGGCTGTTCCCGGCGCACTGCGGGTTGTTCTCCAGCACCGACGCAGCCGACAGGTCGTCAGAGTTACCGTCCTCATCAACGATAACCTCCATCTCCTCCCTTGTGGCCGGACGAGGGATAAGCGGGAATCTAGCTGTCCTGTATCCTGTGTTGGTAAAGAATCTTATACCCAACGGATATACCTCGTCACGCATGAATGAGGCGTATTTAGAGCAAGCCACACCGTCTTTATATAGATTCTCCGTGGCTATAGATGTCTGCCATTTAACGAAATGACCCAAGAAATTAACGACCGGTTGAAGATTCCATTCATTCTCCACGGTCAAGCCGTATTGAAGAAGACGATTACCTACGGAGGTCATTCCTCTAGCCGTCTTATATACCGGTATCTCCTTGGACAGCTTCTCCATTGTCGTACGCTCGCTATACTGATCCGTAAGATAATAGATGGTCCTTTCCGTTATCGGATGTATACCTTCTATGAAATACTCAAGAACCGGGCTTTGCTCGCCATTATATCCAACGGTGTTCTGTATAACACCTACCTTATAATGAGATACCTGCTTATCTATATTGGATACGGTAAGCCGGATACCCATGTTGGTTGATTTGCCCCATAAGCCATCACGAATGACTATATCCTGACGATCGAATATCATGATAGGATTGGTCAATGAGCAATATCCAGTCTTCTCTATCCCGAACTCATCGCACAACGCCACGCAAAACTGGTAGATCCCGGCACGCAAGTTTCCCCCGAACTCCACAACCTCAGGCTCCACGCATGGAGCCGTCAGCAGCGGGAATACCAGTAGCTTCTCGCAAGCCAGCCTACACCTCTCTATTGGCTTATCATCCCCACACGTCTTATACCCATGATAATGATACCAAAAATCACCATCCTCATCTGGATTAAGAGCCTTGTCAACCATAACATATCGCTGGGGGTTATATCCATCAGTCCAGTATATAACCTTACCACACTTCTCATCCTTGATCTCTATATCGAAGATAGGATGATGAATGGAGAAATTAAGACAAGGATCATCGGTCCCATCCTCTATCAACACCTCCATCAAATCACATATCTCATCGAAACGACCATCCGACTCCTCAAGCCTCTCGCCAAGGATACGATGAATATCTTTCCCTGATCCCGCTAATTGATCCTCTACGGTCTTGACATAATCCAATGACCTCATGAACGTGATCTTAGAGGTATTGTTATCAGGATTCACGAGAAAGAAATAAGTGTTATCACCAGCTATATCATTCTTATACCCAATAACCTTATAGCCATCAAATCGCTTACATAAAAGGGTGCTAGGCTCGTTCTGGATCTTAAGCTGGCTTCCATCGTCACCCTCTATGGTAGCGTTCAAGGCGAAACTGTACTCAGACGGGGATAGGTCCTGTGGATGCTTATCCCTGTTCATCCCGGAATCGGGAACCGCTATGTTAGAGTTATTTTGCACGATCTTATCTTTTTCGCAAATATAATAAATCCGCCAGATAATCACTTATGTGGCGGATTCTAACAAACCGTACGTATTATGCAAACATTCAAATCGCACAAAAATAGAAAATCCTTCTGACTCTCACAAGCCAGAAGGAAAATCTAAACACTTTGCAACGTTTACCTCTAATGAAAATACAAAAACATAATAATTATGGATTTTTTCCCATGTAGCTTGATTGCTTATCGGCGTCCTCTACGGATATGTAGAAGAACCCGTTAGTCACGTATCTCTCATTGACATCCACAAAATCGGTAGATCCTTTGTCTATTCCTCTCTTCGATCCCTCATCACACACAGCTACCAGACTATTAAAGTCATTGGAATAACCTACGACTACACCGTGTATATCCCGATTTCGAGGATCGAATACGTACCTCATCTTACACCTATCGTAAGCTAACTCTAAAGAGCTTTTGCTTAACCTCTCATCTAATCCAGCACCCGCTACCAAGGCCAAAACGCTCTTTGATATGTCACTCATGGTGGTATCCTTGGCCGGAGCCTTAGGCATAGAAACGCCTTCCATGACAAAATCCAACGCCTTATCTACAAGACCATCGAAATCATCATCTCTTATATAATCCTTAAGCACCTCCAGTATATATAACCGGACATGGAGTTCATTGTTAACATCACTTAATGTAATCATAACGCTAGTTTTCGGCAAAGCTAGATTATTCCTGCGCAATAAAAGATCAAATATGTCATAAGTAAAGGACTAAAAAAAATAAAAAAAACTCTCCTATCCTCACGGACAAGAGAGTTAACAGATATTTATATTATGAAGAAATAGCTACTCACCTATTCTTACAATACAGTCACGAGACTCCTTATTATAAATCATCGTACCTACCTTAGAATACAAGGTCTTTATATTTTGCCAATTATCCTCGCCGTGAGCGGATACGTTAGTAGGGGCATCACCGGTATAAACCTCCTCGCCTCCTATATTGACAAAATCATATCCACGCTTTTCCATCGTTCCGCCCTTATATGCCGTGAACCTGATAGTGACATTGCCTTTCTCACGACCACCATACCAGTTACCGTATATACTACACCTGATCTCAAGAGGTAATTTATCGTAATTATCGCCATCCAACAACGGTCCCATCTGAATCAAGGCGGCCTCATTACCTGATTCCATGTTATCACCACCGTGGATAAGATAATCACCTACCCGCTCCTGCGTGGTCTGGTTTTGTTTACTCCAACCAACCAGCTTGCCGTCCACGTCTGGGAGACCAGTGTTGTCGAAACCGGTTGCCGTGTCGAAGTCAATGCCGTCCTCGTCATCCCAGATATACCTAAGCACAAGGAAATCGAACTCAGGGATGATCACCACCGGAACCGACTCCTGCCTACACACGAACGTCTTCTCCTCCTTGGTGCCTTCTTTTATAACCTTGTACGTAGCCTGACGTATCTCTCCAGTCTCATTGATATCAGCGGTAACCCTAACCTCAGCAGGGCCGGTACCACTTGTCTTATCTAAATGTATCCAATCAGCCATATCATCGTATTTTGTTAAATAAGTTTAATATACTTATCAAAAGCGTTGGGCCACATACGCTCATGAGACAGCATCCTTCTCCTATTATCCTCAGCCAGTTCCCGATAATCATTTAACGTGATCATCGACATCTTAAGCTCCTTCATAGCCCTAGCGAACTTACCCGGCTCTTGTTGGGCGTATAGCTTATAAGCTTCACCAGCGCCTTGTATCAAGCCATTCACGGCAGCGTTCTCGAAGATCTTCATCTTGATATACGTCTCGACATAATCCTCAAGATAACCTAACGCCGTTTCAGGTATATACGGGAGACCGTCATCATCCTTGGGTGTAGCACGATATATGATGTAAATAAATCCATCAAACCCGGTATACATAGTATTGCCGGATATAGTTATATCATAATTATCCCAAGCATATTTATCCCGATACTTGTCGGCGGCGCAATCACGTCTCAACCCACGACCTATAGACAGCCTTACGGGGTGATGGTAATGGAAGCGAACCTCGTGAGACCCGATATATATCTTCTCCGTGATTGTCTTCTCAAACTCCTCCTTACAGCACTCCGTGCAGGAGTTCCAACGAAACCCGCGCTCCGTGCGCTCGACCCAGCCGATCTCGTGTTGGAGGTCAGCCTTAGCCTTATCGCCCCCCGGAATCTCACAGACAAGAGGCTCACACCTATAGGCGTCAAGCATGTCGAAGAAATCGGAAGGTAATACCGCCTGTTTGTTGCTGGTCTTTACAACCGCCTCGGACATGACGGCTATAACACCCCCAAACCTTTTTAAAGCTATCTCAGCCCACCTATAAACAGACGAGGTGTCTATAGCTCCGCTATCGTCGTATTTATGTAAATCGGCCTTGATCTCGGCCAATAAGCCTTTTATTGTCATATTCAAGTCTTTTGCACAAAGATATGTATTTGAATCCGTGATACAAAAAAAAATCCAGTCTACCCTCACGAGCTAACTGGATCATAGAAACTTCTACAGCTTATAAACCCATTTAACTCCAAATACCTTACTTTCCGATTCAACTTCCCGGTACAAGAACTTATATCTCCTACCTGATTCCATAGCCAACCTACACTCCCTGTTCAACGCCGGAGAAATATAGAGATGGAAATACTTGTTCCGAGGCATAAAATCAATACACGTATGGACATAAGAATATCCACCCGTTCCACGTCTGTTAATAGTACCGGTAAGCTTATTCAGATATATCTTACGATTAGGATTTATCTTATGGCACAGATAACCGATGTTGTTTATATAAACCCCACCCTCATTCTCCAGATACTTATCACGTATGACCTTCCAGATCAACGACTGACATTCAAGAATATCATTCTTCTCCACGATCGTATGCTTCCTCCTCTTTCCGTTCTTAGACATAATAGACCTGTAGAACCGAAGAAAGTATTGATCAAGTATTTTAAACGACTTAACTTTCATGCCACAAATATAACAATTCTATCCTAATTCGAGTAATATTTAGATGACTTTTGGTGTGAGTGTAACGGTGATAAGGCCGCACTTACCGCCGCTGCACAGGCTGACGCACAGAGACTAGCGCTCCATGTTTTGGGGCAATCGCACTCCATCGCATTGGCTCTTTCCTGACATAACTGTTTCAGGTTCTCTAGGGCTGCGGCGGTAAATATGCTATACGAATCTAAGATCCTTCTTCTTAGTATGATTCAATATCCCACTAATATGTCTGGTGCTTAATCCTGTTCTTTCCTTTATCTTATCATAGATATAACCCTTGGATACGTATGCTGATACATCTCCTAAATCCTTTATAATTTTATCATACATATCATGTATCTCGTTATATCTTATGATTGAGCTATCCCTCATTCCTCTTTCGCCTATACCATCAACTATGGCATCATTGAAACCGAAGAAACTAATTATTGATCTTATTATATTTATCATCACTGAATCTTTTGAGTTTTCTTGTTAATATCCATATCCGGATTCTCGTCCGTAGGGATCTGCAATTTGGTTATCGTCTCCCTTAACGTCTCAGATACCACATATTCCAGTAACTTATCAGGGCATATGAAATCATAATCCCATTGAGATATACATGGATTATCTTTTTCCGTTCCACATCCCCCTAGTTCTAACGCCGCTTTCCTGTCAAGGGTTATAAGATCCACGTTTATAGCCTCTATATTTATATCAGGTATATAGATATATCCATCATTGACGTAATAATAATATTGATCTATATTACCATATTTACGTTCCTTATTATTAGCGTATTTTCTTAACGATATAGGAGTGAATATAATATCATCCATGATGTTCGATACCTTTATAATAGCCGGTCCTATACGGGTGTATATCATATCGGGCAATCTTTTCTTAGATCTCATAAGAACCCGGCATAACTTGAACTCATCAAAACAGCAATCAACCTTCCGGACTCTCTCCATCTCCAGACAATTGATATGGGTGTATAATGATTCCTCGCCGAACAAAGTACCGTCAGCGTATTTCTGGGCTATATAAGACCTTGCTTTTTGTCTGCCTATAGATAATATCCACCTCCTACTGACATGAGCGTCCTTATTGATGGAGTTCATATCATTTATGATCCTAGATACAAATTCTGAATTTTTCATGCATGAAATACTAAGGAGGGGATATACCCCTCCGGTTATTACTTCTTTTTCTTAACCTTGCCTCCACATTTCATTTGAGGTTTCTTTTTCTCGGAGACTTTGCCTCCTTCTGCCATCTTCTTTTTCTTAGTACATGTCATAGTCTTACTTTTTTAATGTTAGTGATACAATATTAGTCATTTATATCGAAAATAGAATAAAAGAGGTTGATGAAACTACCAACTTACCGCCGCGGCACAGGCTGACGCACAGAGACTAGCGCAGGAAAAAGCCAACGCTATGGAATGCGATTGCCCGGAGCAGAAGACGTGGTCATGGTCTGTATCTATGAATAATGATTGCATGAGTCATGAGCAACTTGTCACATCAAGAGGATTTACGATTACGTATAATAATCAATGTGGTAGATCTATATCTGGCTCTGTGAGTGGTGTAGGATATACACAAAACGGAGAAGAGCAGGTCAATAGCGCTAGCTTTACAATTCCCGCAGGATCTGGAAGCAAGAGTGGAAGTGTGCATTTTAGCCGAGAAGTGGTATGTGGAGATGTAACAATCTCTGGTCATGATTCAGGTAATTGTTGACAATCACTGCTGTGATGGTTTTTTAATAAAAAGGAGAGACTTATTAGCCTCTCCTTTTTTTGTTATACATCAGAATCTTAACAGTTCCCAGATCCTCCCCCAGAAACACTTATGGATCCACATTGTACTCCTGAATCAAAACCTATGACACCGGTTTTTTTACCAGACCCAGTAGGTATACTTACGGTAGTACTTCCAGCCGTAACGGTTTGTCCATGATCATTCCTACCAGTAACAGTTACAGTTATTGATTTAGATGATCCACATTGATTATTGTAAGACACTTCATAGGAGCACCTTAAGGTGGATGTAGAACCAGACAGGCCATTACAAGGATTACCGCTCAGCATAGCGTTGGCGCTCCATGTTTTGGGGCAATCGCATTCCATAGCGTTGGCTTTTTCCTGCGCTAGTCTCTGTGCGTCAGCCTGTGCCGCGGCGGTAAGTGCGGCCTTATCACCGTTACACTCACACCAAGCGCCATTGTTTCCGCCAGAAACCCAGTAAGCGGAAGCCTTCGGAGCCGTACATCCTGACGGACAACCTTGCTTGGTAGCAGTAGCCTCTACATAATCATTACATACCCTTCCACTACAACCTGCATCCGCTAATGCCTGAGCTTGTGATCTAAGCGTCTCTATCTTATTGCTAGCCTGAGCGTTGGCAGAAGACGTGCTAGAAGCGCATATAGATCCAGAAGGTACATCCGGATAGGAGATCGTTACTCCACAAGGTCTATCAGATGGACAATTCCTACTAGTAACAGATCCCCCTTGGAAACCGATCTTATTACAGCAAGCAGATCCATAGCTTAGATATTCCTCTCTTCCACAATCATTTCTATATAAAGCTACACTTTCGCCAGATCTACACTCAGCCTCTCCTACTCTACTCCAAGAATTAGGATCACAACAGCTATCACAAGAACCACCTGAACATCCACAATCGCAAGACTCATGCAACCTGTTCTCAGTCTCGTCAGAGTGACATCCAGTGCTATCAGTCCTTCTATACCTAGCCCAAACATCACCACCTGAGCAATAGTTTCCGCCATCATAGCTCCAACCACTCCAATTAGGAGGAGTGTCCTCGCAATCTCCGTTCTTATTAGCGTAAGCTTGAGCGGCGGCTCTGGTAGCTGAATTGCTTCTGAATGCCTCTTGAACCTTGTTATTGGCATCAGCCTGAGAGACCGTTGATGTTATAGGATCTAATCCTAACGAGCTATAAGGAACTGATATAGCCACACCCTGTTTACAAGAGCCGCAATTATCCTTGTAGAAAGTAGCGCTTCCAGTACCGGTCCATACACAAGTGCCATGCTGGTTAGCGTAATCTTGTCCTTTCTGATCTAGGATCTGCTCTGCCTTGCTTCTGGCATCCGCCAAAGAAACCTTGCTGGTGATAGCCGTGCCGCCGTTGGCTTGTGTGGAGGTCACCGTTATCCTCTGGCCTACCCCGCCTTCGGCGCAGTTGTTCTTATAGAAGTCACGGCTTGCCACGTAAGTCCAGGTACATCCTCCGTTCTTATTGGCGTAAGCCTGACCCTCAGCTCCACGAACGGCATTCTCAGCTTTCTTATTGGCGTCAGCCAAAGATATGTTGGAGGTGTACGGGTGTCCCGGAAGCTTGCTGCTGCTTACGGATACCATGTCTCCTACGCCGCCATCAGCGCAATTGTTCTTCTGGACCTGACCGGTATAGCTTCCTGTCCACGTACAAGTACCCTTCGAGTTAGCCACGCTCTGTCCCTGAGCCGTAACAGCCGCCAATGCCTTGGCGTTAGCGTCAGCCTGAGATACACATGATTTGAACTTGCCGTCAGAGCTAGGAGCCGGATCCGTAACATCATTCTGAGTCACGGTAACAGAGCTTCCAACCCCACCATCCGCACATTGACGGGTGAAGGCCTTAGATGCCGTACCAAACCAGAAGCATGTCTTATTACCACCAGCTATATACCGCTCTTGATTCTCAAGATCAGTATAGCAGGTATTGGTATTACGTTGATGTAATTTAGAGATACAATCCTTACATACGGTCTCGATAGTCTCCCATACCGGTTGCTCAGTCTTAGTATGGCACGTGTCATCATAATTCTTGTTAACAAATGCCTGACCCATCCTATCAATGTAGGCCTTAGCCAAAGCGTCAGCCTCCTCTTGTGAACGGGTAGAGGTGAAGAACTGTCCCATAAGATCCGGGGTTACGGTAATAGGATCAGCATACTGGCAAGTAGGACACTTAGGAGTGAACTCCTTGCTATAATTACCGACATATATCTTCAACTCATCACAAGTACCACGATCGTTAGCTATAGCCTGACCTTGTGCCTTGACAGCGGCCTTGGCAAGCTCATCAGCGGCGAACTGGCTCTCGTATGAGTAGAATGGACCTCCGGTTACATCAGCCTCAGTAACGGTAACTGAAGACGGGATAAGACCGGACGGACAGTTATTCTTCTCGAACGCCTCGCTATAATGACCGGTATATTTAGGAGCCTCATGACAAGTACCACGCTCATCGGCGATCTTCTGGCCTTGATTCATTACAGCGGCCATAGCCACTAAATTAGCCTCATCTTGAGATACGCAAGACTGGAACGGATGACCTTCCACCATATCTTGTGTTACGGTGAACGGATCTCCTACCTGATTAGCGCCACAATTGCTCTTCGTAAACTCGAAGCTGGCCTTACCAGTATACATAGTAGCGTTAGAGCAAGTACCCTTGGTATTAGCCAAAGCCTGTCCTTGAGCTTGCACAGCGGTCATAGCCATAGCGTCAGCGGCGGTCTGTGAGTCGTTGGACTGGAATGGGTGTCCTTCTACCATATCTTGAGTGATCGTCACCTTAGATCCGATCTTGCACTCACCACAGTTGTTTCTCGTGAACTCCAAGGAAGCACGGCCAGTGTACGTACAAAGGGCATGGATATTGGCAAGAGCCTGTCCTTGGGCGTCAACGGCGGCCTTGGCCTTGTTGTTGGCGTCCTCCTGAGATATAGTCGAAGTAAATGGATAACCATCAACCATCCTATCATTTACCGTATAAGTACCACCAGTACCAGCACCACAATTGTTACGGGTAAACGTACGTGTATAAGTACCGGTATATACAGGAACTTTCTCACACTTACCTTTCACGTTAGCCACGTCCTGACCTTGAGCCTCAACAGCGGCCTTAGCCTTGTTATTAGCGTCCTCCTGAGACACGGTAGACCTAAAGTCTCCTGTCACCATAGTCTCGTCTACAACAACCTTAGTACCGTACTGGGTCTCATCGCAATTATTACGGGTAAATTCCTTACTGTATTTACCATGATATACGACCTTCTCCTTACATTCACCTTCAAGGTTAGCTTGTTGTTGGGCGTTAGCCTCAAGATCGGCCTTAGCCTTATTGTCAGCATCCTCCTGAGAGATAATAGAGAAGTACTTACCAGCGGCTACAACATAAGTATAAGGTTGACCGATATGGAACTCATCACAATTATTTCTCGTGACTGTCTTCTCCATCCTAACGTTATAGTAGACGTTAGTCTGACAATCGCCACGCTCATTGGTGATAGCCTGACCTTGCGCCTCAACAGCGTCCTGCGCCAGCTTATTGGCGGCATCCTGTGATACTGTAGAAGTGAACGGATAGCCGGTACACATCTTCTCATCCACGGTAAAGTCAACAGGCGTAGAACCTTCAGGACAATTAGTTCTCTGGAATACCTTAGAATACGATCCGGTAAATACCGGTATCTTCTCACAATTACCCTTGATATTAGCTATATCCTGACCCTGAGCCTCTACAGCGGCTTGGGCTAACTTATTAGCCTCCTCCTGAGAGACGATAGACCTGAAGTCGCCTTCTACCATAGTCTCGTTAACAACAACCTCCGTTCCGTATTGAGTGGAGTCGCAATTGTTACGGGTAAAGGTCTTGCTAAACTTACCATAATAGATATTCTCCTTAGGCTTACACTCACCTTCCAGATTAGCTTGTTGTTGACCATTCTTTTCAATATCCTCAAGAGCCTTCCTGTCGGCGTCCTCTTGAGAGATAGAAGACACGTACTTACCCTCAGGAACGATGTAAACATATTCCTGACCGTCACTAAACTTATCACAATTGTTACGGATAAAGGTTTTCCTTTGCTCCTCGTTATACCAGATGTCAGTTATACACTCACCATGCTCATTAGCGTACTTCTGTCCGTTAAGAGCTATATCCTCCATAGCCTTAGCGTCAGCGTCCTCCTGTGAGATAAACGACTTGTACGTCCGTTCCTCAACCACATACAAGACAACCGAACCGTGCTGGTTGGCTAGACAGTCATCCTTGGTAAACGGCTGAACCATCTTGATATTATAATAAACGGGCTTGGCATCTTGGGCTATCATATACTCCTTAACAACACTACCGTCCTTTGACGTTATACGGAACTTAGCCGTACAGATCTGACCGGTGTAATTAGCCTTGTATACGATGTTAAGCTTATTATCGCCTACCCCATGGCTCTTGTCGTTAATGGCAAAGCAATTACCCTCAACGCAATTCTTATCTACTTCCCTTGCCATGTCAATCCTCCTCTATTCTCCATGAAACATTATCTCCGGCCTCTACCCTCACGATCTGGGTATCACCATCCTTATTAAGCGTCAACCTTTGCGGATCCACGTTAAAGGGTGGTTCCGGTTCCGGCTCCTCGCTGCCATCGCCACAAGTGCAACATACCAGTTCAATATCATACTCGGTATTGGACTTGATATCGATAACGACCTGACCGTTCTCACTAGTCACGTTATCAAAGTCATGATCAAGTATAATATAAGGTATATCATTAGGCTGTTGATTGATATTAACAACCTTGCCATTCAAGACAAACATCTCATGATGCTCCTCGTTATCCATGTTCTTAGGCATGGCTATAACGAAGCTAGCGTCATACAGGTCAGTGGCTCCCGGATCCTCAGGATCGGCGTACACCACGTATCTGCTATCCTCGTCAGGTATCTTAACGGATAGCCCGTTGACGTTCATAGACACCATATAGCATTTACTTACCGAACCACCAAGAGTAAGGCAGGAGGCCTTGACCGAGGCGGAGTTAAGCTTGGCGTTGATGACCGCCGTCCCGCCCTCCATGTCAAACATGATATTGGCCGGATCCACGCTCACCCGCTCCATACCCTTCTGGGTTATGGTAGCGAGTTTCGTTACCTTGCCTTTCTCGACCGCTACGTAAGTCTCCCTAGGCAACCTACCCATCCATCCCGGCTCTACCTTGATCGCCACCTTGTCGGGACCGGTACCGGAAATCTTGTCGTAGGACACCCATGAGGAGCCTTGCTCGATCTTAGCAAGAATATCTTTTAAATTATTCATATCATTCCGCTTGAGTTATAGTCCATTTATCACTCTTGCCTACGATAATCTCCAGAATCTGCTCACCGCCCTCAGGAGGATACTCGAAGTTAGTAGGCTTAATCTCAAACACGCTGGCGCCACCACAACCAAGATCGCAGATCATGTCCGGCAACCATCCCTCCTCGAAAAAACGCTCTATAAGCTCCCTGACGGCCTCTGAAAAAGAATCAAGCTCCAACCTGTCTGCTGGGACAGACCCTTTCTTAAGTGTCTCACCACATACCCAACCGTCACACTCGGAAGCCAAGACCGTATCATACACTCTCTTAGCCATAGCATGAAGTATTTAAAATATTACTATTCAATGTAGTATATACGATATTAACATCAGCGAACTCATCGCCCATGCAATACCTTTTCTTAAACTTAACAGATCTTCCGGAAACCACATACCCGTCGTTAGGTACGATAGTACCGCAGTAGGTCACGCTAAGAACATTCAGAGGCTCGTATCTTAACCTTACGGCCTGCACTCCCTTAAACGAATCCCTTTGGATGGACGCCGTTGCTCCAGATACGGCAACCAGCTTCCTTACCAGAGACTCGATTACGCTATTCATGCCATCTCCGTTCCTGATATCTGCCTCAGGAAAAGACTGACCATCATATATGATCTGGGAACTGTAGATACTACATTCATTCCCCGGTCTATATTCCGGCTTACATGGATTACAGTTATTCCTCATATCAAATCAATTTATTAATCATTCTCCTTAATTCAAGTATCTCAGCATCCCTGTCCCGTATAGCCTTTATCATAGCGTTAAGGACATCAGACATATCGCAGCTGGGAGATAATCCCAATGACTCCACACGTACCTTGTCTCCTGAATAAACACAGTCGGTGCTCATGTACGTAGAGCACGGTACTTTCGTATCGTCTACAGTAGGCCTGTATTGTTTCTTGTTACAACCATTCATTGTTACCATACCTCCTCTTCAGTTCCGCTATCGCCACCGCCATTACCGGCGTTGACAAGCTCGTTTATAATCTTCTTCAAATCCAGAACCTCGCGATGGCATAAATCTATCTGCTTATCCCTAGACGCTATAATACGCCTCAATGAGTCTACAACGACAGAGATATCAGTACCTTTCTCTATACCGTCCACCACCAACTCATCACCTGAGTATAAGACGCATTTATCATATAAAACTATAGGACATCCATAGCCAACACAAGGCTCGTCCTGACAATCCCTATCGCAAGGATCACAAGGATCCTCAGGGCATTTGTTAAGAAACCTATCTATCTTAACGCCATGACAGCATTCTTTAGGACGCTCCCTCGAACGATCATGACAACAACCATTTGTACTACACATATCTATAATATTAAGTAATTATACAAGAATAAACATCACAAATATATCGAATTATTTTACAATAAGACAATTGCGTATAATGTTACAGCGGAAATACATCAAACTATTTTTTATATATAAATAATAATCTATATATTTGTGCCATGAGATTAGTCGAACAACATATAATCAAGCGAAACTCGATGTATTATAATGAGCTTCAAGACCTGTTGCATAAGTGCAAGAACTTATACAACAAAGGATTGTATGCTGTTAGACAACATTACTTTCAATATAAGAATGATAATACCGTTAAATATAAATACCTCAACTACTACTCCCTTGAAAAGAAGTTAAGAACAGAAAATGATCCAGACTATAGGGCATTACCAGCACCAGTAGCCCAACAGGTACTTATGATGGTTGACAGGAATTTCAAATCCTTCTTCAATCTTCTTAACAAGAAAAGTAGAGGTGAGTATTCTGAGAAAGTTAGGATGCCTAAGTATCTTGACAAAGACGGAATGTTTATGGCTGTTTTCCCGACAACGGCCTTTTCTCAGAAATGGATAAAGCAAGGTATTGTTAAACTGCCAAAGCAATTCTCTTTCACTACAAGAACCAACAAACATGATGTCCAACAACTTAGATTTTTACCTAAAAACGGATATATTGTTCTTGAAATCGTATATAATAAGAAAGATAAAAATCTTATGCCCAATAACGGTAATTACCTTGGTATTGATCTTGGGCTTAACAATCTTGCGTCCTGTGTATCAAATACCGGTTCTTGTTTTATCATCAACGGTAAGCCTCTAAAATCTATCAACCAGTATTACAATAAAAGACTAGCATATTTAAAATCAAGATTAAAAGACAATAAACAAGTCTCAAAACAAATAAGGTCGTTAACCAACAAAAGGAATAACAAGATCAAGGATTATCTGCATAAGGCCAGTAGGGTATTGATTAATCACGTAGTCTCCAATGGCATTAATACGATCGTAATCGGTCATAACAGATGCTGGAAACAAGAGATCAATATCGGGAAACGGAACAACCAGAACTTTGTATCTATTCCTTTTAATATGTTTATCTCAATGATATCATATAAGGCTACACTTGAGGGAATCAACGTTAAGATCGTTGAGGAATCCTATACCTCAAAATGTAGTTTCTTGGATAACGAGCAGATTTGCAAGCATGAGGAATATGCCGGAAGACGTGTCAAACGAGGATTGTTCAAGACATCTTCAGGCGGTATTATTAACGCCGATATCAACGCCGCATTTAACATCATCAGAAAATCAGCAAAAGAAGCCTTCGATGTAAGTATCTTACCAGAAGGTAGAGGGTTTTGGTGGAACCCGATACGGATTTCCGTATAAATATATACAACCTTTCGCTTGATACAAGGTTATATATGATCACCTTTGGTTTGATTATAAGACAACAAGACGCATGAAACAATAAGAGGTAGAGACCATAAGCCCCTACCTCCAAACACTAATCTAACATTATGGAAAACACAAACGCATTCTTACCAATAACATTGATCCTCTTGATCAATATTCTCAATCCATTTCTCGCACTCAAGATTAAGATCAGCGTACTCCTGCCCCTCTACCATCAAAACCTCACGGGCTTTGGCGTTGGCATCCTCTACTGATATCCATGATCTAAACCTATTGGCTTTGATAGAATAATATACCCTACCTGATTTATATCCAAACGGACATACCTTCTCAAACCAATCACCGATCGTAGTATTATAGAATACAGGGGAGCAACTACCTTCGGAGTTAGCCTTCTCCTGTCCTTCTTTCATGAACTTCCTATAAGCTAACGTATCAGCATCAATCTGGGATATATCGGATATGACGGCTCCGGCTGGCAATTCATACACAATACCTTCTTTACCTGATGTCCCAGCCTCACAATCGTTCTTGTAGAAAACGCCACGAAGAGGCTGTGAGGCCCAGTCCTTACAGCATGTCCCAACGGCGTTGGCCTCCCCCTGCCCGATCCTTCCAAGCTCAACCATCGCCTTATCATTGGCGTCTTTCTTGGATACGTATGACACAAACCTACCTTTCTCTACACATATCTGTTCCTTGGATCCCTTACCGCTTACGCAATTGTTCTTAATAAACTCATCGCATACCTGATCATTATACCATACGGACGGTATTATGTCGGCATATGTGTTGGCGTAGTCCTGACCATTAGCTTTGATATCATCCTCAGCCTTGCTGTCAGCCTCCTCCTGCGTATCGCCAAAATAAACATCGGCCGGGACCCGGTAGTCAACAGAGCCGCCCACGTACCCGGCAGGTGGGTTGTTTCTGGTGAACGTCCGTACTATTTCTTTATTTCCATATATCATCGTAATTCACTTTGTCACAAAGATAAATATTTTACCGATATGAGACACATAACCGTAAATGCAAATACGCAGTTACCTGATTATCAATTTTTGGGCAAAAATGGAATTAATTATCCCAGTGATTAAACGACTCCGATCCGGCGAACACCCCATAGTCCCTAAACATACCTCCACACAATATGAAATCACTTTTCTTGCTACCATTTATAGATGACAATATGTATTTATATCCCTTGCCTGTTATGTAAATAGTCCTAGCATATATAACCTTACCAGATTCGGTGCATATATTCTTATCACGATAATGAGCAAACTCTTTCCTTACAGCATTAGCCGTAATCTCCCAATCTCCATTAACCTTAACCCTTTTGACTATTATCTTTATCTTAACAAGAAAATCACGTAGACATCTATCACTTATGATTATATCATTCTGCTCAAGTTTCTTGGCCAAATCCCTTATCAGCAAATCTGACTCTCCAGACATGATAAATGACTCGGAAAACTCTATATCCTCTCTCTTCGATTCAAGAACCTTAGCCACCTCCTCAGCTTTAGCCTTCTCCTCTAACGCCAGCTTCTCGGCGGCAACCCTGCCACGATATTCCTTAGCCCAAGCCTCAGCAGCGGCGGGAGGATCATTAAAATCAGGAATCACGCATTTGCCTGTAGTGAGAAGCTCTTTAATCCTGTCCAAGCACCATAACCTGAAATCAACGCTAAGCCACTGAGCGAAATCTAAAGCCAGATCCTCACACATCCATGTGCCAGGATTAACCGTACCCCTGATAATCGTAACAGGCTGAAAATCAGCATTACCATATTTTCTGGTAATGGCATTAATTAACTCATTTACAGAAGATAACGATAAATAATCATTTGGTCTCTTTTTAAACGGCTTCGCCATTTCGGTAGCATTCACATAAGTAATACCGTTCTCTGTTTTGAAAGTTATATCACTACCATTGTAGCTAAATATTGTAGATAATCCTTTTTCGTTGGATCTGGACGCCAAAATTCCACTACTAGCCTTCGTAGAATCATTGGAAATAATTATATTTGCACTCATAATAAATAACCTATATCCATTATATCGTGAGATATGATGGATATACAAAAATAGCCAATTGAATCGTCTATGACAAATCAATTGGCTATTTTTTATATCCAACGCATAAAGATACTTTACAACTTACAAGAGTATCTATCTAACCTACTTGTTTAGAAGACTCCCTGCAAATTGGATACTTGATTTACAGTGGCTTAACATCTAGCAATCCTCATAAATCAATATCTATACATCTGATTATCACCATCGTCCATTTTTGGACTATGGCTCGTTACCCATTGCATATCTTATCCTCTAACGCATAAAGGATTTTAGCTACAGTCTTATCACCATTTACCTTCACGCAAGATTCACCAAGATCCCGGACATCTATAGCCTCCCTGATACGGATAAGCTCCTCATAGATCTCCTCTATCACGTCGGAGATCATAACGCACTCACCAGAGTCCTTATATTTTGACCACTCTGGAAGATCGCCCTCGTAAGGCACGCAAGTGGACGGAGTTATATGTGAACAATTATACTTTTTCATACTAGCAACCTGTTAATATGTTCCTTTAACGATCTTATCTCATCCGGGCATAACCCGCAATCATTATCGCATAATGACCTTTGCAGACGAATTATCTTCCCCCAATAAGATACATCGGGCTTGTCCCCGATCCTATACCTATGATACCTCATGTATCTACCCCATTGGCAAGATAACCACTCATCTACGACCTTACATAGATCTATTCTATCAAGGTTTGATATAGATTGCGCGCCCATCCAGAATCTCCTTTCTCATTTCTTGTACCTCCTCATCAGGCGGGCATCCATATGGCAGGTTCTTGATCCACTCACGGATCTTCTTCTGCATGTTGAGATAGACGATACCCACGTCACCTATGGTACGGGTCTGTTTGTATATGCTCACCACGTCACGCTCCATTGTCTTCAACGGATCGAGCATGACCATACAACCGGCGGTGCTTCTAGAAGCATATTCCCTATCGCTAACAACGGTAGAAGAAGGACGATTCATCATACTTCTCTCAATCCTTTCTCTCTCGGCCTTTAACGCCTTTTCCTTACAAGTATTACAACCCATAATTATATCTTTAAAATTCAACAATCCACGCAATTAGTAGCCATCTCAAGAAGCTCTCCTACACGATCAATGATCTCATGAGCCGCCTCTATATTATCCAGCCTGACGTTAGCCTCAGCCACGACCATAAGTGTTTCCATCTCCTGTATCTTATTTATAAGATCCTTATCCTTATCCTCGCATAGGATATCAGTCTTAATCCATAGCCGATCAAGACGTCTGCGTATAAGATCCGTCTTAAGATACTTGCGACTGAAGTTGTAAGCAGAAGGGCTACCTATGATCTTGATATCATATATACCATCAGGTAGATCAAGGTACTTGACATTACAATCATCGTAATTAAAGCAATTGAGGCCTAATGTTAGGCTAGTAAAGGTATTGACCTGATTCTTGCCAAGGAACAACGTAACGGGGTCGGACATGCCCGGCGTAGTGATCTCGATAATCGCCTTCCTGTCCTCCAGTAGCCCCCACTCGGACTCATCCAGAACCTGCAACACCTTGGGATCACGTGTCTCTAGCACCTGAAATGACAGCCGAATATCATTCATATTAACCTTCTTATCGTACCGGCATAAGCTATCGTCATAACGGGCTTGCATATCAAGATCCGGGATATCGGTATAATATGTCTTAACCTCATGACCGTTGATAAACACCGATGTTATCTGACAAACATGAGACCTAGCGACATCAAAAAACACCATCCTTACATTACCCTCATAATCGACTCCCGATGTCGGGTATGTCAATATCTGGGTATTATACTCACCATCGTTACGCCTAGCTACGACAGTAATTACGATAGGCTTCTCTATATCGTAATCATCCATGATAATCCTTGCGGCGAACTTATCATGAATTATCTTCGGTATGATATTAATCTGATTCATTTGTATTTCTTTTTCACAAAGATAACTATAAAGACGAATCTTAAAAAATAGATCCAAAAATAATGATGGACGAATATATTATCAAAAAAATGGGTATATTTGCGCCATGGTCGGTTGGATGAGTGGTTTAGTCGGTGGTCTGCAAAACCATATACCCCGGTTCGAATCCGGGACTGACCTCTATGCTATTTGCATATCCTTTAAAAACTAATTAGGTAATGGACGGTGAGAGATCATAGTCCATTTTTTTATTTAGAGGGGTGGGGTGAAATCAGATACCCATCTAGCCACATCGCTTATCCTGAAATTATCTATCACAAAAGATCCTCTATTATCACCATCCATTTGTCTATTAAAATATATATTATATGACCTCAACGGATAATTACGACATGGTAACTGACCTACAAGAATACCATCTATAAAACAAAACAACTTATTGTTAATATCCCTTGCCATAGCAACATGATACCATTTACCAACAATTACACTACCCGTATCGATCCCATATGATCCTTCATGAGTGGAGAAATGCAAACATAAGTCATTATCATTAGCTATACCAAAATAAAAACAACCATTATACCATTCATGACCAACTGAACAAGCATTAACGATAACTAATGGTTTATACCAAAAATCAACGGTAAATGGATCTCCATAGTGAAAATAAAGGGACGACAACACGCTGGATGTATGAATCATTCCATAAGAGCTGGATGTATTTGTGTATTTATATCCAGTCCTTGTATAATCTGTAGTAAACTCCCCTCCCTTGATGCTTAAACCATCCTCAATATTAGGGGGGGGGGTGGCCGGCTATTAGGGGGGGGGGTATCCATCAACCTTAAAATTATTATCAAATCTCATCAAAAACCTTGTATGTTCATCAACAAGATCATCATTATTATTATTCAACATTCTTCTTCTCATAAAATCTTTATCCTTTTTAATATATATACCAATACCAACAATATCATCAAGATACCAGCTACTATCCACACTATAGGCCATCTTGATCCCTTCTTATCATCTACATCCTTAGATTTGATATCTATCTTATTGTCCAAATCCTTTATATCAGTCCTCGTCTTATTGACTCCAACGGAATCGGCCGTCACCGTGCTGTCCCGCCGGCCAATGACGATATGGGTATCTGTCCGCGAGGACACCGGTCGTTCCCCCGTGGCAGGATCAACATCCTTGTCCGTATCGAACTCCCTCTCCGTTATAATAATATCGGCATTAAGGTCAGAGGTCTTTATCTCCACCATCCTCCGGTCTATAACCTCATCTATCATCGTCTCTATCCTGCTGATCAACCGGCTATCAATAGACGCTTCGCTAACCTGCCTCCTGCTTCCGCAAGAGGACAGGGACAGCGACAGACCTAAACAAAAAACAGCCTTAATACTTATCCTTAACCTCATCATTAGCTATCTTCTTTATATCGTCAAACGTCTCGTCAGGTATGTTCTTGGAAAAGCTAAACATCTTGGACACGTTTATTCTCTTGAACACAGCCTTGAATACCTTAACCAAATAAGCGTCAGCGAAAGTATCCCCTATGGTATTCAAGAAAAGCATGACATATCCCACAAGGGCTATATACACCCCATATTTGGTTACGGTAAGTATCATACTAGCCTCCTCCTCGATCGGGTACAACGTCTTATATATAACACATAATGTCATTACTATAAAACAAGACAAAGCGAACTCCTTAAGAATATCAGTAAACCTGACCTCCCTAAACCATCTCTTGAAACTAAACCTCCTCCTACGGCTTCTACGGAGCTTCCAGCCCCTTACGCTTTGCGCTAACCTAGCCAAAAAATTCGCTATTAATACTATAAGTAATACGGTCAATAAATGATGCACTGGCTGGAAGTAAGCCCAACAAGAAGCACCATACGCAAGCGCTATATTCCATAAAGCCCCCACTCGCTCTATCATGTCTTTGTCTTTCATTTTATACCATATACGCAAAGTTAACCACTATACCGTTAAGTACCTAAAACACCACGGCGTGTATACCGTTCCTCGTATCAAGGCTGTCAAAATGCAACCAACCCACCTTCCCTTCAAGCCGGAAAGGATATGGTAACATATCTTGATGATCCAAGATCAAGCCTCTAGCCTGTTCCGCCGTCATCGACTTGACATCGAAATCCCCAGCCTTACCCAACACATGAGCGGATAGATAAACATCTTTCTTATCCTTAACTATCTGGCAGATGTTGCATCTAAGACCACGTTGGGAAAACTGCCCCTGCTTGTCCCAATTATTACAATACATAGGCTGTTTAATTATATCCCTCCGTAATATAAGAAGATTATGGAGAAACGCTGTATCAAGAAACTGCCACGATCTGTCCTTCCACTTATTGTATGTATGAGGACACACCAATTCCACTATATCAAAATACGAACCTAATTCTTTTATAATATCATTCCTATCCATATCGTCCATTTTTAAAATAATGTAAAATAACAATACCACGATAACCTGATCCTCCTCGACCGCTCGTAGCCCCACTATTAGAAGCTTTAGAGGCTCCTCCTCCACCACCTCCATAATAAGTGGCATTACCTCCATTTTTGCCATTAATAATAACACCCTCAATATCCTCGACTCCAGCTCCATCACCTCCCCCGTGATTTCCGCCTTTCCCTCCGGATAAAAAGCCCATATTCCATCCTCTTGTATAAGCTCCCGATCCACCACCAGCGCCCATAGGATAAGGATATCGGTCAGGATATTTGTTGTTAAAAACATATGATCCATCTTGCCCTGGATTCCCCGGGAAGGATCATGACCATCCCCTTCAACTCCATATCCGCCTCTTCCACCTTTACCGGCAATAGCCTGATATATACCGAATATACTATCACCACCTATATCTCCTACAACCACCCTATATGTAACACATGGATTTACGGATATAGTCCCAGTCAGCACACCACCTCCGTTACCGCCACTCCCGGCATTATATACATCGGAATATTCTCCATTAAGACCTCCGGCGACCAACGCGAACTCAACCTCATAGACCCCATCAGGAACCGCCCAATATCCATTATCCTGAGGAGATAATTCCTCGAATACCTCTATTATCTTCCTTTTGGGTAACATTCTTCTTCTCATCATAAGGCAAATAGGATTTTACCCCCCCCCAATTTAGTTTTAAAATATTGATATTCATAATATTATTCTGGTTTAATCGTCCATCTCTGGGCGTAGTTATTTTTTAGCACATATATCTTCTCCATAGGTGTAGCGGGAGACCCGTTGGATGAGCCTTTCACGAATCCCTCTGGGGCCTGCTCCGTGCCGGAAGGACGCTGATTCTCGTCAGGATATTTACTACCATACATAGAAACCGCAAGTCCATAAAACTGATTTCTTTCCCCATCTTTGGCCACGGATGCCATGGTAATCTGATCCCATCCTACAACAAGGTCGTAGAAGGAGTTTACGAAATCATCTGATCTTTTTTGGCTATGAGTGGAACAATCCATCACAAACCATGTAATAGACCTCATCTCATAAATATAATCTGGCAGCTTATCCACTCTAATACTATTACTATGATAGACGAAAAAATCTGTAAGATGATCCAATCCTCTACCCGACATATTATCATCATTCCAACCCGTCCTCCTTTCTCCACTTACCCAGTCATTTAAAAAACCAAAATTAGTAATGTTAGGATTTATCTTATCTACCTCGAAAAAAGGAAAGGTATTTATATCAAAATAATTCCACATATCAGAAGGGCCAGGATGTATTCCCAACGAAGTTAATTTAGGAAGATCATTAAACTCCTTTATATACCTATCCAAATAACATGAAGACAATTCAAGGGTTTGAAGATTTTTCATATTCTTTATATTCCTTATTCCGCTAGATTCTATATCCCTAAGATCAAGCATATTAAACATATTTAAATAATATACCTCTGTCTTGCTGGTTATAGCCTCAGGAATTACGGTCATTCTTTGCCCCATATTTTGAAGATCGATATAAATTAACTTTTTGGATCTTGACAACTTGTCTACAGGTATACCGTCATTAACATACAGCGTATGGGATACGACCAAAAACTCAAGTCCTGGTATATCCACAATCGGGAAAGATGTCATCTTGCAAACTTGGATATTGGCATAATAAATATCACAAGTAAAATCTATCGACACAGCCCGTTGTACGTCCCTCCTCCCATCAGCGTAAGCATGATTATCCACAGGTACGTATTGCGATCCATCCTCCTTCCTGAACCACCACGTAGTATTGGGATTTTTCTTATGTTGTATCGCTAAAGAACGGAATATAATACGATAATTATCCTTCCCTTGAACCTTGGTCATAGGAAACTGCTCCTTTATTCCATCCCCCCCAATCCACATTAGCCATACCGGGCTTTCTGGATCTAAACTCGACAAACGTATTATAAGGATTACCAACGACAGGATCAGGTACATAATTATAATCATCGGTATGATAATTTCTAAGCGCCCTATCCCATGTGGTGAACCACACGAACTTGTTGGATGATGCCTCGTATTTATATAATGTCTTAGCCATTACCTATCTTGTTAAAATATTCTACAATAACATTCCTGTCCAATCCCATAGAATCACATAAATACTCCCCTTCTGGTTGACCCCCAAACGATAATACCTTATCCGTATCATGAGCTAAAACATCTCCATTGCCTACAAAGGTACGCCCATCGTCAAATACGATAAGCTTATATGGCTTATACGACCTCGTGTCAATATCAGAAGACCGTGTTAACCTTAACACCGAAGCCTCTGGTGCCATACTAAACCTCCATTCATAATTATTCATAAGCACATAAACCATCTCCATAGGAGTCGACGGAGAGCCATTAGACTGACCCTTTATAAAACCAGAAGGCGCCTGTAATACGCCACTAGGTCTTTTATCAACAGGATTGGCAGCCAAATACATACTTAGATGCAATCCATAAAACTGATTCCTTTTGCCATCGGAAGCATAGGAGGACATAGTGAGATAATCAAACCCCATCACCTTCTCATATAATGTTGATATAAACGTATCACATCGACTTTGGGTCAACAAGGAGATATGCATATAAAAACTACTCATAGATCTCATCTCATATATATAATCCGGTAGATTACTTACATCTATATTACTATAGCCATATGAGGCGGTAAGGCTAGTGATATTTTCCAGCCCCTTGCCGATCATATACGGATGCCAGCTCACGACAGACCCATACCATCTATTTATATGGTCGAAGGTCCTTAAGCTAGGATTTATCTTATCCACCTCATCCATAGCCGGGCATGTATTAGGGTCAAACGATGACATGGCCACTCCCGGGGATATATATAATTCTTTTAGCTTGCTAAAAGACAGCCATTCCCTTGGATATACCCTAACCCTGCAACCTGCCAAAGATAATGTTACAAGATTAGGCCACATAGAGGGGAATTTCCTTATATTAGAAGACTCCGTATCATTAAAATCAGCCGTTCGACTTAAATTAATGCCTTTTAACTTAGTCAACCTATCCCAATCGTCTGGTATGGATGTCAATGTCCCTACACCTAATTCATTAAGTGTTATATACTCTATATTTACCGATCTACGTATCCTATCTTTAGGAATATCGGTTATATTCCCATCGCCGGTAATGGATAAGATTAAGTTGATAATACTTGGGGCGTCTAATATCGGAAATCCTACCATCATTATCCTTGCTGTTTGAACGTATGTAATATCATTCGTAAAAGTCATGGTAATGACCCGCTCTTTATCTAGCCCATCAGCGTAAGCATGATTAGGCGCAGGGATATACTCACTCCCATCTTCCTTATAAAACCACCATGGATGGCTATCCGGATTCTTACGATAACTTATATCCCTTCTCCTGAACATCAACCTATATCGCCCGTATATGGATTCGCTCCTATCCTTCACGAAAGGGAATTGCTCTTTATTCCCGTCACCCCAATCGACCTCACACATTCCTGGGGTCTTGGAATAAAACTGTATACTTTCATTGTAATTATTAACATCCAATATAGGATCAGGCACGTCATCAGTAGTATCATTCCTGCTAACGCCCCTAAAAGCATATTTGCCTTTAGTAAAAAAGGTTATAGAGCCTTTATTCGTATCCTTACATATTAATTTCATACCTCTCCCCCCTCTATTCTCCTGAAATACTCGACAACCGGTGAGCTGTCCAATACCAGATCGTTACAGATATCCATAGCCTCGTATTTGTCGGCGAAATTATACTTACTCATATTATCATCCAACACGTCTCCGCTGAACACGGATACATGACCGTCCTTTACGCCAAGGACGAACGGGGCGATCCTAGTCTTCCCCGCCCGCCGTGCCCTCGTAAGGGCGGCCTTGGAAGCCGGGGCAGGGGCCAAGACCCATGTCTGCCCGTAGTTATTGGTAAGTACATACACCTTCTCCATAGGCGTCGTAGGATTACCGTTGCTAACACCCTTAACAAACCCCTCAGGGGCTTGATAAACGCCAGATGGTCTCTTATTAGTAGGATCTGAGGCAGTATATAAATCTAAGGTGAGTTTATAAAACTGATTCCTATTACCGTCAGAAGCCGTCTGCGACATCGTTATATAACTCCACGACATTATCTTATCATAAAACGTGTTAACGAACGTATCAGCCCTCTCCTGCGTATTTATAAATCTACCTCTATCACACAAAGTCCATATCCTAAATTCCCTTATCTCATACAAGTAATCCGGAAGATCGTCTACCGGCGCCGTACTTGAAGAACAATGCATATTATGGATCTTATTTAACTTCCCTCCTACTAAATCCTGCTTCCATGAACTACCGTGAGCCATAAAAGCAACGCTTTCCTTATCATCCCCTACCTTATCCACCTCATCAAATACAGGTATATTATTCCGATCGCTTATAATGTCTATACTTTTTGCCGGAATAGAATTAAAAGCCGGATCATAAGAAGGGATGTTACACCAGTTGAAATTAAACTTAGTAAGATTCTCCCATTCCGAGAATCTTCTCCAATTAGAATCAGGATCATCCCCGAAGTTAAAAACGCTATTGCATCCGAAATACCTCAGATCTTTCATGTTTAAAAAACCTTCTGGCCAATTACTCCATACACCAGAATGATAAAAAGATCCCATCTGTATATTATGAAGATTAACGCTCTTGCTTATCCTTTCATATGGGATATCACCATTTTTTAAAACGGATCTAACCATAGCCAAATAAGTTATATCAGGAAGATTAACTATAGGGAACTCATGAAGGACAATACCATCCATATTAAATTCCCCATCAATTACATTAGAGAATCTCATCGTAATCTCTCTACGCCTGATATCGCTATACTTATGTGGAGGGATCGGTATGTATTGTGAGCCATCCTCTTTCTTAAACCACCATACGGTATCATCCGGATTCTTCTTATACTCAATGTCAAGAGACCTGAATACAATCCTATAACTACCATTAGATATCTTAACTAAAGGATATCGATCCTTTGTCCCGTCCCCCCAATCAACGTCTACGAATCCCGGTTTAGATGTCGAGAACCTAAGATTTCTATTAAAAGCACTCGATGTTATTATCGGATCGGGTATATAATCAGCACCCTTACCATCAAAACAAGGGAACCTATCCTCATTCACTATAAACGTGACATAGGACGCTACCGTGTCGTATCCTACTAAAAAAGCCATACTATTAATTTATTGAGGTTATATCATAAGACACCCATTCCTTATATCCATTAACCATCTCATATACTTTGTTGATGGTCTTACATACGACAGCGAATCCGATATCCACGTTAGGGAACTTCTCGTTAAGCTCATCAATAGTAAGTTCCCTGACAATACTCTCATCCCATTTCCTCATCTCCTTTACCTCCATAAGGATCGGTTTTCCGGTTACGCCTACGCTCATCACCCATTCTCCCTCACGGTTGGAATCAGCCAGATCCGGGAAGATCGTAACGCCAAAAAGATCGGAGAGGGTGAAGGTCTCTCCGGTACGGGTGAAGGACGCCGCCGCCCCGGGCGTAAGGACCACCTCGTTCACGGCCAACAGGCTCGTAAGTTTCTTGGCTCCTCCTGATACCGTGGCGTTAAACACGACAGTAACATTACCGGTAGCGCTATTAACGAACTTGATCTCATCCTTATCGCTATTTATAGCTTGTAAACGTGATCCAGATACGATATTCACGATCTCATAGTTCTTGTCATAAGTGCTCTGTAGCGTCACATTACCGTATTTAGTATCGATAAGAGTAATCCACTTAGCCTTGCCTCCTACTACCTCCACAAGCTTATAGAACACGTCATTACCGTCAGCGTCAACCCATCTAGCTATAGCTCCAGGAGCGAAATTAGTCACCTCCCGATCTTGGGTATAACTAACGGTGCTTTCCGTAGGCTTATTAGCTAAAGTAATATAAAGACATTGCTCTACATCGGCCTCCATCTTAACTATACCAGCTCCATCGTAATAATAATCAGGTACGTTTTTCTCTCGTATCAACAAGATGGTACCTTCCTTAAGCTTGTCGGCATTGGTAGGATCATCCACAAAAGACTTCATCTGGATATAGGTATCAAAGATGATCGACGTACTCTTATCCTCTATCTTCTGGTTGATATCATCAACAATATTATTAATCTCATCTTTCGTATAATAAGGAGACAAATCCACCTTCGGACCTTCCTGCTCTAAAGCCTGAGTTCCATCCCACCAATAATCAGGCACATCCTGCTCCCTGATCCAGAAGCTGTCCCCCACACGGAGCTTAGCCGTGTTCTCCGGTATGGCCAACCAGTCGTTCATAGCCTTGACAGTATCGAATATATAAGCCGTATTCTTACCCTCAGCTATACGTCTTACGACATCCAGCTCATCCTCGATGTCATCAAGCCTTTTCTTTATATTATCAACCTCCCTCTCTAGTTTATCATAATCATCTTCCTGGTCTATAGCCTCTCCAATAGACATATACACCTCATTAATTAGCTTATTGTAAGTAATACGAGCTACTTTCTCGTAAGATGTCTTATACGACCCAGCTCCTTTATGGGTATTACATACAAAATCATATGTATTCTGATATACTACAGATCCACCGGTATTTATAAAATTATATCCATCTTGGCTCATCGTACCTCCCTTGTATCCGACAAGCTCAAAAGAGCATTTACCCGTACCTTTAGACCCAAACCATGTAGCGTAGGCCATGAAATACGTCTCTTCAGGTAGGATATCATAATACTTAGCCCTTAAATCCTTAACCGACATCCAAACACATTCCTTACCGGAACCGGTATTATCACCACCCCATTTAAGAACTTCTCTAACAGAGCTATCTCCATTTCCGGGGCCAGACCAACCTACAGCAAGATTATCTATGGTGGGAACATTAGAATTAAGGGCTTCCGTCATCGTATCCAAGTCCCTTCCGGAACTTGACTCCCATAAATACCTGAAAGTGACATAATCGACATCCCCGATCTTAATGCCTCCGGTATTGCTGGGATATGTCTTTGTGACTAACTCATAATACCATTTACCATCACGAAAAGTAACCCTTATCCGCTCTACCTGCTTGGGGGATATGGAGACATAAGATCCTCCCACGGAGATATTATCACCATCATCCGCCCTAGAGGTACCGTCCTTTGGATCCTCTGGATCTATGGGGGTGTAGATCGTAGCCTGCTTATCTCCGGTGTTGATAATAACTATATAATAGCTATCCCCATCAAGACCCTCGTCATGAGCCATGGTGACAAAACCTTGCTCGCTATCCGGTCTCCATTCAACGACAACCATATGCTTGTCCATAGGTATACCGGAAACGCTGTTAACGTAGTTGGTTGACGACATGAAAATAGCATGGTCATCATAAGCCTCATCAACACGTTGATGCTTAGTAGCCAATCCGTCAAGACGTGATATCTCAATGGGATCAGTTACCTCGACCCCATTATAATCATACCACTTATATCCGATCATCGTATTCTCACGACGATATTTCCTTTTCCTTATGACCTCACCGCCGGCTAGGGCGTCAATCATATAATAATCATTACATACTTTAACCATAGCCTTGATATTAACAGGTTTGACATAAACAAGCCACGATAGTAGCACCAACAGGAATGGAAGTAAGCGTAGTCCCCACAGGGTAGGTAGGGGAGGATGACTCAAGAACCATCACCGACATCCGCTCAACGACCATATTATTATCCATCAACCGACTTCCCTCCACATAGAACCGGCCATCGGCTACCTCATAGCACTCGCGCACCGGGACCATATGTCTTTGGCTTTTATCCGCATAATCACAGATCGTTACCTTAGCCCTCTCTGGAATAGAATTAAGCTCATCGCCAGCATGATAATCAGGGTGGTCGGAATACACGACATACAATATAGACTTAATGTCCTGTAATGCCGGATTGACCGTCCTGAATCCCTTTAAATGGATTTTATGACCACCAACCTCATAGCAGTCATCTACCTCCATGATATTAAGGTCACAGCTTATTACCGTCCAACCACTAACCGTATCTTGGGTAGGGGTGGTGTTCGTAGGATGATCAGGATCGGTTGACTCCACGATCTTATAATCAAACTCCCGGACATTAAGCTTATAGTCAATAGACTCCTGACGCCTTATCTTGACCGTACCATTCCCTGTATCATAGCAGGTATCTGTCGTATCCAAGAACCGATTCTCCATATCAGGCATCTCACACTCAACCCTACTCCATTTATTAATCATAGAGGAGTTAATATCGCCTACCTCATATTTATCGTCCTCTGACTGCGTAACCTCGTAGAAATGATAATACTCATATCCTAAAGAGTTATATATAACGATATTATGGATCTTAACCCGTTTATCGTTCTCCGTAACATAACACTGATCATAGTAAGATACATGCCTGTCACGAAGGTTCTCAAGCTCGCAAGGAGATTTCTTCCATCCAAAAGGGATCTCATCATATTCCTGATCTATTAAGATAGTGCCGTCCTCGCTCTCACGTACAATATACTTGGCTTTCCTATCACCTAGATCACCGTCATAAGAGACAACCTTATCCACCTCAATACGCTGTCCTTTGAAGAGATAACACTCACGATATACTTGAACGTTTCTATCCTCCATATCCGTGAAATCACATGGAACCAAAGAGAAACTCTCGGGGAGGGTAGCTAGGCCGGCTCCCGGGACGAAGCTGGCGTCATCCGACTCAAGTACCTCGAAACGGGTGTATCTGGCCTTTATCTTGGAGTCATAAGAGACCAGTCTACGAAGCTTGACATTACCATTGCCCCCGTCATAACATTCGACATAAGACTTGATATCACGCTCCTCCATATCATCAAAATCACAGACAGCCCTTACCCACGTATCTGGCAAGGAACTGAAGCTGGCGCCCTCAGGCTGTGACGGATCGGTAGTCTCCAGGACTTTATAGCTCTTATTCCTAACCCCTATATTCCCGTCCCATGACGTGAGAACCTCCAGCTTCACCTTACCGGCCGGTGTCTTATAACATTCTACAGTTACCTCAATATCCCGGTCCTCCATATCCGTGAAGTCGCAAACGACCTCAACCCAGTCATCGCTTATGCTGGTGATAAACTTACCTATCGGGTTCTCAGGATCGATACTTTGCTTGATGCGATACCATTCCTTTCTGGTACCCATCTCGTAATCAAATATCTTATATCCCTCTATCTGCACCCTTCCGGTCCCGGTATCAAAGCATTTAAGCACCGGTATTATCTCCCTTTGGGTCATGTCCGGGAAATCACATACTATACGACTCCATGTATCAGGTATCTTGTCATACTCCGTACCGATAGGATTACTATCGTCGGTCGTATTCACCACCTCGTAGTGGGATACCTCGGGATTCAGGCGGGGGTCAACTGACTCTACGCCCTCGATCTGAACCTTGCCCCCTTCCGTGGCATAGCATTTACTTACGAATATCAACTCCCGATCGGTCATCTCAGCTATACTGCAATCTATAGCCACCCACCCATCAGGAATCTTATCAAACTCACTGCCGATAGGGATATCGATATCAGATGAGTTGACGATAAATATCTTCTCGGCCAGTATCTCTCCCTTATTATTCATATAGGTATGGATACGGGCCTCTACCTGACCACCCGGCGTGCGATAGCATTGGTTGACGATCGACACACGGGCGTCCTTAATGTTAATGAACTGATAGTCCTTTCTAGGGACATCGCTTACAAGTCTCTTTACTCCTTTATCATCGAAGTACACGTAACACCCGTCATTCCTCATCATGACCGGATACGTCTTTCCGTCTATTACAACCCCTGAGAAGTCGTCTGGCGGAACGGAGAAACCCATGCTTCCGAATATAGAAGCCAGTCTCTTTAAATACTCATTAATAGCGGACATATTATATCGTTTAATTATTCACCTCAAAGATATATATAATTATTTTTGAACGTAATTAAAAACATAAGATGTATGAGAAGAAGAATGTTCTTTAACAAAAAAGCCAACAACACGATATTGTTATTTCATTTTAACAATGATTTCAAATATATCGGAAAGAACGTAGGTCCTGTCACATGGGGGGGGATCATATGTCTCAGGAAAATTTGATCAAGCCGCTAAATTCGACAGCGCCCCTATAATATTCGACCAATCACAATGGTTCTGGGATATTATATCCGAAGGGAACTATACCATAGAACTATGGTATTATTGTACGAATAAAAGCTCAAAACAAGGATTTATAACATCTGATATATCAGGAAGTCCTACAGGATTCGCCTTCTATATAGGGTATGATAATATCATATATGGAAATTTCGACAATCATGAAAGCGTAAGCTCTTCTGTCTTAGAGATAGGATGGAATCACATAGCATTATCATCTAATAACAAATCATGTGGATTATATATTAATGGTATAAATAAATTTAACAAGAAAAAAAACATATCAAAACAAGACTACGATATATGTATAGGAGGAAGAACAGGGTCTAGCGATAATATGACAGGCGGTATTATAGACGAGATGAGAATATCAAACATACCTAGATACACGACAAACTTCACTCCTCCATCACAACCATTTATTATAGATTAAAAAAGGGGAGAGAATTGAATCTCTCCCCTTTAGGAAATATATGAACGCAAAAAAGGTTCTTTATTTCGGCTCGGTTACGATGGCCGGACCAAGACCAGCGGCAGCACCGATCATATTGATCATCTCCTGAACACCCTCATGAGCGCCATAGCGTACACGTAAGATCAGGTTAACCGGATCATCGGCGATAACCTTTCCGAATCCCTGAGCGTATCTATGAGGATTGAGCGTAATCTGGAAGTCAACGTACTGAGCCGTTTGCTCTACACGACTATATTCGTTCATGAACGTCCGCCCCATGAAATCCTGATGTTTCGGGAAGCCGTTGAAATGAGCGTAACCCTTCAACTCGTCATCCATCATATTACCGCCTACATGAGTACGCGGGGCTTTGCTAGACAGTCTCTCGAAATGAAGTTGATCCCACCAGATAGGAGAACCCTCATCCAAAGAATCGGGATAACCGCCACTAGCGCCTACAATCTCCACGCTATCCTCGATATATGTCATTTGATCCATCAAGCACTCTGATGGAGATAACAACATTTCCTTGCCACGGAAACGGATACCGCACTTGCAGTTAGTGCCAAGCTCTTGTGCTGATTCCAATTTCTTCCACATCCAGTTGCGGTAGGATGCTGGAGCCTCGCTGGTGAAGAATCCCTCGAATACCTTGTCACACTCATCGCACAACATATTGGTATATACCGTTGTCTGGAAGCTATGCCGGCAAGCCGCAGGAGTACCGTAGTCAGTGATCTCCAGTTCCGGGAACGCCTGTTGGATTTCCTCCAAAGCACTGTTTCCGCACTCGTCATCCGGTATAGTGATATAATACTTTTCTGTAGATACCTTGCAAGAACCACAGGCTGACCAAGAAGCGGTACGAACCGTAGGATTCTCACACATATCAGATGTCTTAGCGACATAATAGATAACCGTAGTAGGATTAGCTTCTACGAATGTCTTGATCTCGTTATCAGTCAATTTCTTTGACGTAGCGGCGATATAAAGACCAGTGCCCTTGATCTGGCTCATCTTATTAACCGTATCTAAAACTACGTTAGGAAGAGACTCGATAGTAGAAGACATATCAACGCCATCATCCTCCAACGAAACGGAATACAGGTATCCGCCCTTAACCTCAGTATAGCTAGGCGGGCATTCCTCGCATCCTTTCATGATAGAGATCAGACGTTGAGTATAATCATCAGGCTTAGCCCCTTTCTTCATAACCTTATAACGTGACATGCTACCCTCAATAGTCTCTCGTACGATCTTCAACCCCGGATATTGGGCGCGAACCTCAGCCAAGGCCAGATCATCACCGGTATCACATACCTCCATACAATAGAAGTTGACATCTTCCGTCTCAGGCTCCGTAGCCTCATTGGTGCATCTTGTAACAGGAGTAATATCGATATAATCAGATACCTTTCCACCACCAGCAATAGGCTGGTTCTTCATCCTCTCGATACATTTCAGGACGGCGGGCAACAAATCAACCTCCTCGCAAGGATCACACTCCTCGCATTGATTTGGCGTATTATCACAATCATCCAAAAGAATGGCGTCATTGATCTCTACACGACCCTCCTCATAGCCAAGAAGCTCAAAGGCACGACCAGCGAGAACCAAGCGGATAGCGATACGGTCTCCTTTGGAAACGGAGAACGCAGTGTCATCAGAAACACCGTTGTATCCTAAGATAACATCATCGACATAAGCATGATCTTTCTTCGGCCAAGAAGCGTAGATCTCCGTGATCTCGTTCAAAGAGAATAACGGCGTGGAAAAATCCTTATCATAGATAGAGCGGGAAGCCGCTTGTTCATTACGACCGATACGGATCTCATAACGCTTGTCGTTACGAGGCTTACCGGTAAAATCAATCACGGCCTTACAACCGTTCTCGGAAGTATCTCTGGTATCATAAATACCGATCTGTCCTTCCTTCAAGAAGATGGAATCAACATCCACCATCTTAGCGTGTGGGGATACGAAAAGTACCCGGTCTTGCGGTCTGTGCAACATATTATCAATATTTTAGTTTAAAAATCATTTACCTAACACAAACATAATAATAAACGAGTTCACGACAATAAAACACGATTACGAGTGTATAAGCATATAAATAAATTACATTTTTTGTAAAAACATTATTTAAGCCACTTTTTCTTATACATCTTCCTCATCATATCAATAAGTTCATCGAAACTTTTTATATAACCCATATCCATAGCCCATATAAGATTGCCCTGTATTTGCTCCAATTCCTTCAGCTCAGCTTCCGTGGCTTTATTCCTGATCATACTTTCATGGATATTAAAAACAATATAATTAAGACCCTTGGCGATCTTAACATAATCTACATCCTTAAATCTAGAAGCTGCCCTAGACAAAGCATTATACCTATCACCAGCCTCTATTCTATTAAGAATAAGCTTATCAGTTAACCACGTAACAACCTCGGCATACAACATAGGATTCAATTCCATAGCTACAAGAACCCATATATAAGGATTACACATAGTTCTCCTGTTCTCGCCCCTACCAACCGTCTTATAAGCGCCAAACTTTTTCATTACTTTTATAAGAGACTCTTTTTCAACCATTTCCATAAAAACAGGAAATCCTGTTTCTATCATATATCCTTGTTTTTCAAGAATATAATATATTCGCTCAGCACTCTCCTTGTTAGAAAGAATATTCTCTATTCTCTTATCATTCCATCCCTCCTGAATCCTTTTCCTTGTATAGGCTTCCTGTAAATCAGTCAACGACATGAAAGACGTTTTAGTGTCTTGCTTGATAGTAACACCAAAAAGATCCCTATCCTTGGAGATCATAACAACATTAGTTTTCATATTATATATATTTAATTATTTAATACGACGCAAATATATAAATAAAAGTTTTACCGTAAAAATATATAGATAAAAAATATTCCAATATAAAATCATTATATTAAATATTTTGTAAAACACAAAAACCATACTTACGATTTCTGGAGTCGGAGAAATCTCCGATTCCAGAAAATATGCATAGGATGATAAAAAATAAGCCTACCCATTTCTGAGCAGGCTTATCAATCAAAACTAACGTTGTTTATTTAAAAGAAGCCACATTATCCTTATCAAGCTGATACCTCTGCAACTCGTTCTCGTTAAGGCTGAATTGTTTAGCGACCATATCCAGAATCTCCTCCACAAGATAATCGGGCAGCTCCGGGTCGATGTCCGTGGATTGGATACCGGCGGCGTTGATATACCCCGACAGGTCTACCCTGACAGGACGGCGGTAGTACGTCATCTTAACTTCCTCGGTACGGAAGCCTGACTCGTAGACCACGACCTTCCCGTTCCCTATGGAGTAGAATGTCTCCCGATAATCGTAAGAAGGGCGGTTATTATCATCCCCAAGAAGCTCATGGATATTCTCGTTCTTAGCCTCCCACATAACGAAATCAGTGGCCTCACACCCTTTGTATGAGAAAACGCCTTTTATGTTAGAGAACCATAGATAGTCATCAGGTAAGTTAAAGGACGTAGACTCAGGGTCATCCATCCTACCCGCATTATCCAACGACATCCAATAAACAAGAAGGTTTTGGATGGAGCGTATAGTCTCGTCATCCTTCCTATTTAGATAGTACTTAACCAACCGGTCTTGGGCCTCGTTGAACAACAGCACGAACCTCCCCGGATCAAGCTTAATCCCGCCATTGGCCAGATTCTGCTCGTTCTTCTGCAAAGACCTTAGATACGCTTCTTGGATTGTCATAATTATTCCTCCTTAACCTTATCACCTTCCTCTACGTCATCCTTCTTCTTAATATCCTTAACCTTCTTGGTCTTGGACTTATCATCGATATTAGACATAGATATGATCTCCTCATACTCATCCAATACATTAGCCTTTATGTTAATAAAGTCTTTCTTGGTAGCCAAGAACTCAGCGGATGTCCGAACGTCAGGTCCTATGATCTGGCCATTATATTGTAATCCGGATGGAGTCATATTGATACGACCATTTCGTTGAAGGACGTTTACGATACGGTAAAACTCAAGAACTTCCTTGAAATCACCTTCCAATGACCGATCCCAGATATCAAGCAGATAATCAACATTGGTCTTCTTCTCATTCATCCAGTTTGATAGAGATCCTGTATAATACTCATCCTCCGTGAAATCTGGGCGAGTTACGATACCGATGTAAAGAAGAAGATCGATGACAGCCTGACGATCGTCTCCACCTTTCTTAAGGGCGCTGATAAACTTATAGCTGATGTTCATCTTATTGATCTCACGCTGCTGGACGAAATCCTTCATATTGTCTTTCTCCACGAAACAGAACATGGAGTTCATGAAAATAGGGTCACCATCCATTTCCTGAGGAGTCAACATGCCGGAAAATACAGCCAAATATAAATAAAATAGATCTACGGTATTAGCCGTATTATAAACCTTACCCATGAAGATCTTATCCTTAGCGTCATCCCAAAATTCTAAATTGGTTTGAGATAGATCCATCTGCGACATTTCCTCGAAAGGCTTCATGATATTATCTACCCGCTGTTTGACGAGCCTGTCGATCTCATTCTTGTCAAGACCATTATAGCATCTTGATCTTGGATAAAAACCGGTGTTATAGGCCTTGGAGAAATCATCCCAAGGGCAACATACGTGAGTGGCGTTCTCCGGGAACGGAGCTTTAGCTATATTAGCGTCTTGAAAGGCCTGAGGAGCACTTCCATCGTGTTTGCCTACAACCTCATATAAGGTATCTGACATGATATTGAAACCGTTTACCTCGGCCAATACCTTCCTTGATTTTAAAATTTCTTTCATTTCCTTTTTGCGTTACTTTAAAAAAAAGAGGAGAGGAATATCCTCCCCTCTAAAAACCAAATTACATATATGAAAAAACTTAGCCGAAGTAGTTCGGTTGAAGCTCGATAATCAAGAACTTACTGTTATCCATAACCCATGCTGCGGAAGCGGAATGACACCAGAATTGCTCTTTCATACCCGGCAAGGATGATACGATCTCGTTACCGTTGGCTTTGTGTGCCCAACGACCGTACTCATAACCCCACCACATGCTTACACCTTCTGGCTTGATATAGAATACGTTGTTATTCATATTACCTAACTTAGCGTTAGCCGTATTAGGAATAGCGGAATATGCGTTAGTTGATCCAGCGTCAGTGATATTCTCGATAATACAAGAATAAGAGGATCTAGGATACATGCCATTCACCAACTCGCTACGATCTGTCATGTCGGCGTAATCCAAAGAAGGATCATGCTCGAACTCAACATTACCGATGCCCGGGATGAAAGCTCCCTTAACCTGAACCGGACCTAAGATCATGGCGTCATTAGTACCAGAGATAGGGTTAGAAGGCAGCATACGGTCACTACCCATACCCCAGCTTAAATTACTCAATGTAGTGAAGAAAGATTCTCTAATCAACTTCTCTAAATTGATCATAGCCATAGCTCCTACCTTGAACTTAATCTTACGCTCCGTAATAGGAAGATCCTGACGTCCACGGAAAATATAAGCGGCAGCAGCCATAAGCGTATCCTTAGTAATACCCATCGGGCGGCTATAGTAGATAGTGTAACCACGGCGAAGCTGACGATAGATACCTTCATTCAAATGGATAGGACCATTTTGATCCATGATAATACCACCTTCTTGCCACATCAACTGTCTTGCCTCCAACTTAACCAACTCAGCCATACAGTACACCTCCAACGTAGAGGCTACTTTGGCCGTACGCAAATCAAGTCTACCATTAACAGTCTTACCGATAATAGCCAGATCAGGAATATTACCCTCATACTCGCTTCTCATGGCATTCATACGACGAAGGGCGGTCTCCACGAACTCTGAAGTGCTGTTCTGGGCGGCCTGCATGGACTTCATACCAGCATACATAGTTGTCTCTCCTTCAACACCACGGTGGTTTCCTAAACGGAACTCACAGGTCATGGAACCGGCCTTGTCAGCTCCAGATACCTTAGAGAACTGGGTGCTATACTCACCAAGAGCATGACCGATCTTCCAATAACGGATACCAGGACGTAATTTCTCTTTAGGGAAGTATTTAGCCTTTCCGCCGATAACACGACCCCAATAACGTGTCAAATCACCTTCTGTCTTAGACGGGATCTCACCTGAGATAAGGATATTACAGCCGTTAGCGGCGTCATAGGTGATGACATCATAAGCCGTAAACTCAGAGGTATTCAAAACGATATCAAACAAGCTACCATCAATACCAGGTTTCAGGTGATGACCTGAAGTATCCTCAGCCGTAACGACAGCGAATGTCTTTGTAACGGGAAGATCATAACGGAAAGAAGCTCCAATACCGTTAACGGAGATCGTAGCGCCGTTATTAATCATACCCATATACATCGGAACGGGGTAATTAGCGATATTAGAGAACAGATTCAACAGACCCAAATGATTCTTATCAGGATCCTCATAATACCAGCTCGCCAATGAGCCTAAGTTATGCTCTACGAGCGATGTCTTATAGTTCTTGGCATCGGTGAAAGCAATAACGTTATCACCATTCACGGTAGCCGGAAAACTTTTTGTTAAAAAAGGATTCATAATTATCTATCTTTTAATGTTATACACTCTTTGATCCACTCAGATCAAGGAAGTTAGCTTCTATAGTATCGTTATCGATATTAGTCTTATTCTGCTTTCCTCCCTTATTGCCAGAAAGAAGAGTGATGGTCTTCTTATTAACCTCCATCTTAACCTTGTTAGTTTTCTGTTTAAGGAACTCGTCCTTATTCATCAAGAACAAGGCCAAATCAGCGGCCATGTCCGGATTCTTGATAGCCTCCGAATAAGCTTTATCTATAGCCGTATGACCTTGATTGTCTATCGGCTTGGTAACGAAATCGACAGCCTTACCTATCATCGTGTCAGTCAACTGGAATCCTGAGCTTATAGACGTCTTAAGACCTTTCTTATAGACTTTCATCTGCTCAACTAATTCCTGTCTCCTTTTCTCGGACTTTTTTTTCTCCTCCTCGATAAGGTTATCCATCTCCTTTTTCAGGATATCATGGAACTTATTGGCCTTGGACTCAATAAACTCATCGCCCTTGCCGATCATCATCTCCATATTATCCTTTATCTCGTCTTCCGGCATACCCAACATCTTATAATAATGCTGGATAACCGCAAGCTGATCATTTTTATTACTCATATCAAGGCTATCCAACGGAGCCTGAATACTCTGATATTGGCTTAATAGTTGGCCAACGTTACCACCGGCCTTATCCACCTCTATCATCTTCTTCATGAAATCAGACATCGAGCCGGTATCAACCTTGTCTTTCAACAACTCATCAGCCTTGTCCTTGATCAATCCCTCCACTATATCGAGTAAATCATCCTCTTTCGTGATAGTAGAAAGATCAACCGGTTTATCATCTACCATAATATCTAGGTTCTCGATACTGTCTATGATACCTCTGGCGGCCATCTTCTCCAAGAAAGATTTCCCGTTAAACCCTGATACCACGTTATTATTATCAGCACCGCCTTCGCCAAGAGAATCCGGGTCTGGGTTGGTAGCATCGCCGCCCTTATCCCCGCCACCGTCAGCCGCTCCGCCGTCGGCAGGCTCTTTATTGGTATCACCTATAGGATTACCATCCTTATCATATTTACCCTCGATATTATTCTTATCGCCATCACCGTCACCACGGTAAAAAAGTTCCTCGACACTCATGGTCTTAAAACCCTTAGCGAAATCACCCATGTCATTCATACAATTTCCTTTTTTGCTTTTTACAAAAGTATTATTAATCCAATTACCAATTAAATCAAACCCATTATAGTATATGACAGAATTTTACGCCAAAATGACTACAGATTTTGTAAAAATATTTACAAAACTTGTAATCAATTCTTGTTTATTATTGACGTAAACCTATCTGTATCAGAACGTTTATTCCTAGCATCTATCTCCTTTTCCTTTAATTCCAACTTCCTTTTCTCTATCTCCTCACGAGATCTTCGCTCAGCCTCGGCATTAGCCTGTCTGGTTCTCATATCCTCCTCACGGATATCCAGATCCCTTTCCTTCAAGGCTCGATCCGCTATAGCTTCCACATAATCCATACCCTCTGCGTTATCTTGTGTCCTAGCCGCTTGACCGGCGGCCATTATGCTCTTACCCCGTAAATCGAAGTTACCCTTGATATAAGCAAGCTCCTTCTCCTTCTCATGCCCGTCATTACGGGCCTGTTGATCGGCCTCGGCTTTTTGCTGTACAAGTCGTTGTTGATTCTGGTACTCCTCCTGTCTTACACGATCTGCGTAAGATCTGGCATCCCTTCCTATCTGATTCATCTCAGCCGTCGAGTTGGCATTCATCATTCTAGTGATATCAAGCAAGTCATTGCCCAAAGTATTCGTCTGTAATATATATTGCTTCAAATTCTCCAATTCCAGACGTTTCTTGGAATTAGAGACAGCCATAACATTAAGATGACGTAACGACAAGCTATTATCCGTAAGACTGACGTAAGCCAAGGACAGATCGCTGTTCCTGTACATCACGGTCCAATCGTATCCTTCCTTCTGGCATACTTGAGCCACGGCTAGATGAATATCCAATGTCCGTTTCTTGAAGTCATCGAAATCATTAAAGTAAGTCTGGGTCTGTAGCATAGTAGCGTTAACTCCCTGTTTTACGCCCGTAGAACTCTCGTATCTAGTTGACTGACCCATCGCTTGCTCGGATATACCTATCATCCTATAAGCCATCATATAGGCGTAAGACGCAATTTCCATACGGGATCTTATCTGATCCGTATTAGTAAGATCATATACACCGAACTGATTATATATGCTGCTCATCTGCGGATTCTGGTAAGGATTGTTTGTGTCATTACCACCTACACCCATAAATGAGACGGACTTAACGATCTGCATAAAAGTAGCCAAAGCTCCCTTCTTGTCCATCATATCCTTATATTCCGTAGGCAGGAATCCTAAATCGCCTAAGAAGAACTTACCGATCTCCTTCTCGGCGTTATTGTATAGCTGGTTCATAGCAAGGTTATACATCATCTGGAACGGCTGTATGCGATCAGCGAGACTAGCCCCTATAAATCCAGAAACCGGAATGACATAATCATACAGACTGCTATCACCATGTATCTGATGAGGTATTGGATCCCCACCAATATATATAGGCTTATCCATTAAATTACCTCCGGTGATCTTAACGCCAAACCTAACCTCAGGGACATACTCCAAGATATAGGTGTTCACCTCAGGATCACTGACGGCTTCTGCCATGACCCTCTTCACTTTCTTTATACCATTCTTCTCCAAGAACTCCGGGAGAAGCTCATCTGTCACAAGCTCCTGATCCACCATTCCGGTCTCCGTCATGTAAGTTATTAAGAATATCGGTTTCATGGATACCCAATATCCCTCCATGACCCTAAAAAGGCGAGAGTCTATCTCATATCTCTTGCCATCGGCCATTCCGGAGTTGAAATATCCAAAGGGATGGAAGCGGGGCAAGAAGCGGGGCTGGGTGTGCTCCTCCCCGTCAGGTCCGAAGGTATGGTACTCTCCCATCGGCACACCATAATAGTCCTCAGCGGCGACTATAGACTCATAGTCATGGTATCCTTTCCATGGAATAACCTCATTCTCATACATACCGGTAATAGACGGTTTCTTTTTCTTCCAATCATACCTAGCGCCGTCATTAGATATCCATCCCTCATAATCATCATCACCTCCCATAATCCGACGCTTGTCCTTGGCTGTCATCTTATGGCCGTATCTTGATATCAACTCGACACCCTCGTAATAATGAAGACGACCTACATAAGATCCATATTGCGGGTATTTTACATCAGGATGGAAAACCTCCATAGGACTCCATACCTCCGGACGGTAGTAATCGAAACCAACGAAATGATTCCGGAACATCTTTCCGCTAAGAAGACGATCCCGGTAATTCTCCCTGTCAAGCTCATCCATATAAAACCTGCTACGGTCAGCCTCGATCGTATGATCCCCCCATACCGCCGCCTGCGTCTTCCATCTTGTGCTCATGAATCTTTGGATATCATCAGGGGTCATAGACGTCTTGGCCTGTTGGATTTGCTGAACATAAGCCTGACGCTCCTCCTCAGAGTTAAACTCATTGTACGTAGGATCAAGACCAGCCTCCACAAGACGCTGATTGACGATAATATCCCACTGTTCTTGTATATGGCGATGAAGTAAGTTTGACATCGTATCCTCATACTCACTTATAGCCATATCCCCTACCTCATTAACCGTATACTTATCCTGTAGGTTTGTCAGCCATCCCTCAAAGGCGTTTACGATACCACCTATGATATCATAATGCTTCAAGAAAGAAGGTATCCTTATATCGCTCCTTAGCTTCTGAACGTTCCTTAACTGAGGGATAACATCTGCCATCTCCATAAAAGATAACTTACCATCCGCCATCAGATAATAGTCACGGTACATCTGGTTACGATCATACTGTTTCAACCCTATCGTCTCAAGAGCGTCCATACAATCCTCCTTCCATTTCCTGTTCTTTTTCTTCGTGGAAATAGCCTGAGGAGGTAATCCTAATAACGCTCCTTTTGCTGGAAACGAATGATCTCTATTAAACACTTCCATGATTATTCAATTTTATTTACAACAAAGATAGGCGTTTAATTGACATTCATTTACCTAAAAGCTCCTATAGATGCCGATCCAAATGCAGAGGCATATATCTCATGGTGTTTATAAGCATCTTCCTTACGAGCGTTATTCATCTCATCTATCTTCGATTTAGGCATGTAGTTATTATCATCAAAATACCTAGCGAGAACCAACGCATGCCCGAAGGCTATTATCCTATCGACGTTCAATCCTGGCTTATACTGTATTATCTCATCCAATAGGGCTATATCATCGATCAGCTCAATACCCTTGACAGTTATATCAAGACCAGTCTGATCATCATAACCAATAACGAAATCCTGCCAACAGTAATCCACGACACACGAGAATAGCAGGTTCTGGTTACCGGGGGTAGGATATAGACCTAACTTGCTGTTCTGCCGGGAGCCGGCCTTCACATACTTATTGGCTATTGCCTCACCAGCAAACAGGAAGAAAGACGCTGGCATACCGCTTTTACGGTTAAGGTACTGCTCATACATCTGGTCAGCGTTCTCCATAAGACATATAGCACCATATCCCTTCTGAAGCACCTCACAAGTACGGCAAAACTGATCTATGGATGATGGGCGGGATACGTATGAAGCCACTATTCTATAGGCATAAGGATCTCGAATACCAACACGCCTTTTGAATACATAAAAAGCTCCTAATGAAGGGGTATCAGACTTGGCCTGTTTATAGGGATCTTGGCCTGCAACATAAATAAAATCATCAAACCTATTAGATTGAGGCATCTCGAATATCTGGACAGGAGCGTCGATAACACCTCCACTAAACGGGAAACCAGCTAGCTGTTTATTAGATTTAGTAGTCCCCAGTTTATTACCTGACTCAAGAAAGACATCACACAGCATGCCACTATATTGACCCGACTCAAGAAGATCGTTCTTATGCTTGATAGCGTACTCAACCGGGAACAGATTTTGAGAAGAACTTAAAAAACAGTCATCAATCGTAAAAGGATAGAACATAGTATGAGAGGTATAGGCTACCCTGTCCTTTGTAGACAGCTTCTTCCGTTCCTCATTAAGTTTATTGGTACTAGCCTCGAAATCAGTAGCGTCGATCTTGATCTTATTAAGCTTCTTGTCATCAGGCTTACCAAGATAATCGCCCAATCCTATAGTTCTCTTAACACCGGAGTTAGCCATCTGACCGGGAACGAACATCGCCCATTTCCGTTCTTTCCATGTTTTCCCTTTCATGGCTCTACGGTTTAGGATATCCCAATCCATGACCAGAAGATTATATGTCTCGGGATCGGAGAACATCTCTTGAGCGTCCTTAGACAACTCCACCTCACCACCGGTACCGGCCAAGATAGGACTAAGACGCCAGCCATAAGGCGTGTCGTAGGACGGCATGGCGGCCGTGTAAGGCTTCTTTATCGGACCTTTGCCTACCTCGTCGAAAATAGCCGTAGCCGGTGTCAGACCAGCCGTCTTCTGCGTGGAGGTCTTCCTACCCATGTTGATGTTGGCTATAGAGATAATGGCATGGATATCACGTACACCATTGGACATCCTCTTGCCTAATGTAACGCCCGAACTCCAGTCGGTCTTGGTTCTGTTGATCCTGAAAAAAGGATGCACATGATCAAGACCATACTCACAATACTCGCCGATATTGGATAAATCACTGTCGCTGAATCCTACTACAGAATGACTAAGGCCGATCGTCATAGTAGCGTTCATCTGGAGAAGTGATGACATGATGGTCGTATTATGGGAGACGACAAAATTGGTAGTAAGAAACTGATGCGATTTATTATCGACCTCAATACAAGTAGCCTTATATCTACCGTAATAATCTATATCATATATCCTAAGCCTATCATGGGTCTTAGATATATACATATCATCACCATCCATGACACAATAATACCCCATAGACCAAAATATTTTCCTTACAAAGGATATAATATACTCGCTTTTATAAACGACCTTAAAACGATCGTCACCGGTATTTATACCGCAAGCGATCTTCATAAACGATCCTATGAACAACTCTTTCTGTTTTTTGGATGAATAAATGACATCATCCATCTCCTTCTTGCTTAGCTCAAAGATCCTGTCGGTAGATCCACAAAGGAAGGAGGCGGCCAGAGACCCCATGAGCTGGGGCGATATCAGCCACCGCCGCTCAGGGAAATCTACCGCCTCCCCAATATCTATAGTCATTTTGGAGAAGTCAGAATGGATGATACCCATAGTGCTCATAACCTTATAATCACCATGATACTTGACTTTCCACTGGTGCTGCCCGCAACACACCACGCTGCGACCGTCCTCAAAGGTCACTTTGTACGTATCAACGAATCCCTGAGGATATACGCCCACTATGGTAGTAAGCTTCCCGTCATCACCGTATATGATATCTCCTATATCGGCGAATCCTATTTTCTTAGATCCATGAGGAGTATATATCAGCTCCGAGTCCAGAAGAGCCTTGCCAAAACGACGAGTACCAAACATCCCCAACCCTTTCTTCTCCATACGGGCACGTTGGTACATCTCGGCGAAAAACCATTCGTTATCACGCAAACGACTGATCGCTGGCACACGTTCCCCGTTTGGAAGATCCTGGAATACGGGAAAGAAATTAACATGCCAATAAAGCCATGGAGGGATGAACGTACCATTGATAGTCACCCCGTACTTGACCTTATAAGCCTCCTCTGTAAAGAACTGCTTAACATCATCATCCTGATCCTCCCATCCGAACAGATCGTTCCATACAGGGGGATTCTTCATGTTTACATAAAATTCTGGACTCGTGCTTAAACTCATTTCATAATATCCTTTAAAACAGACTCGATTCCACCAGAAACCTGACCCTTACGTTCCTTTTTCTGGACATTGCTTACAGACCTATATACATCCATGATCCCGCTCTTCTCCATATAAGAATCATTCCAGGTATTTATCTTATCGATTAATTTTGATATGAAGTCAAATGCCCTTGCCATATCCTCCGGCTTCTCCTTATCCCAAGGATGTTTATCAATATAAGCCTTGGCATCATCCACGGCCTTGGATATGACCTCAAGATTGTCATTAACCCGATCAACATCCTTACTCGTCGGCTTTCGTCTTCCCTGTGGCATTGGCTTTCATATCCTTAAACTCGTTATACTGTTTCATAAGAAGCTCATAAGATTGAACAACCCCGATCTTACTTACTTCCGTCACGCTCATGTCATAGAACATATCCTCAAGCTCCTTGTCAGCATATCTAAGACGTTCCTTGTCATCATAAAACACGAATCCAGACGTTCTGTCTTCTATAATGCTCTTGGCGGTGGACGCATATGTCGTATCTAAATCCAGATCCATACCGAAGCTGGTAGCCAACTGGATCATGAACATCAACCTAGAATTGACTTTTACAGCCTCTATATTCAACATCTGTATCTTATGGGTCATCTCATGAAGAACGACAAAATCCTCCTCTTTTATCAACGAAGATGATTTAAGGGCTATCTTCTTAGTCCTATCCTCAATATCGCTATACAGACGCTTGCTCTCACGCTTTATGGCTATCCAATGCCTTATATGAGTATCCGCCTCTTCTTTAAGATAATCCCTGATCTCTTTTTTGATATCCTTATCCTCTTCCATTATAATCACACGTTATAATCATTATTATTTAATTCAATCTCATCACTGATGCTTTGGTCTATAGACCTCAATAAATCCATGGTACTAACATCCCGCAAGAAGCGGACATTACCACCATTAGCCCTAGCTATCCTCCTTAAAGCGGAGTAAAGTATATCACCCAACGAATATTCAGGCAACTCACGGCATCCGACTTCCATGACAATAAGGGCATGGATACGATCATCTATCTTACTTCTTACGGGACTTCGCATAGTATTTACTTATAAGCTTCCCCTATAATACGTAGAGGGAAATGTTTGAAATTACGTTCAGGATCATCCTTCGTATAACCCATGATAGATAGATGTTTCTCAAAATGACCTTCCGTATATTTTGAGGTATCCAACGTCATCCTAAATATAGTTCTATTCTCATTGTCAGGATGTTTGTTATATGACACGTCTCCCATACATCCACATCCAAGATGATGCTCCTTGACATGGAAACCATCTTTATGGGTAATAAATAACACGATTTCTATCTTATCACCTATTTTCTGATCAAAAATATTTAGATAAAACTCGCTCTCATCATCCGTCAGTCCTATATCAAAGGAATCGTTAGGGCACTCGATATTAAAATCGTTATGATCGGCTGTTATCACCTCCATAGCATTCCATTTAGCTTTCTCTCCTTCCACGAACTTCAACGGGCATACCTCGGTCTTCATCCAAGCCTTCTCCTTGATAAAACAACCACACAACGAACATGCATGTCTTCCCATCAATCTTTGAAGCAATACCTTAGCTGGTAACTTAAAGAAAGCTATATTAGAAGAGTTCTTAGGACATTTCTTGCATAAATCAAGACGATTCTTGTACCACTCCGGATAATCCTTCTCATCCTTAGGAATCCTGCCCAATAAACTGTCTTCCCAAGCTTGGGCTATTACTTGGGCTTTACCAATTGTTTGCACGATAATTATTTTTTAAACTGTTTTTGTTGAAAATCCTGTAATTGTTCCCATGTCATTCCATACCGACATTGATACATGGCTTCATGATTATCACGTATAAGAGGATCTCCGTTCTTTAACCCCTCCATATCCTCTATTACCTTAATCTTCTTATCCAGACAATCAAGCTCAATAGGCATCCTTTCATCCGGATAACGATTACCTTCCTTGACAAATATCCGACGTATCTTATCACGCCTTACACGCATCTCACGAAGATTGCATATAACGTATCCGATAAACGGTATTCTGATAGATATATTGTCAGTATACCTAGCTAGATGATGGATGTAAGATACGGATGCTTTCATGCACCACTCTACCTGTTGTTTGGTGAACTTCCCATCAGATCTTCTTACCACCTCATCAACGATATCCCTATCGAATGAAATAAGATTCCTACCCATCAATATCCAATTTGTTTCTCTTGAATACGAATCCCATTACACGGGTATCATCACCCTCCCCGTCAAGCACGAAATAGTTACGTAGGCTTCTCATCTCAATAGACAGCTCACGGGTACGGGAATTCCCGTTCTTCTTGTCCACCAGAAAACCACCACGCTTCAACTCATTGTTAAGGACAGCGATGTAAGACTCCTTCTGTCCATGACAATCCATGTACTTAGCCCTGGTATCATCCGAGTATCCGTAGTTGATGTAGAAAGAAAGTAAGTTTATCGTTCTTTCGGTGATCAAGCTTCTACCCTTGGAATCCAGATAGCCGTTGTATATCCTTAAGAACTGCTGGATCATATCCAGTCTAGTGTCGTAAGGTAATGCGAATACGAAAGCTTTTCTCTGCTCGGCCATACAAAATTAGTTTTCGACAAAAATACTTTAAAAAAATATTATTGTCAACGAAATATGATATAATCAGTATAATATATGCTAACTAACATGTATTTACGAGAATCCAAAGGGAAAAGGCTAGTGGGGTAAGACGAACGAAGCTATGTATGTCTATGGCTGGCTACAATAGCGAGGACAGTGAAGTTCACATACGCTACGCGCTTGGACGGCGGGGGACAGCCTTATCCTGCCTCACGGGATGCGACCACTCCTTTTTTCTTTTTGGCTTATTGACCTCATATCCTGCCGTCATCGTCCAAGGATATAGCCCAAGGAATCCAAAGGGAAAATGTTGGTGGAGGATACGCTGGGACACCCAAGGTAAGGCTACCGCCGTCATACCGGACAATGCCGCCAGAGGTTCGCTATTGACATGGACGGAGGTAGAGTTATGTTAGCCTGCCGGAGCGTGAGCGACCGCATACGACCTTACTTTTTTCCCTTTGGATTCCTTCCTCCCCAAGCTATGGGATATAAAGCCAAGGGGAAATGGGAGGCCTTGAGGCATGGGCCTGCCGTAGAAGATACGGACGGCCGGAGCGTGAGCGACTGCACAAGACCTCGCTTTTTCTTCTTTGGCTTTTGCTCCACCCGATCCCCCTACCGGGGTTCCGGCTTCCGGTATAAGATACGGCTTCTACCAGGTTTAGCCTGCGGTATCCTGCCTGACGGCACCATACCTTGGCGGTAAAAAGCAATGTTTTATTAAATAGAGACTTTAAGTGGAGTACACAGGAACTCGACGTCAGGAGAGGTTCTGTGTACGGATAGAGATATTAGTAAGTAGTATATGTTTATAAAGTTAATTATATTTAATAAATATACCTATTAACGCGCGCGTAACAAGTAGGTTGAGAAAAAACATCGTTCACGCTCACAGCGTTTTACGGACATCACCTACCCCTCCTCCCCCCCCCTAAACAACAAATGGGCGACCTTCACAGGCTACCCATCCATCCGAATAACTTGTTTCGTATTGATGAAACTTGTATATTCGCAGCAAAAAAATAAAAAAAAAATGTCTGGAACAAAGATAGCACTTTTACAGAAAATGAAATCAAATTTCGATAAGATTCTTACCGAAAAGTATATTCCACGTAATATTCAGACCAAGAAAGATGAGCTAGGATGTGTAAAACTTCCAGCCGGATCACTTATATGTCCAGTTGATTTTAAGCTTGTTACTAATAAGGAAGGCAAGAAAGTGACAGCCATAAAATATTCATTGAAACATGAGGAGTATCATGGATCGGGAATCCGGATCAGCGATGAATGTAAGATGGCAATGATATATCTTATTATCATAAACGTACTCAAACATGTGTTTCTAAGAAAAAGGATGCAAGATGGAAACAGAGATCAGATAGAGATCAATACCAATGATTTTATTGATATTCTATCGGATGGATGCGCTTATTTCTGCTACCGACATGTATTAAGAGATTCTCACGAAGATATAAACTACCAACTTATAAGTCTAAAGGCTTGGGCTGAAGGAGAGATCAGAATAGCATTGTCAGATATCATAAAATACAAGCATAAGGCTAGTAAGGTCCCAAGGATAAAGGATATGTTTGTAAAGAAAGGAGAATCCATATACACTTGCATTGATAAGAATCTTGATTCGGATTCTAGACGAAGAATGGCTAACAAAAGCCGGAAGCTTGATAGGGTGAGAATCCTTTCCAAAATAATATTCAGAGCCAGAACCAGAAACGTACATCACATATACAAGGTAACTAAAAGAAAGACAGTTAAGTTCAATGTAGCATACCTTCTTAATGAGTTGAATAAGAAGCTCATAGGCATAGGTATGCGTGAAATATCTCAATCCACTATATACAGATACATAAGCATGTTCTTAGACATGTGTAAGAAGAGTATATCCGATTTGTATGACGAGGTAAAAAAAAACAATGGAGTGGCGAATACCAAAGACAGAAAGAACGTAACTATCGGATGCTTAAGACTATTATACAAGGGGAAATATATGCATATCCTTATATCGACAGAATACATAAGAGATGTATTTTTAGGAGAAAAATCTTCTGAGATGAGTAAAGCTGGATGATTTGAGTATCAGATATAAAATTTAATATTTACATATTATTCACATTTATTTTTAATAGTTAATTATAACTATTCGTATCTTTGTACCATAAACTTAAAAGATATGGTAAAAGAGGATTTTAGAAATGAAAACGACCTCCTTCGTCATATTATGACGGTGGATAAAAACGTAGAGCAGGGTCGTGCCTTGAAGAAGATTTTCACTACTAGGGAGAATCTGTTTATTACCGGTAGAGCTGGTAGTGGTAAAAGTACGTTCATGAGACGTATTGTAAAGTTCTTGGGTAAGTGCGTTATCGTAGCTCCTACTGGCGTGGCTGCGTTGAACGCAGGAGGGCAGACCATCCATTCGTTTTTCTCTATAAAGAACGATCCTTATATCCCTTCTATAGAGAGAGGTATGTTGTCTAATAAGGTGGATGTAAGTCTGTTTATAAAGAAGAAGATCAGAAACCTCGATACTATCGTTATCGACGAGATCAGTATGGTAAGACCTGATTTGCTTGATGAGGTGGCTGACATACTTAGACAATGCAGGCGTAGCAAGGAACCTTTCGGCGGCGTTAGGTTGATTATGTTTGGAGATCTATCACAACTACCGCCTGTGGTGACGGAGGATGATTTTATCGACAAATATTATGAGAGCCGGTTCTTTTTCTCATCAAAGGCATTAAGAGCGTCAGGATTCTCGGTCATTACATTCGAGAACGTATTCCGTCAAAAAGATCCTCAGCTTCTTTCCGTACTTGAGGATATAAGATGTGGGGTTATTACCGATGAGTCAAGACAGATATTGGATAGTAGGGTCAAGTATCCGGATAATATGGATAATACTATAATTATATGCTCAACTAACAAAGAAGCTTATGAGATAAATAAGACTAATCTTGATAAGATCAATAATAAGGTATTTAAGCTCGATGCTACTGTATTCGGGGAGAAACCTGTAGCGCCCTGTGAGGATGAGCTTATAGTAAAGGTAGGAGCTAAGGTCATAATAACCAGAAACGGCAACGGGTATGTCAATGGCTCGATGGGTATCATAACCAGCATAGATACTGTTGATGAGACGATATATGTTCATCTAGATAACGATGCTGAGGTGGAGATAACCAAAGAGAAGTGGGAGAAGATGAAGTATAAGCAGGTAGATGATTCCCTTGAAGGTATTTCTTGCGGCTATATAATACAATATCCATTGAGGTTAGGATACGCCATAACCGTTCATAAATCTCAGGGAATGACTTTAGATAATATATTCGTAGACATCAGCAGAGCCTTCGAGATAGGACAGATATATACCGCTCTTTCAAGATGTAGGTCTATAGACGGGCTTTATCTAAAATCAGTGCCTAAGGAAGATATGGTACTGCTAAGCGATAAGATATCTGACTTCATAGATAAGGTGGATGAGAATGAGGGTGTATTACATCCAGAGAAGATTTCCGACATCGGAAAGGATATGATAAAGAAGCAACAGGATTTATTTAACTTTGACGAATACGGATTATAATGGCTAAGAAAGAACTTTTTTCAGACGTAGATGAATTAGTATCATCTTTAAATAAAGAGCTTGGAGAAGGCTCGATAATGAACTTCGGTGACGATAAGCCTATAATATCCATACCAAGGGAAAGCACCGGATCGCTGGTGGTGGATAAGGCCCTCGGCGGAGGATGGGCGGTAGGCAGGATCCATGAGCTGGTCGGGATGGAATCTTGTGGCAAGACCATGATGTGTACGTTAAGTATGATCGAGTTCCAGAAAAAACATCCAGATAAGTTGGTAGCTATAATAGACGTGGAGAATGCTTTCGATATTGAGTACGCTAGGAAAATGGGGTTGGATATAAACCGATTTTTGATCTCCCAGCCAAGCTACGGGGAGCTGGCTATTGACATTACAGCCAAATTAGTCGAGTCCGGGAAGGTCGGATTTATTGTCGTGGATTCCGTAGCCAATCTGGTACCGAAGAAGGAGATAGAGGGTGATATGGAGGACAGTAACATGGGATTGCAAGCTAGGTTGATGTCAAAGGCCATGAGAGTCCTTACCGGTATCGTTAACAAAAGCGATTGCGTTCTGGTATTCATCAACCAATATCGGGAGAAGATCGGTGTTATATACGGCGATCCTAAGGTAACGACCGGAGGTAACGCCCTTAAATTCTATGCCTCTATCCGTATGGAGATGGCGAGAAAGAAGGTTATATTAGGTGAGGACGGATCTTCAGTAGGTCATGAGGTCAGGATAAAGGTGCTGAAGAATAAGACCGCCGTACCGTTCCAGATAGCCGAGACAGCCTTATATTATGGAGTTGGGTTTGACAAGGAACTTGAACTTTTGAAGTTATGCGAGGAAACCGGTATCTTTAACCGTAAAGGATCATGGTACTGGTACGGGGATGTCCGGGTAGGAAATGGGGTGGATAATACGTTAAGTATCATGAGAGATAATCAAGAATTGTGTCAAGAGTTAAGAACTAAATTGAATTTGTAACCATGGCAATAGGAGTAAAATTTGTAGACGTAATACCATCCAGCGTAGAGAACGCTGTCGAGGTTAAGAAGGGGGATGTAAAGAACTATCTGTTCGTAGGTATTCCCATGAGTGAATTTATCGGGAAGAGATATGAGTATGAGGGATTCATATACATGTGCCTACAGGGTGTCACCGGTGGTACGGAACTTGGCGGAGATATAGCCATAGCCGTATTAAGACCGGTTCGACCAGCGACAGGACAGGCTTCTTATCATTTGGTATCGTATACGCCTCTCACATATACGAGATCTGATGTAGCGATATTACTTAGAAATGGAGATTTTAAGGTTGTTAAACGTGATGATTGTAATCTTATCTGATCATGGGTACGTATATCTCTATAAAATCAACAGTAAACGCATTCAGGTACGGTATTGATCCTATACCTGAATGGTTCGATAAGATATCTAACAAGACTGATGAGGTTGATGTTATGGTTGAAGGGAATAAGGTAAAGGCATTGGATATAAGGCTAGAAAATGGCATTCTACGGGCTTTTTACGGTTATTATATAGGTATGTACCCAGATAAATCGATACAGGTGTTTAGACCGGAGGATTTTCATTCATTATATACGATTAAAATATGAAAATATACACTGGACTGATAAAAGATCTAGGATGTAGATGTTTTTATTACAATAGCGGTATGAATATACCTATTGGGTTCGTATGCGCTGAGATACCTGATATTAGTTCTATATTATCATCAAAGAATGGATTATCTCATTTTTATGAACATATGATAATAAAACGTAATGATGATATTAGTGATAAGTTATTCTTTGATTTTAATGGATATACAGATCCTAGATCATTAGTATTTAAAGGATTTACATTGCCTGATGTTGATATCAAGAAGTGTATTGATTTTTCTTATAATTTTATCGTATATCCAGACATAAGTGAAGATCTTATAGAAAGTGAGAGGAATGTTATATTGACTGAAATTGATAATGATGAATCATGTATTAATATAGATAGACTTATAAAACTATCTGGAATAGATAAACGTTGTTTTATAAACACATTAGGTACTAAAAGGTATGTCAGCAAAATAACAAGGGATGATCTTTATATGTGCCGAGATACGATATTGAATAAGTCAGAAATGGTATTTCATTTATATGGATGTGATGATTTTATGAATAAATATGTATCGGATATAACGGAATTATCAAATGACGTTGATATTAATACATACTATCGTAATAGTCTTAAATATTTCCATGTTCATGGTCCTAAATATGGTGTTTATAAATATACTAAAAAGCCCAAACAGTTATATGTATCATTTGTATTAGATAATTATAATTTTAAGAAATTGTGTGTGTTGCTTATCATATTATCTATGATGTGTGATAATTATAATTTCTCTATGTTTAATTATCTTAGATCTAACGGATTATGTTATTCAGTAAATAGGAGATATATAGAATGCACGAATAGAATAGTAGCCAACTTGATAATTGACGTAAGCCCAGATAAATGTGAGATCACAAAAGATTATGTGGTTGATTATATTAATAACTTTAAGCTTATAGCAAATAATGACAACATAGAATATGCTATAAGAATGATTAAATTAAATGATAGATTGAATATAATGAATATTGAGGATTACCACGATGCCTATATATCTTTTGTAAGATCAAGACTTAATGGGGTAATGGATTTATATAAATCATATGACAATATATCTGTGGATGATGTTATGGATATGATTAAAGATATTACCGAGAATAGATTAATAATTCAATACTGCTCTTTATGAATATAGCGATAGGAATAGATCCGGGTATAGACACCGGAGGATTGTCCATGATCCCGGAGAACGGGGATATTAAGGTAATTATGACTCCAAGGATATCGGTTAAGGGGGATATAGATCTTAGGGCTATATCAAGCTTCTTCCTCGATGCCGCTGACAAGATCCAAGAAAAGGGAGGCGGGACGCTGGCGATCGCCGTCGAGGACGTCCATAGCATCCACAACAGCTCGGCAGCCAGCAACTTCACCTTTGGCGGGAGACGCCGGGAACCGAACGCCCTATTCGCTATGATGGTGGAGATGATGGAGCGATACGGATCTCACCCGGATGTTAGGTTCATGTTCGAGGAGGTCCAGCCAAAGACATGGCAGAAGGAGATCCATACGACAGCCGATCGGGTGTATACGGCGGCGAAGTTAGACACGAAGGCTACCTCCATCCGATGTGCCATGCGCCTTTTCCCTTTGGTTTCTTTCGTGAAACCATGGTCAGGAAAAGGAGTACAACCTACTAAGATACAAGACGGCATGTGTGACGCTACGCTTATAGCCGAGTATATTAGACGTAAGTTTAAACTATTTTAATACTATTAAGTATTTATTGTATTTGTATTAATATAATTATGATTATATTTGCGATGTAATAAAAAATTGTTCGTTATGCTTATAAGATGCTTGTCGAAGTCATTAAATGAGAAGTTGGGCAAATTGGAGACGGTTGTTAAGAATGCCGGTCCCAACTCCCTTTATAAGGATCTTAAGATAGATGTTGTCAATAATCTGGCTTATATCACTTCCGTAAATGCCAAGGTATGTGTTATAGAGCGATTGGAGGTCGAGGCTGACTCTAACTTCTCTTTCTTGGTAGAGGCAAGCTCTTTTATTAAGTTCATGAAAAAACAGAAGAATTGTGAGATTACGATACTGCTTTCGGATAGAAAAGATCAGATCACGATCCACTACGCTTCTGGTGAGTATAGTTGTCCGGCTTTTGATATCAATACATTCCCGCAGGTACATAAGATACTTGATGGAGGAATTAAGGTTAAGATGAGCGATTATGTTTCGGTTCTTAACAAAGCCAGCGATTATACGGAGGTAGATGACTTTTATCCATGCATCGAGAATGTGGTTATTGATATTGATGATATTAATATTAATATAGTAAGTACGGATAGAAATACTATTTACAGGTATTTTGTCCCTAATCAGGATAAGGTAGAGAAGATGTTTATCCCGGTATCGAACGAATCCGCGATATTGCTTGATAAGCATATCAATAAGTCATCGGATATGTTGTCTATAAAAGTGGATGATACTAAGACTTATTTCTCTACGCCTGATATGGATATGTATGAGACCAATTTTGAGGGTAATTATCCAAATTGGAGGTTCGTGGACGAGCATTTTGTCAAAACAAGTACCTATGTCTTCGATAAGGATCTACTCGTCCATGCCCTCCAAAATAATATTAAGGTAAATGAGTTTGATCATTGTAAGTTGATATTCACTGAAAAAGGATGCGGTATTATGTCAGAGAACCCTATGTCTGGAAGATCTTGTAAGGAAAGGCTTACGGCTTTATCGCATAACGGTAATGATATTATATGCGATGTGCTATGTGGTAGGTATCTTGGTATAGTTAAAAGCATACCATGGAATAGGATCGTTATCGAGCATGACCATAAATCTCATTTCAACAAGATTTATGGGGAGGATAATAAGAATGAGTATTTCTTATCATCATCAATTATTGTTTAATTTTTAAATATATATAATATGGGAGTTCGTGAAAATTCGCTAGGATCTAATAATCACTACTTTAAGATAAGTGGTAGTGGAGTTCTTTATCAATCATCCAAGGAGCCTAAAGAAGGTTATGAGGAACATGTGAATGATAAGACCGGGGCTGTATCTTATTGGAAAGTATTTTGGAATGGTATAGAGGGATATTTATCAGATATTGAGATAAGGGAGGTTGACTATAACGGGGCAAAAACTAAATACGTAGCTATAAAAATAAGCGATGACGAAGGAAACTATATTATAAATGTTCCTTTGATGACTCAAAAAGGAGGTATTAATAATTATGTTAAGTCATTGGTGAGATACTTGCCTAATATTGATCTAAAGCGTAAGGTGGTAATCAATCCAGCTCACGCTAGGAAAGGAGATCAATATGCCCCGGGTAATTTTTTTATCTCATATGCTAGGGAAACTCCTGATGGAAGGGATGAGCTTATACAGCAATATTATAAGAATGGTCAGAATGGATGGCCTGACAGAGTTGAGAGTACTGATATAATGGGGAATAAGAAGTTTGATTATACTGCCCAAGATGCTTTCGCCTATCAGGTACTTAATAAATACATTCAAAGCATTAAGACAGATGGGGTGAAACCCGCTCAGTCGGCAAGCCAAAACAACGTTGGTGAGGCTACAACGCAAACGCCCCCACCGTCATATCAGCCGCAAGCCCAGCCGCAGACGCCTCCTCCATCATACCAGCAGGCTACGCCTCAGACAGCCCAAGCTCCTTCTTTTGGAGGTCAGCAACAACCTCCTCAATATCCTCCTTTTGGAGACGATAGTGACCTACCTTTTTGATTAACTAATTGAAAATTAATAATTTAATGGAAAGTAATTTTAATATATCTACTAAAGTGAACCGTGTCTCGATGCCTACCCAAAATAAGGTAGATACGGTTATGAAGAACTTAGGGCATCGACCTTGTGTAGCGTATTCCGAGGAAAAGAATATGTATTATAAGGATGGAGAATGGGTAGCGTCAGATCTTGACGCTACTATCTTACCTCTTAGGGAGATGTTCGAAAAGACATCTGATTTGAAGTTAGGATTGAAGATCGTTTATTTAATAATAAAATTATAGTATGGCTACGATTGAAGATATCAAAAAACTTCTGGAGAGTAAGTCATTTACATCAGCCAGAGATCTTGAAGAATTTGAGGAAAAACCGGATGATAAGCTTGATGAGGTTCACATGAATTGCGATCCAATGGTAGGGATAGTTGAGAAAGATGGTAAAATTTTTCTCAACTCTTTAAAATTCTCTAAGGCATGGAACTCATTGGGGAAGAATATTCCTATCAAGCAAGGTAATGCCTTCCCGTTGGGTCAAGGTGATGTTCTTGATATAGACACAGGCATATCGGCCTCATTCCCGGATGATACTGTCGGGATGGTTATGATGCTCCCATCGTTCACCAACGATACAGGCCTCACTTTGGTAGGATCACCGTTCGTTTTCTCTAATAACGAGAATATTACGATCAGAGTCTCTAATGTCCGTAAGGATATAGCTATAGTCGAGAAAGATAAGCATATAGCTGAGTTAATTATAGTCGGCAAGATAAAGGCCGATATTCGTAGAACTTATAAAAGTGTTGAGGATGTTCGGATTGAAGATAGTAAAGAGTAGTTATATAAATACTCTAAAACAGGATCTTGATGAAGCTATTAGCTATTCAAGTAGATTAAAAAGAAATTATGAGGATGCTCGTAGTAAGATAACGGAATTGGAGGAAAAAGAAAGATATCTTAATACGCTTGTGGATTCTCTTGATATGGATATAGAATCAAAGGATTCTCATATCGTTAAGATGGGGAATGAGCTTAGTAAATCAAGAGATCTATATAATGAGTCGGTAAAAGAGAAAGAGACTCTTAAACGGGCTTATATGGATATAGAGAAGAAACATAAACTATCATCTAAATTACTCGATGAGGCTAGAAGAAGGTACAAGGAAATAGAGGAGCAAAATAAAGCTATGTCAGATCGTATCCAGTATCTGGAGAATCATATTGATCCAGAGGCTTTAGATAACGATGTTTCTGATGGGGTTGTTGTTGATGAGGATAAGATGGATCCTAATTCCGGTCATATCGATATACCTGAAAATAATATCTCTGAGGTTACTGGTACCGATGCCGGCAATGACGTAAATGTCGAGAATAAAACTGAGGAGAAGAAGAAATCTAAGAAACGTAAAAAGACTAAGAAAAATGAATAAGATCTTGTTTTTCTTGTTAACGTTATTTACCTTAGCGGCTGTCGGATGTAGTACATCTAGAACCTATTATACGGAGTACGATACTACTGATATATCTTATGTGGTGGATTCCATAGTATCTTCCGGAACCGTGATGGGCCAATGGAAGGAGTGGAAGTTTACGCTGGATGACGGCCGGGTCGATAACTTTGGTTTCACCGCCCTGTACGACGCCAAGGGAAAAGCTAGAGGGTCAATACAGGTTAGGCAAAGATCCGATACGTTTAATATCAAGATAATAGACTATCATAAAAAAGATAAAAAATGAGTTACGGACTAGGTTACATACCATCACCAGCGGATGATAGGGACGCTATCATGAATATGCAACATGAGGCTGTTCCTGATGAGTATAAGATCAATAATGTCGATAGCGTAGTGGATCAAGGTTCTTCCCCTATTTGCGCCGCTGTAAGCTTAGCTGAGATACTTAATTGGAGAAAGAGTATAAGGGCTATTAAAAGACCGGCTAAGATCTCTCCTTACGATATATATGATCTGAGAGAGGATAAGGATCAGGATGGTATGGTTCTTCGTGACGCTATCAAGTCTATCAAAAACGTAGGCGTAGATGGGGAGAAAATAAACAGTTACGCTAGGATCATAGATCCGGTATCGGCTAAGGTGGCGTTGATGCTGAATGGGCCTCTGGTTATAGGTCTGTATTGCTATAATTATGGTAATCGATTCTGGCAAGGCCAAGGACAGAACTTGGGAGGTCATGCCGTTATCCTCACCGGCTGGGACAAGGCCGGCTTCGTCCTACAGAACAGTTGGGGGACGGGATGGGGTAGGTCTGGTGTAGAGACGTTCCCGTTCGATGATTGGTGCTATATGCTAGAATGTTGGACAATAGTTTCATGATATTACTATATAAACTTCGAGAATTTTCTATCCATATCCTCTTGTGAAAGCCGATGTGGATATATTTTAATTAACTTATATTATAAAATAACTAAATACAATGAGTAGATTTAAAGAAATTGAAGGTTATAACAATGATTATTTTATTACTGAAGACGGAGATGTGATATCTGTCAAAAGAGGTAAGAAAATATTATTAAAGAAACGAGTTAATAGCCGTGGGTATTATTATGTAAATTTGTGCAAAAATGGTAAATACAAATCCATATGTATTCATAGGCTAGTTGGAATTTACTTTGTTGAAAACAATAATGGATTTAATGTGTTAAATCATATAGATGGTAATAAGTTAAATAATAGATATGATAATCTTGAATGGTGTGATCAGGTTCATAATATGAAAGAAGCGTCAAGAATGGGGCTTCTTAAAATAAAAAGAGGAGCTGAATCTAATTTATATAGTGGGAAATTAAATATTGATATATCAAATATGATAAGAAGTATAAGAAGTAATGAAAAGTTATCTTATGATAAGATCGCTAAAATGTTTGATGTATTAAAAGCAACTATAATAAATATATGCAAAAATAGAATATATACATAAAACCATCCTGGCGTATCCCCTCAAGCTTATACCTTGTAGAAAGGGTAGTTGGTCGCACGTGGGTTCAAGCCCCTCCGCCAGGACTACGTTGTTTTTTTTGGGGAAAAACTAGCATAGAGTTTTGTCATTAGGTTTTTTAAAGTTTAGATGTTTTTAGTACCCTTGTCCGTGAGGATCAGGGTATATGCCCCAATAGCTCAAGAGGAAAGTAGCACATCTCTCCTAAAGATGGTATCCACGTTCGAGTCGTGGTTGGGGTACATGGTGTTTTCTTAAACATATTCCCGTAGGTCGGTAATTAACGATAACCGGTAGACAGCCTACGGGAATCAACAAAATCTTACGTGCTTAAGATCGCTTTCAGTTCTATTTTTCGTGTGTAATCTATAGGAGGGTAGCACGGCCCTCCTATTTATAATAACTATTTGGGATGGATATTAATCAAATAAAAAAGTATCTACCAGCAGGATGGGATGTGATTGATCTAATAGATCACGGTATAATCGATCTTGATATCATGAACGGGAAGATGATGGGTGAGTATGTGGCTGTGTTGATGATAAAGTCTTATGATAAGATTACTGAATCGCATAACTTAACCACCTTCTCGTTCCATGATAAGGATATGGGAGGATTACGGAGATTGGTATCGAACGCTATAATGGCGGTTGGGTTAAGGAATAATCCTCTGACAGGAGATGGGAACACGACAATCAAATAAAGGTACTGAATACACTGAAAGAGGGATATTGGATATCCTTAACAGACAGTTCTTGGTATCTCCTAGATGGATTATAAACAACTTGTATGTCTATAACTGGGAGTCTGATTATCTGGCTATAACCAGATCCATGTACGCTTATGAGGTTGAGGTGAAGATCTCGTTGGCTGACTATAACAAGGATTTCGAGAAAGAGGGTAAGCACCAAGTAATGCAAGGCTGGTTCGAGGCTCGGAAGCAAGCCCTGTACGAGACCGGTGACTGGGTCAGGTACGGCCGGCCCAATTACTTCTACTACTGCGTTCCGGATGGGTTGGTTGATCCTAAGGACATACCTCCTTACGCCGGGCTTGCTTATGTTTGTGGCAGGAATTTGAGAAAGATCAAGGACGCACCTATCCTGCATCGTGATAAATTTGACCCCGAAGCTTATAAGATGGCAGACAAATTCTACTACAATTGGTGGAATGAGAGACGTAAGGCCAGACAGATAGAGGGGAAGGATATGAAAGACGAGTTCAGGAAAAGCATGAAAAAGGTGAGGGAGAAGATAACCGTCGATGCCAAGATAAAGGCGATGGAGGCGTTCTGGAGCGTCTGCGATTATGCCTACTGGCCGTACGGGGGAAGAGGGGTGTCCGGAATGAGACCCAACTGTTCCGCTTGTGGTGAGGAATGTAAATTACAATGCCCGAAAGGGAAAGAATTTAAAAACAAGATAAAATGAGCAAAATTAAAGATTTATTGGCAAGAGTCATTTCATTAGCCTCAGAGCAACCTATGAGCTATAAAGAGGCAGTTGAGTTACTTGATGGTATAGATACGTGTAAGGTCAAGATATGGCTGGAAGAAGGAGCTAAGCTGCCTGAATACGCTCATAAAGAAGATGCTTGCATGGATTTGTTCGTTAAGGATATAGAACTTGACGGAGATAGGATCATATATCATACTGGCGTACATGTAGAATTGCCAGAGGATTATGAGATGGAAATCCGTCCACGTAGTGGTTTTACTAATAGCGAGCTAATTATGCAAAACGCCCCTGCTACCATTGATGAAGGATATAGTGGGGAAGTTATGATAGTTCACAGAAAAATGGATAGTCATAGTCCTTATTATTGTAATGTAGGTGGTAAGGTAGCGCAACTTCTTATTCGTAGAAGGGAACGTATCGTATGGGAAGAAGTGGAGTCATTGGAAGATCTTGGGAAATCTGATAGAGGGGATAATGGATTTGGAAGTACAGATAAGATAAATAACGAATGATATGGAAAACGAAAATACATCATCTACTACTAATGAGGGCTTGAAAGAAATTGACAAACAAACACATCCTGTTATGTATGGATGGAGATGTCCAGTATGCGGAAGGATATATTCACCTTATACGTCTATGTGATCATACTGCTGCTATACTATAGATCGTCTTTCACTTAAACCTGTAATGTGACATGAGCGGAAGAGTTAAGATAAAGATCAAGGATAATAAACCTAAGATCGATGTATTTAAGGTAATAGAGAACCGGTTCAAGAACATGAACGAGCTTCGGGATCTTATCGACCTAGATCCAAGGAAAGGGCTGGTCAGGATCCGGGACGGGGCCGGCTTTAGGGAGGTGGAGCGGGGCGGATGCCTGCACCGGAACTACCTTAACCTGTTGGAGGAGGAGCTGGGGGCTAAACTATCAATAGACCTGATAGATAAGTACGTTAAAAGAAAATAGCACATCACCTGCCCTAGTAATTACCTAGGGTAGGTTTGTTTTATATGCCGAAGTGTCTACCACTATCTGGTTATCCATATCCTCAATCAACTCAATGATCTTATCCCTTATGTCATAAGAAAGCAATATCGGTATTATGGTTAATATAAAAGATAGTATTATCCCGAATCCTATTATGATAATAATATCATCGCACTCTATATCCAACATCGGCATGACAAACATCAACCCGGCCGTGGATATCATCACGAACAACGCCTGTATCTCATTTATCATATCCCGCTCCATTACGTCCTTTATCATATCTCCTCGACTTTAGTATGGTTTATTATCCTGATGATATGACGGATACTTAATCCCGTCCTGTCCTTTATCCTACCATATACGTAGTTCCTTGATACGACCGTAGCCAAATCACCTAACTCGTCCAGTATCTCATTATACATCCTATGGATCTCGTTGTTGCGGATAACCGTACTGTCCCTTACATATATCTTCTCAATTACATATATCTTCTCAACGTCATCGTCGCAGAAGAAGATCTTAAGCTTATGAAGTATGTCTCTAAACATGATTATAGTTTTGTCCCAAAGATATGAAAATTTGAGGATAAAACCAGAAGAAAGCCAAAAAGAACGGGAGGCGGTGGGAGGATGGGGGAGGCCCGGAGGGATGAGGGTCTCCTTCCTTCCTTCCTTCCCTTGGTACTACACTATCCTTACCGTTACTCGATAGTTACCATGAGAACTTTTCCCATAGGCATAAGATTCACATCCCGAACAAAGATCAGTTACTATACAATTATCGTTTAATATATAATCACCATCCCAACTTACATAACTTTCATCTAAAACCTGAGTCTGTAATTCAGATCTGTAAGTGAAATTAATGATCTTCCCAGGATCTTTTATCACCGTTACAGGAACAAAATTAGTTATACTATTCCCGTATATCACCTTATTAGCCAACTCGCAATGCATACCCGAATTATATTGATACGTAAGGGTTCCCTCTATAATACCTCCACTTATGCCCAAAATAACATTGTACTCATTTTTCGGATTTAGATATGATATCTGGCCACTTATGCTTATAGTTTTTATCTTCTTATCGCGATATATATCAAGATAAGATCCGTTAAAACCAGGTTGATATGGCTTCCCATCAATATATATATCTACAACGCCAAGACACATATTCTTGTTTATATTAACACGGTAGTGGATCTTACCAGGAGAAGAAGTCCTGCGCCTAAACATACCCCCTCCTTATCTGAGGGTTAAAATACCCCCCCCCATGTATTTATTTTTTTATTCATTTATTTTTTTATTCATAATATGTTATGTTTTAATTATATCGCAAATATAATAAAGTAAATGAGACGTAAGAAGATAATGGGAGGGAACCAACGAAAGGGGCGGAGTGAGGGTGACGGAACCAACCCTACGAGGATCGGGCATCCCCCTTCCCGTTTGGCCGGTACCGTCATCCATGTGGTGATAATATCGTTATACTATCGTAAAGTCCCCTACACCAGTACGCAACTCATTATCCAGCATATAGGCGTAATAGGCTTGACCGGGCAATTTGTCCTCCACGAACCCTGTCATTATATTGTTAGCTGTATCATAATACTCATATATCTTGCTAGATCTCACTACTGTCGTTCCATATCGATTTATAAGGGATTGTATGTCGGTCACGTTAAGAGACGTAAGAATAAGAACCCTTACCGCATTCTGCCTGTTGTTAGTAACCGTCACGTAAGTAGATGATTGAGATGGAGGAGAAGCCGGAGTAGATCCATAGATATAACCATACCCCATAAGTGTTCGACTTTCCGAATGACCTTCCAATGTGGGGGTGAAGAAGTTCACATATATTTTATATGTAGTATTTATTATCGGAATTATAAACGCTCCTTGGATAATTCGATAAAATCCATCGTATCCTGGATATACCTGAATCCCGCTATTGATTAACTCCTTCTTTGACGTGGACACAAAATCCCCAAGCTTGTAATTCATGACTATATCGGTCATCGTTGATTGTACCCTAGCGTTAGTGACAGGAATAGTCTCATATATCTCAGCGTCGAATATGGCGGTATATTTGGCATTGGTAGTAGAACCCTGATAAATAGCCAACGAATCGGTGATTATACCATTCGTATAATTATAGACTTGATCCGGTAGGCTGATACCTACCAAACTTATATTTATATAATTCCTGCTCGTTGAGTACGTGAACTCCGTGATACCCGTGCCAAGATATCTCCCTACATATACGCCATCCGCATAAATGTCGCATGATCCTTGGTTGGTGGAGAAGAAATATCTCCTCTCTGTTTTTGGGGATGAAAACCATCTTCTTCTAAACATATTTTACTCCCCCCCCCTTCTTTTTCTATGTACTCTATCATTAAACTCATAATCTTATTCATGTTTTTATTTACGCCCTAAATATAATACAATTATAATTATATCTATTAAATGGGTTTGAGAAGATACCCTATTGGGAGATGGTTGCCTTTTATTGGATATGGGGTGCGGGACGGACCACCTCCCCGAAATCGGCCCGGCCGGGCTGCCGTTTTTGGACCAGCCCCCCCCAATCCACGAAGGACGGCAAACAAGAACGGCAAACGATCTGCAAGCCGAAAAAAGAATGCTTATTTTGTATTTAACTTGTTGATTGTCAATAATATAAACTAATATTTTAATATACATTTACATTTGATTAGTTTTATTATACATAATCGTTGAATTTTTATTGCATAATATTTGTTTGATAATAAAATACTATGTATATTTGCCCTTGTAAGATAACAATATTAACAAATAGGCGTACCAGAAGCCGATATAAATCCCAAGGGTATGGGTAAAATCTAATGACTAGCAAAGATTTAAACAAAGTCCAAAACGAGGTAAAAAAAGCAAGTGAAAAAACGTTAACAGGTGCGGTCAAAGCTTGGTGCCAGTTATTTAAATCTAGCAAAGAGGTTAACGAGCTATTAAAGGACAACGACGTTAAAGTTGATAAGGCTATTGTCCCTGCTTTAGTTGCTTTGGCAAAAGAAAAAGAGATGGTGATACAATTATGCAAAGATATATTGCCACGTGTAAATGATACCTTCTGCGCCTATAAAGAAGTTGAAAGAGAATATTACGACAAGCAAGATCAGGCAAACAACAGTAAGTTACCATTGGATAAAATAAACAATATAGCCGTATTCGGCAATACGCATAAACGCTTTGGATATTGTGAGCCTGTAGCATACAGCGACACAGATAGCGCACCTTACTATGAGGTGTTTAACGGATCGGATAAACGTATCGTCAAAGTAGCTATACCTATCAAGCGATACACATATAATTTGATAGCCAAATGTATTACTTACTACTTAACACACCCTAAAAATGATAAATAATTAGGCGGGCTATAATAGCCCGTCGTGGTTGCATGCTATTGCGTCCCCGTCGCGCAACTGGACTCAGACTAAAATAGCGAGTTATTTAACATATTGCAATAAGGATATACATGTTGGTAGGGTATCGATAGCATGTATAGATAGATCGCCGCTTAACAATGTGATTTGGGTGCGTTGCCAGTCCGGAGACGTACCGTTATTCTTTTGGCCTTATTGCAAGTAGGGTTAGTACGTTAAGGTCTCCTTAATAGGCCGTATTATAATACGGGGTGCATTGGTGTATATACGCATGTATAGGGCGTATGTTAGTGCGTTGTGAGAGTAGCACGCATTGAGTGTATTACGGTGTTATTTCCGTGCTAATGCATCAACACGACGTATGCTAGGGTTGCTTAAATACCTAGCATGTGTACGGATAGCAAATAACAACCCTTACAAGGGTATTTCGTGCGGTTAAATTGACGGACAAAATGCGCCTTGTCGGTACGTATCACGGATGACGTATGTACGTATTTGGCCGGCTTCGTTGTCGGCAAAGGGACAAATCCAAAGGAAATATGGAGGGAGTGGTGTGTCCGGCCGGATGTATTGATAACGGCGGCCGTGTCGTCCCCGGCCTCCCGTTTCTTATTGGTGCCATTAAAAAGAATAGATTATGTACAAAAAAAAGTTTGATAATTTAAATAAGAAATTATCCATTCAAAAAGAAAAGGTTTTAAAGCCTATCAAAAAAGCCCAAATGGAATTTTATGTTGAGCTTACCAAAGAGCTATACAAGTCTAATAAATTAGATTGTAGTAGAGATTCTGATAAATGTAGGCGGAAACGTGTTAGCTACATGGCGAACAAATTGCGACAATAAGTCGTTTGTTTTTATTTGATTTTAAAGTTTTCCCTTCAGTAATGTAGTGATATATGACTGAAGGGCTTTTTTGTGCCTAATTTTACAAAATGATAGCATAACCATATGTTTTGCTTGCACATAAAAGTGTTAAGTCGGTAAATTTTAAGCCTTAATTATAAATGTGTAAGTAAAATACTTTATTATGTATCATTTTGTATATATCTATATCCATACGGGCGGGTGAATTGTACCCTTATGCATGGATTTGCGCTTGAATCGATCCTAAAAGGTATATAATAGGCGGTACTTATTGTATATTTTTTATCTATATCTAGGCTTGTCTTTCCTTAGAGGTATCTCTAGGGGTTGATATATATTATTTTATTGATACTCAATTAATTGTATTATTTGCGTTCAATTTTAAAATCGTGGTTACTTATTGTATATTTTTATGGGTGTATTTATATATTTCGTACTCACCTTGTTTTGTGGGTATATGGCGTTTGAGTTGGGGCGGTACGTTATAGCTACGGGCGACGCCCTGCCTTTAATCATAGTTATTTTATTGGCTTTATTATCAATACATTGTATTAGGCAAGTATATAAGGCAATCAAGAGCAAAGACCTCGATATCCTAGACTGAATCAGCGTTCCACGTGGAACAAAGTAGCGGAAGGTTTAGGCTTTCGTGGGAATTTCGAGGGAGGTTTGGGATTTGCGTGATAGTACACCTCCAAATAAGGAAAACCCTTTCCAAATAAGGAAAAACCTTTCCAAATAAGGAAAACCCTTTCCAAACAAGGAAAAACACCTCCAAACAAGGAAAACCCTTTCAAGCAAGGAAAACCCTTTCCAGACAAGGAAACCCCTTTCCAAACAAGAAAAAACACCAACAAACAAGGGAAACCCCTTTCAAGCAAGGGGTATCTTCCAATCAAATGTAAAAGTTTGCAAGTGGTAGGAGTTTCCGGTCAAGGCAAGGCGGTTGTGAGCGATGGCGGGTAGATATTGTTTATTGGTATGGGGCGATGCGGAGGAAACCAAGGGAAACGGGAGGCGGCGATGGCGTGGGGTAGGTCCCGCTGGTCTTCCGTCCCTGTTCCCCTTTGGCGTTAGTGTAATATTAAAAATCTGATAGTGATATGACGAAAGAAGAAGCAAGGAACGTATTTGGCGGTAGTATAGTAAATAATCTGCTGTCGCTAGGGGCTGAGCCTACCAACGTGGTAAGGCAAGACGGGTTGATAGAATGGAAAAGTGATGGATATATAGAGGTAGGAGGCGTACAGGTATGGGCCTACTATTACTTTGAGGATGGCGAGGACGTTGATAGATGTGATTGGGCGGATCATATGGAGATAGAGATAGAGGAATGTTGGATTTAAAATCGGTTGATATGAGATTCATGTATTTAATGGAGCTTAGCGGAAAGGATATATACGTAGGCGACAAGAAGTGCAAGAGAGTAAAAATATATGTAGGCAGGCCATTGGAAGATACGCCTAAAACCTATAAACGAATAGGTGGATTTGTAGCAAAAGAACTATTCAACGCTTATAACAGCGGTTGTGTTTCCATCTATGAAGCAAAGGATAAAACGCTCAGATATTCGGTTTATCGAGACGGTTGTTTTTATCCTTATTACGGGAAGTTGGAAATAATAGAATAATGATATGGGGACGGAAGAAGATGAATGTGAAAGCTCGAATGTTTAAGAATAATAGACAGGTTATGCTATATCTGGATATTAAGGGGACATCGGATTTAGATTGTCCTTATATAAATATTGACACGGGGTGGGTTAACAGGATTTTCAAACATTTACCGGAAAAAGCGTGGGATAATACCATCATAAACATGAATATATGTGTTGAGTACGGGACCGGTGATCTATGGTATTCCAGAGTGAGGACATTTGAAGGAAGCTGTTGTGCGGAATATATTCTTACATCCAGAAAACCTCGGAAGAATAACCGGAGAGAGCTTGTGAATAATCCCGAAGATCAATTATTGGATTTTGATACGGTAAGGGAGACTGTATTTGGGATGAAGAAAGAATTGAACATTGATGAATGTATTAATGTGAAATTCGACTATGAGATTATTGGAGGAAGTTAATACCACCAAGGGGAATGCGGGCGGCTGCGGGGAGGCTGGGCAGGTCTTGTCGTTAGCCGTTCTTTTCTGCTTGGCAAAAATAAGTGTTTATGCGTATAAGAAGAACTGTAAAGGAAAGGGATATTGTAAAGGTATGGGTATTCGGGTACGATCGGGAACTTATAAAATCGGCGGCGGATTCCGGATTCAGAAACATGTCGGAGGTATTATCTTACGCTAATTGTATGGCAGGAGATAAGCCTGTAGATCATATTAGGGTATCGAACGAGAATCGTGGCTGGCGTGGATCGTATACTATATATGGTAGGGAGATAGATTAGTTTAATAGTGAACAATAAAGGAGGTGCGTATGAATAATGTTATAACAAACGCCGATGGTGTGAAAGTAAAAGTAAGGGTGTATGATTTGGGTGATAAAACGGCTGATAGATATACTATCGTGTGTGTAAGCGGTAAGAGTAATGATCATAATAATGTCCCGTATTACCCGATATTTAGTTGTAGCTCGAACCCGTTCCATCCTCAAGGAATAGCGATGTATGTAGGGGATTATTATCCGTGGAAGAGAAAGACATACGATTTCGGTAAAAGAGTTAAGGATCTAGCATCCTTACCAGAAGAGGTGATTAAGTACATAAAAATAATAACAACATGAACGAAATAGTTTACAACAATTACGATTTAGTGGCTTTTGAACAAGATGGAGAAGTGGTAGTGGCCGTAACATTTTACAGATATTACAAGAAGAAAGCTAAGGGCGAGGTTAATTATAGATGGAGAACCAGATGCCCGGAGTTGGTGGATAAGATTGTAAGACACCGTACCAAAGTGTTTACCGGCCAGCTTATTCAGTTAGCAAAGGCGTATGGGGAGAAAAAGGTCATTAAATATCAAAAACAGGAGGAAGAGGTATGTCAAAATACGACAGGGACGCTATAGAAATATATATACTAGATCATATAGATACTGATAATTACAAAAAGCAGTTTAGATATGATAGGGAGTATCTGGCTTTTATGCTTAACGTGTTTAAGGATGAGTATAAAGAACATATCAAAAGGGATGGGATTAAGAAAGCTTTCGAGGACTACATAATGAGCGTTCCGTCTATATTCAGGATTCATACAGCGGATTGCGATATCAGGTATTTATTACGTTCATGGGAAGTGGAGTTCGATGATGATGATGATGAGATATACATCTTGTACAAAAAGATAATAAGGGAGGTCTTTTTTAAGATGTGTAATGATATGAGCATTTGATTTTAGTTTGTTAATATTGTGACCATGACCTTGGCGGGGTGGAAGGATATATCATAATCGTACGTGTGCGAATATGATCCGGGGTCAGTTCCCGGCACCTTGGCATAACTTAAATGTAAGTAGTATGGAAGATAATATTTTAAAAAGAGCGTCAGCGGAATTAAAAGAAGCCGGTTGCAGGGTTTTTGCGTGGCAGGATGATACTTATAATAGAGGTTGGAGTAAGGGTGATTATATAATGTTGTATTACGCCTTCCCTGATTCGCCTAACATCGGGTATCTGAGTCATGGGGAATATGGAATGAGCGTAGCATATAGCAGAGCCTATATACCGAGCTGTGGAAGTGGATCGGGGTGTTGTGTCAAGGAGGAAGCTACGTTCGATCTTGCGACGGCGTTAGACGTGCTGAACGGGCCGTTACCTAGGTGGTGTAGGTCTTATGGGGTTTATCCAAAGCAGTACGATAATATTGATAAATGGTATAATAGCGATAATCATAACAAAAAATTATTTAAGGAGATTTGATATGGAGGTAAAAGATTGGGAAAATCTGGTTTTGAATACAGAAGTAGGATCACATTGTTTTGTTACGCTGATTGATGATAAGGACATCAGTAGAGGTTATGCGCAAATCAGACGTGCGGAGCATTTCGGATATAACATCTGCTTCACCCGGTTATATGGAAATAAGTTTTATTTCGAAAAAATAAAAGAAGGTCGTACACAACAATATATCAATAGGAGGAAATGATATGGTGATAGAGTTTGATTTTGAGATATACAAAAACGGAGATTACGATAAGGTATATCTCCGCAACGGGAAAGAGCCAAGAATATTATGTGATAATGGGAAGGGTAATAGCCCTATGGTCGTGATGATTGAGGATGATAAAGCGGATGATTATATTATTCTTCGTTATAACGAAACTGGCAGGAGGAATATCAATGGTCAATCGGGTCTCGATCTTATGTTATCGGTAAAAGAACGGGAACCAGAATTATGGGTTGTTGTCATATCTTATATGGATAATAAGGATAAGAGACAAAAGATGGTCTTACCTAATTTTTTCTCAAGGAATATAGGAGGATATATATATCTTCAAGGAAGCTCTAAATCGAATGTATCATATTATGTTGGTAGGTTAGAAGAAGATGGGTGCTTCGATGAGCTGTGCGAGAAGATAAGGGTAAAAAGAGATCGTATTTATAACATGGAAATAATATCACTATCAGATGACGAGACGGCAGTTTAACCAGTTGATAAATGATCTGGACGGTAAAAACCCGTTTATCGTGTTGCATAGGGATGCCGTTGCGCCTAAATACGTGGGCGTGGAGGTCTCGAAAGAAGGAGTGGTATATAACTACTCGGTTATAAGCATAAATGACGAATATAAGCCTAAAAAGGCTCTTATTTCGAAGATATTGGGTATAGCTGATAATCTTAATGGCGATAGCGGCTTTAAAAAGGGATGATTGAGTGTATTTATGACCATAATAATAAAAGTTGTGTACTGATACGAATGGTATTGGACGGAGGATAAATATGGCAGTATGGTAATAGACAGGTTTATGTCTTAATATCATAATATTCTGCTATTATATCCTCTTTTTGGGTAAGGAGTATAATAAATAATATAAATATCTTGGATATGGGGGGAAATTAACATAGGTGATAAGATCGTGAATAATAATTTTGATATGGATAAGATATGACAAGATACTTGCTTATGATGGCTATGGTGATACTGATACCGCCAAAAGGGAGCGGTGGCATGCCCCTCGCCCCGAAGCCGGCCGTGATCGAGGCACGGGTATGGGATAAGCTGGCGGCCGCCCTGTCTTTCGTGGAGTCAAGGAATGACGATCGAGCGTATAACGCCTCATCCGGGGCTTTAGGAAGATGGCAAATGAAAAGGGTATACGTTGATGAGATTAATAGGATATTACGCCTCAAACGGCAGAAAAAGCGGTATAGATACGATGATCGAACGAATCCTGTCAAGGCTAGGGAAATGTTCGAGATATATCAATCTCATCATAATCCTAAAAAGGATATAGATCGGGCTATAAGATTGCATAGGGGATTACATTCCCCTAAATATATTAAGGAGGTTAAACGTAAATTAAGGGAATAATATGAATCGTGAGGTATTAATAAGTATCATTAATAGAGGTAGAATAAGGTTTATCCCAGTAAGAAGATGTCCCTTATGCGATGAATATGTAGGATATAAATTCGTTAGGATGTGTGATGGAAGTATGATACCGGTATTTTCTAGTGGATGTAGGTGTTGTGGCATAAATAATGGGACGCTATCAGAAAGGACTTGGGATGAGGTGCTTGATCTTGTCAAAACGGTACAAAATAAGCCTATGAATGAGAGAACGGAGGAAGATGAATTTATATTAAATAGTTTAATATAAGGAGGTATTGTATATGAAATGGGTGATAATAAAAGGCGTAAGGTATCCTATGTCCGTGGTGTCGGCATTCGCCGCATATTACGGGAACAATCCGTTTCTGAAGATACGGATAAGGAGCAAATATCACATAATTTCTTTTGATAATTTCGATTGTTTGAATATCCAGATAAGGTATTTGACTAACAACTATCCTGACTTCGTGCAGATAGGGAATTGGTATATATCCAAGAAGCAGGTGATGTCGTGGGGGCCCAAGGGGCAGGCCGTGGACGGATCGGGCTGGGTTATATCCTTCACCCTGTCCTTTGGTTTGGAGAACAGTACTCAAATTAAGTTCGACAAGGAAGAGGAGTATCAAAGAGCTTTAGATAGTTTAAATGAGAAGTTCAATGTAATATTATGAGTTGTATCATGAAAACCATGATACTTAGAGGAGTATTGAGACTGATAGCGATCAAGGCAAATGATGTTGTTTAATTAAAAAATAAATTGTTATGGAAATAAGAGAGCATTTATCGGTTTATCTAGAGAGTGGATATCTTTTTGACGATATGTCAGGAAAATTAAAGTGGTTTGAGATTGATAAAATCTTGATCAGTTTTACATATGGAGTAGTTAGATATGTAGGAACATGGGGAGGATGTAGGACTGAGAAGACATTAGATGGGAAATTATTTTATTCGTCCGAAGGATGTTTTAAAAAGGGTAAGAGCATCCCTAAGACAAAACTATCAATATATGATGTTTTTGAGTCATTATATGGATTCGCTCCAATAGGTGATGTGTGGAAATACAAAAACGGAAGAGCTGTCAAGGGTGAGTTGGAATATTTTGATGTTGAAATAGATAATAAAGGAAAAATTTATTGTAGGGAAACATATTACAGAACATGTGAAGATGTGTATAAATTCAATGACTTAACTGTAGTTGACAAGAATGGAGATATGAGATTAGTGAAATCTTCAAAAAGTAAATTAATGCTTACTAATGATCAATTAGATGTTGTGGAGAGAATGAAAGGCATCATTGATGACATGGTTAGGTTAAAGATGATTATGTATATTGATCAAGACTATAATCTTTGTTTTCTGCCGGGAGATAAAATAGAAGATTTGACAATGGATGAAACGGATGGATTTGTGGATACCACCGGTATAGTGACATCTATAAAATCTAAGGATGTAGTGGAGTTTTATGTAGAAAACCCATTCGTAAAGATAAAGGATGAATGATATCTGAATCTGGATTGTGGTGGTTCGTGAGAATAGCCACAATCATATCTCTAAACGTGAACATAAGGAGGTACGTATGTCATTCGATTGACGTTAGGGATCTAGTTATATTAAAAGAGGAGGAATTATGAAAGAGATTGTATTAAAACTGTATGAGTTTGATGAGCTGTCAAAAGACTAACAAGAAAGGATCATAGAGCGTGAGCGTTGGAATGTAATGGAGCAATGTATGGATGCTTATGACATAGACTATAAAAAGTCAATGGAAGCCTTTGAAGATCTGACAGATACTAAGGTTTATGGTTGGGAAGTTGGATACGAGAGATATGATTTTAGTTATGAGTTTAAATACAAAGATCCTATTTATGAACATCCTACAGATTATCATCGTGATATATTCCCTGAGAATCTATGCGGCAAATTACTGTTCAGATATATCAACAACAATATTATACCATATATTATCAAGGGCAAGTATTTCTCCACGTCAGGTAAATATATTGATGGGAAATACAAATACAGGCACAAGTATAGTAGGGTGATGTTTGACTATGGAGATAATTGCCCATTGACAGGGATGTGTTATGATTATTATCTCCTGAAACCTATAATTGATTATTACAATGTATGGTGTACTTATCCGGAGGATTTTTCTTTAGAGGATCTGATGAGACAATGTTATGATAACTTCTTCAAGTCATGGCATGAGGAGTACGAGTATTGGGCTGATAATGAAGATGCGATACGTGAGGAGCTTCATCATAATCAGTATGAAGATCGACTTTATTATGAGAATGGTGATGTATATGTTGAACCATTAAATGAAATAGCATGAAAACACAAGAAGAATATGCCCATGAGATTGATGAGATCGTTCTCCGGGATGTAAAATATAATCAGAATGATTGGTTTAATATGGATAAGGAAATATTCATGCTTCCAGCAAATAAGAATAAATCGTTTATCCTTGGAACCAGAGAGACTGGATGTGATTTGCTGATATTGGGAGGTACTAATTGCTATGAGTATAATGTAGATAGCGTATTTGGAAGTTTAGGTAATGAAAAATTCTATTGTTGTAATCCAATTATTACCCAGGGAGTAAAAAAGAATAAGATACAAGAAGTGAACCCTTTGTACGCTTTTAAAGTTGCAACAGCGTATTTCAGGGAACAAGGTTTGATCCCTATATTTGAAGATTCATATTGTAAATTGATGAAGTTATGAATATAGAGAGGTGATTATATACCAATTTACACCAAAAGCGTAAAACAATATACATTTGTACAAAACTTCATACTGGGTATCACCAATACCCTCTACCGGTTGCTCAAAAGTGAGATCACCGGATTCTTTTACTTAACAAAACGTTTTTGATTTTACTTACCCAACGAATATTTTTTTAGGGTAAAACCTTATATCAAAGACCTCTTTTACCCAATCGTCTTGTCCGAAACAAGGGACTATGTGATTCGATTGGGTGAAACAAAGTTAGAAAAGAAGAATATGAAATTAAATAACATCTGTATGTTTTATAACATATCTGGTGTAAAATAGTATATAATCGCCAGAGATAATAAGATACAGGCTTCCAGTTTATTGGGCTTGCCCGTTAATCGATGATGATTACGCTGGATTAACGGATAAAGAATGTGAGGAAATCAAACACTTCTTGGAAGCAGCAGAAGGTTATCCGGTAGATGTAGATTGGGAAACACAAGGATTCTACAGTTATAATGACGCAGGAACACTCCCCGGAGAATGTGCGGATTTTATTTTTCACAAGTATAATGATTAAACTAAAATGATATGGGAACTGCAAACAAACTAATTTATAAGCAAACAAATTATTTTAAAGAAGACGGAGAGGAATATAGAATAATAGTCACTATATCTTTAGATGATGATTGTCATAACAATATATGTGACTGGGGCATAACGGCTGATATCAGACGAAAAAACAAATATGGACGATATGAGGAGTATATGGGAGGTTGCTGTCACGGTGAAATTGCGAAGTATGACAGTAGAGTATAAGTGTACTGATGTTTACAAGAAGCCAGAGAATCCAATGGAATGGTTGCCATGTCCACGATGCGGCCTCCGGCCTCTGGTCTGGGAGTTCGATAACGGGAGATCCACGGCGTGCGGGTGCGGGACAGACTGTTATCGTCATTGGAGCGTGCAGGCGGAAAGCATTATGTCAGTTATAAAAAGGTCTTACAATGGTCATTCGGCTGAGGCTTATGACATTAATGAGCTTAAAAATAACTGGAATCATTGGGTAAGTACAGGAGAGGTATTATTTATACCGGGGAATGGGAAATGGTAATTAATTAACAATTTAAGATATGGATCATTATTTGGCTACAATTCAAACGATATTAGATAGATGTGAGAATGACAATGCATCTCCTAGTATTAATGACATGGAGATAATAAAAATAAATCTATGTAGAATAATCCAGACTCGTTACGGAATAACTCAGTTATGGTTCATTCCGTTGATAGAGAGAATCCAGAATGCTTGTTGCAAGCATTACAACGATGTTGATCTATCATGGGAGAATTTTATTAAAAGAATGAGTGAATAGGGGAGATAAATATGGATACAAAAGATAGAATCAAACGGGAGCAAAATCAACATATAGGGTTGATTTGTTGCAATATTCATGAATTGACTTATGCGATGCATGAGTTTAACAATGGGAAGTATGACGAAACTCGCACGAAGGAAGTCATTGACGAGATATCTACTATGACCAAGGAGATAGGATGGCCGGTAGTGGTGATGGATACGCTTGAGTATTATGCGGGCAGTGCTGATGATGAGGTTCTGGAAATGGATGTGCATGAGTATGTCGAGAAAAAATACGATGATTATCATATTGTTTATATCTGTAATACGTATAATGATATGGTAGAGAAATTAGATGGTTATATATATGGGATCATGGATAAGGATGGGAAGGTAATATGTGATTTGGCTGAACCGGATTACATAAATCTTGCGAGCGAAGGTATTATCAATGAGGATAATATGGTGGATGATGATATAATAGATCATGTGTTGGGATTTAAGGTTAAAATAGTAATATTAAACGAAGAATCATATGGGAGCTACAATAACCGTAATTGGATCGGAGTGGATATCATTAGATAATTCTCTACCGGAAGTACAGAAACCATGTTATTTTTTGGATAGAGAGAACATTTTTCGTGGGGTAATGGATGAGTCGGGTGACGTATATGAGATATTGGATAATGGCACCAATGATGTTGTATATCATAGCAATATAGAGGATGGATATATAGCTTTTTGGAAACAAGAATTAAAAATGATTGAGAATATGGAGGATAAGAATATTTCAGATAAGACAAGAATGAAGGGTATGAACCAAGGGATATGGCTGGCGGTTCAGGAGCTAGCCCACGACGGGCGATGGACGCAGGCCGCAGAGGAACTGGTGTCTTCTTGTGGATTGACCGAGGATGAATGTAGGAAGCTGCAAGAAGAAAGCGGATCGTTTAATGATGAGATGCTTGAATTTATTGATATGATATTTGGTCATACGGATATGATAGGTGAATGTGAAGATGATACAGAATAAATATGTATAAATATCAAATAGTAATTATATACAATAAAAATTATGAGCTTAATAGATAAACTAGAAGACTTGGTGGCTAAGGTAGACACCGAATACCAAGAGAAGATGGAGGCAGTGATCCGGGAGATAGTCCCGGGGATGCCGGAAGGGAATGTACGTCATGCCGCCGAGCTGATGTGCACGGACAGGATGGGGAATATGATGGACATAGATGTTTATATATTAAGGGAAGAAGATAGGCCTTATGAATGCCATTATCTAAAGGATCTATTGGAAGATAGGGTAGCTAGAATAGATAAGATGCATGAGGATAAAAGTTACACATACAATATAGATGATAATTATTGGTGCGCTACATGTGGTTCCCATTCTCATAAAAAGGATTCCGAGACAGGGTATTGCTGGCATTGCGATACGGTTAATTGGGTTAAAGAAGATGGAGCAGATGTTAGGGTATAATTACCAAAGAATAAATATGAATGATAGGAGAAAGGATAGTATTAACTATTAATAATGTTTATTTAATTTAATTCAAAAACAAAATGTCTACTTTTGTAGACATATAAAATTACATATATGAAAAAGAGTGAGTTTGTAAAGGCATTGGAGAAGATCATCGATATGGTTAAGACCGAAGATGATGGTTTCGAGTATGGTGGTAAAGTCATCTTCTATAAAGAAGATGATGATAACTATGAAATCTCGGTAAAGAACATTGAGATGGATCTGACGGTAGAGGCCAACATTATGGCTAGTATGAATGATAGGACTTTCGCCTGCCTTATGAGTGAGGTCTATAAACAAAAGTTTATAAAGGCTATAACGATGTCGGAGGATGAGGATGATGAAGACAATTGATAAGATGACCGATCAGGAGATATATGATCTTACTGACGAGCAGATAGATAGATTGATCATAACAAGATGCGCTAAGGAGGGTGTTAGGTTTGTGGACGAACCTCCAGTTATGAAGGCATACGACTATAAACCTATTTCTCCATCTAATTTCTTCTACCTTTTAGAAGGATTGAGCATAGCTGTTTTTAATCAGGATGATGCTATTAAAATAGCTAAGTTCTTAAGTAAGTTTGATTTATACAAGACTACATACGATTTCACTATATCCAATGAGAAGATATATAATAAGTTGGATATAATCAATATCAAACATATTCCAATGTTTGATACAAAAGATGAGGAGTCCTACAAATCTATAAAGGACAAGAATAATAAGATTGAGGAGGAGTATAAAGATCAGGTAGATAAATACAAGAAGGATATAAAAAGAATGAGTGAAATCCATGCCGAGATCTGGTCGAAGGTAATCGATGTAAGAAATAAGATTGATCATATGAATCATCTTAGATTCCTTTTTGTAAAGGAATATCTTCCGTTGGTGGATCATGATACGAATACGGCTATGACGTTTTTTAAGAAAGCTTATGACGTGGATGATGATACGGAAAGATATATTCGTGAAGGGATAAAGGATTACCCATTGTTTAACAACAGCATAGATTAATAAGATGCACAATTGGTTTAAATGTACGGTTTCTTATGAGACCGATGCCGAGAACGGCATGAAGAAGAAGGTAAAGGAAGAGTATTTAGTGGATGCCCTTTCTTATACAGAGTGTGAGGCTAGAATTATAGAGGAGATGAGACCGTTTATCTCTGGTGAGTTTAGCGTTGATATCAAACGATTCCGGATAGCGGAATTATTTGCCATGGATGGAGACCGGTTCTATAAGGTCACGGCTGATTATATTACGATAGACGAGAAATCGGGCAATGAGAAACGCAAGGCGTTTAACTACATCGTTCGGGCCAATGACCTTGATCATGCCAAAAAGAATTTCGAGGAAGGCATGAAAGGAACCATATCAGATTTCGTTGTCACTTGTATCAAGGAAGAGAAGAAACTGATGGACTTCTACGAGTTTGATGGTAAGATCAGGAATCCGGAGAAACATGAGAATAGTAAGCAATAAAGCTAGCTATGAGACCACATCATCCATAGCCGAGAAGTTGATGGAGATAAGTAAGATGGAGGGTACGATTTATCGTATCCTCACATTATCTAATAAGACTTATCTGGCTTCTAAGTTAGGGTATAGTAGGTCCGGGTTCTATAAAAAAATACAGAACAGGAATTTTAATATCCGGGAGCTGGCTCAGATATTCGATACGATCATCAACTTCAAGGATCAAGATTGGACGGAGGGTAAGATCGATAGGCTTAAGAGGTATAGGGCTATGAGCCTTATGGAGTTCAATAAAAGTTATAAAAAGAAAAATGCATGAGAGGTAGGATGTTGCCGTGTGAGAGATGTGGGAGGATGGTAACTATAAGGAGTAAGGGGCTGTGTCCCGCATGCAGAGCCAAGGAACTACCGCCAAAGGAAAGGACGGCGATACGGGTGAAGGCCAAGCCGAAGGGGAAGAGCCTAGCCGTTTTCTTTGGCGCCCATGTGGCTAGGTTGAGTATGACAAGGAGATCTGCTACCGGCGCATACATACCATGCCCGGGGGTAAGCAACATATGCCACTTATACCCTAAACGGAAATATAAATCAGTTGCTGAGGATAATGATAACATTATCTACTTGACGGCTGATGAGCATACAAGATTCGATTATCTATTAGATACGATGGATTTCGGCCGGCTCTTGGACGAGTTTGGCAACGTTTGGCTGTTGGCAGCCAGAAGGATGAGGGATCTCGTACCTAAAGTCGAGGAGGATGGTAAATTAAAAACCAGATTATTATTATGGATAGAAGAAAACAAAGATTACTTCTAGCTCTCGGATACGAGGCTATAAGTGACACGATATATAATAACGGAACGATTATGGAAGTCATAAGCGATCAGGAATCGTTTGATGACATGAGAATCCGTTTATCTAAAAGGCATCATATGGTCATCACGAATGATGGAGTGGTAATAAAGGCGAGTTTTGATAAAGAAATGAATGAGCATACGCCATCATATTACTGGCGATCATCACTTCCAATATTAAGGGCATATCATACAGATCCTAAATTTACCGCATTCTTTGGCATATTAGACGTTTTATCAACGGTTCCGAAGGAAGATATCTATGAGGAAGAAAAACCTGTTGACGAGCCTAAGAAAGAACCTGAGGAGGAGATAGAAATTGAGTATGATCTGGAGACTGAGCAACAGTATTATGCCGCTGAGTGGATCAAGGATATCCCGACACCAGTCTTATACAGAATGACCGTGGCTGGCAAGCGTGTTTATTATGAAATGGGAACTGATGGATACCCTATCATATATGATGGGGCTACCAATAATATTGCGAATGGGTATTGTGATACTTCCGGGGCATTAGAAAAATGGAAAAATGAGATAAGACTCAAGGGTAAGGACCCTGATGAGTACGCTAACTATAGGGCTGACTTAGGTACTATCATGCATTATCTATTTGGGTTGTATCTGACCGGGGTTAACATAAAGCTGATCCCGACATGGATCAGGAAGGTGGTCAAGGAAGCCAAGCTAAGAATAGACAAGTATAGGATGGAGCGGATATTAGTGGATAATATGGATGAGTTGATAGAAGACCTAATATCATTCGCTATATTCTGTAAAGAAAGACATGTAAAACCTGTGTTGATTGAGAAGATGTTGAGGTCAAGGAGATTGAAAGTGGCTTCCTCTGTGGATGCCGTGGTGGAGATGGATAGCGAGCCGGAGATGGTGGAGATAGAGGTCGAGACAGGAGAGCTCTATAAGACTGGAGCCAAGAAAGGTCAACCTAAGACAGAGAAAAAGAAGATAAAGAGATGCAGGAGGATATTCGCTATATTGGACTTCAAATCAAACAGGAAAGGCAATTTCTATGACGAGTACGCTTTCCAGCTTGAGCTATATAGAAGAATGATACTGGAGAACTACGGAAAGATATTGGAGATAGAGGAGATATATAACTTCGCTCCGGGTGATCCTACCGCCAAGACAAGCCAATATAAACTGAAGAGACAAACTGATAATCCTATACTTAACATGGCTACAGTCGTATATCTCCAAGGTAAGTATAAGTTCGAGAAAACCAATTATACGGTTACATCAAGAATAGGATCTTTGGATATAGAAAGTGATTTTGAATTGAATAACTTGATAAGAAAAGAATCACTGAGAGATTATATTTATCGAATCATGAGTGAGAGGATAGGATAATGGAGTTTAGGGAATTTGACAAGAGCGTTCACAGATATGAATTGGATCATAGTAAGCCAAGAAGAAAGCTGACGTGCCCGCAATGCGGCAGGGATAGATGCTTTACGCCGTACGTAGATGTAACCACCGGACAGATAGTAGGGGAGCAGTTTGGGGTATGTGATCACAAAAATAAATGTGGTTATTTTAAATATCCAACAGGCAATGAGCTTGGGAGCAATGATCTTTTTACCGATTCTAACAAAGTGCTAAGAAGATACAGGCCTCCTGTGAACCCAGATATAGCCAACTGTATCCCAGTAAACAAGATGTTTGAGACCCTTAATCCTTTCGAGACATCCGATCTTCAAGATTATCTATCCAATATCTTCGGATCGTATCATACCAATAGGGCATTTAACTTGTATAAGGTGGGGATGATGAGATTCGGAGACTGGGGTAAGTGCTGTGTGTTCTGGCAACTGGATAAGAATTGGGTGGTGCGAACCGGGAAGATAATGGACTACGGGCCTGACGGGAAGAGGGTAAAGGTTCCCATGGATCATGTATGTTGGGTGCATATACTGGACGGTCGGGATTACCTGCTTAGGCAATGCCTGTTCGGGGAATTCCTTATCAACTTCTATCCCAATGACGCTCCGGTGTATATAGTAGAGTCAGAGAAGACGGCTGTTATCTGCAACATCGTGTACCCTAGTAGGTTGTTCATGGCCTGTGGCGGTATCCATATGTTGAAGAGGGAGATGGTAGAGACATTGGGTAGGAGGCGGATAGTCCTGTACCCGGATAAGGGCGACGCTTTCAACGAATGGAGAAAGAAGGTAGACAAGGATATGAGGGGGATGAATATAGAGATAAGTGATTTTCTAGAATCAAAACCCAATATAGATGAGGGGATGGATATAGCGGATTATTTTATAATTAAACAAATTTACAATAATGGCAAAGGTAGTTGATAATTACAAGGGATTCAAGGTGCTTGAAATAACAAGACAGGAGATGATGGATAAGCTTACCAGATACGGGTGCTTAGGTATTTGCGATATGTGTAACAGACCTACATCCGTAGGTTATTACGTGGCGGTGATCAATCAATGGATGTGCAAGGACTGTTACAATGATTTCATCAAGTCAATTGACAGGTATGAGGAGGATATGAAAATAGAAAACAGGAATTTTAATAGATTCTGCAATCTATTTAATGTTAAGATGGAGGAGACGGTATGAAAGAATTGTCTTTAGCCCAGAAAGCTATGTTAAACGGGTCCATATGCCCATACTGCAAGAACCCGTCCACTATGATAAATACGGTAGAGGGGAAGCAAGTAGGGTGCGAGAAGTGTGGGGCTTGGATGAGGTCTGATTCGATGGGTAAACCAGTAGGGAGATTGGCGAAACCAGAGCTTCTTAGGGCCATGGATATAACAGCTATTGAGATCGATAGGTTCTTGAAAGAGTCGAGTTATGAAAGGAAAAACTTTTACAAAGAGTTATCCAGTGAGCTAGGAATACCAGAAGAGCATGTGTCTCCGTATAAGATGTCCTTATTATCATTGCTTAATGTTATGAGACATATCAAGGTATATGGGAAGAACCATATACAGATACATGAGGGTACCACGATAGGTAAGGCTTGCTCTAGGCACGGAGCGGTGGCGATCGGGAGTAACGCCTGCCACGGATGCCCGGAGTTTCTGTTTCATGTGGTAGACAATACAACCAATACGGTAGTCTGTGATACAGACATGAGTTATGGAGATTATGTAGGTGAAAACAAATAAATTTGGGCAATAATATCAATAGAATAAAAAATGAAAGTAATTTTTATTCATAAGCCAACAGAATTTTATGTTGGAGGATCGGTGTACAACAAATCTTATTGCAAGGATAAGATGATAGAAAAAGGCATCAGCGAGAACCGGGCAGAGATGCTTAGTGATATAATAGATCCATACGTATGTGTGTGGGAAATAAAAGATGGGGATGATCCTTACGAGAGCATGAGAAGCAGACTCGGAGATAAAGCCTCATATTTAGATGGAGAGGATATTATCGTAGAGGATTATGATTATGACGAGGAGGACGAGGATGGGGAGATCGACTGAATACTATAGGACACATCCGGAGGCCAGAAGAAAGAAAGCCGAGACGGATAAGAAGATCAACGCCCGCCCTGAGCAGAAAGCCAAGAGACGGGAGTTGGGTCGCAAGAACTACAAGACCGATAAGTTGAAAGGTAAAGCCTATCGGAAGGGAAAGGATTTATGCCATACGGCTAAAGGACTTAGATATAAATCAAGATCAGCTAACAGAGGGTCTAAATCCGATACGGCTGGCGATAGAAACGCGAGAGGATGAGTGAGGATAGGATATGGAGGTCATCCAAGGAGATTATCATGGATGCCTATGAGAGGATAAGAAAGTATCAGTCGGGAGAGCTTCTCCCGGCTCGTACTGGATACGCTTATCTTGACAAGGCGTTGCTGGGCGGGTTCTACCCACAACATGCGGTGGCTATCGGCGCTAGGCCCGGAGTGGGCAAGTCTTATTTGGCTCAGAAGATTATGAGTAATGTAATGAATGTTAATATCAATCCCCAAGCTGATGATTATGTATGGCTCAGATGTGAATTTGAAATGAATCCAGAGGATTTGATGTTACGTTCACTATCAAAAAAAATGGGAAAGGATATACAAGATATTCTCCTTAACGAGATGTCTGATGAAGAGATAAAGGAAATGCAGAAATGTCTTAAGGAGGAAAACTCCAGCAGAATAACATACATCCCTAAACCATCGACAGTAGATGAGCTTCAGAACTTCTTATGGAATAGTTATATGCCAGCGAACAAGGATAAGAAAATGGTATTTGTATCCATAGATCATACAGCTCTTATACAAGGCACGGGTGACGCTAAGAGGAATATAGATAGTCTGATAACCATGTGTAATATAGCTAAAAGAACTTTTCCCAATATATTCTTTCTTATAATATCACAACTTAACCGTGATATTGAGGGAAGACGGGATCCTAAGGATCATATGCCAAAACAATCTGATTTCTATCAATCAGATACATTGGGGCAATTGTGTACGGCTATGGTAGCGTTGAATATCCCAAAAAGATACGGCTATTCATCATACATGCAATTCCCGCAAGGCTGGTATCCTAATCTGGAACGTTTTAAGAGTGAATCAAGGCGCTCTTTCCGTGTAGATGGACTTATATTCCATCATATAGTAAAAGTCCGTCAGAGATCATTAGAGGAGATTGATGCGATACATGTAGATATCATGAAAGGATATGAGCGATATTATCCTGATGGAGGGGTGGTGCGCCAAGAAAGACCGGGAGGCTCGGATGCCCCCGTGGGTAGCGGCAAGCCGGACACGACCGTGGTGACGCTGCCGCCCCCGCCTCCCAGTATCCCGTTGGAGCAACAATATATACCGCCTAGTGATGATTTCAATATAGTACATGACGAAACACCTTATTGACATGAGATTGAGACATAATTACCTGCTTGTAGTGATAAAGGTGCTGGAAATGTTCTTGAAGACCATATTGTCGGTTGAGGACAAGATGGGGATAAAGGAGATTATATCCTCGTTGAAGGAAATGGCTAAATACAGCATCAGATATATCATAAACCGGGAACGGGAAAAGGAGATCATGAGTATCTGTGATGAGGTATCCAATAAAGTACAGGAGTATAAAAGGATAAATGACAACTCAATGATATTGGAATTGGAGAACCTAAAAAGGGAAGTTGTGGCGGTGGAGGATCTTCTTAGCTCTTACAAGGGCGTTCTTGACGCCGAACTGGTAATAGCCGAGGATGACATCAGGATCATACGGGACAAGATCGCTATAAGCCTGAGGGAGGATGGAACATGTAAGAGCATGACTGACGCCGACAAAAGGGCTAGGGTGGACGTAAGGTACGAGAGGGCGTTGGAGGATTACAGAGTTCTTTTAAGATGCGCCAATACGGTTAGAGCTAAGATGTCGGTTATAGGGCATCTTAACCAATCTATAAATCAATCTATATCAGTTGGTAGGGTTGGTATGGCTAATGAATCTTATACAGTTAAACAGTATGAAAAAGGAAAAGAGATTATCGAGAGCAGACGGCCTTAACGTGTTGAGGGACGCATATGATCTCATAAGAGATGAGAAGGAGGATTTCATGTGCTTGGCCATAAAATCGGCCGGGATAATGCACGGGGTTGAATGCCAGGTATCGGCGATAGAGATGATACCGGAGCTTGACCTTTTCAGACCATGCGGGAAAAGTCCGGGAGACGCATGGTTCCCGTCGGAAATGAGGGGCAATAGGTTACGTATATTGAAAAGATTGATAATGTTTTATGAGAAGAATCGTCATGATGGCATTGCCGACGGGATGATATAGAGAATAAGATTATTTTTTAACATTTAAAAAGAATAAGTCATGTATATCAATTTTGAACAAATGATGACATCCGGGTTGACAATATCCGATATTGGGTATCTCTTGATGATCCGGCAAAAAGAGGAGATGGCTGATGTCATTCCAAAAGAGAAAATAGACAGCTATAAGGCGTCTGGTTATATCGAGCCTCAAAAGAACGGAAAGTGGAAGATAACACCAAGGGGAGGGTCGCTGCTGATGCTGATAGAGACACCCTGCCTGACACCGGAGGTCGAGGGGATCCGGGACCGTATCGTTGGGGTATATAACGATATGGGTAAGGATACAGGAGCTATCAAGGAGGTGGAGAAAAGGCTTATCTGGTTCGTGGCTAACACCAACTTCAAGGAAGAACCTATAGTAAGGGCCGTGATATCCCATATAGACCTTAAACGTGAATATACGATGAGGTTGGATAACTTGATATGGAAGCCGTCAAATGTCTATAGCGTACATATGAGCTTATCGGAGTCGACGTTATTCGATACGATCATAAAGATGCATGGCATGACATCCGATCTATATCTTAGGGAGAACAAGAACAAGGAACTGGCATGGTTGTTCGCCGTAAGCCGACTCCCGGATCCTCCTAAGAAAATAGATAAGGAATATACTATTACTGGAGATGTTAAGATGGACATCGAAAGAATATCAGATATAAAAAAAGAATTAGGTAGAAGATTAAAAATGTCAATTTAGCATGCAAAGAAAAGAAATTGAAAAAGTAGTCAAGGAAGTGATCTTTGAGAAGATGGGTGAGTTTACGGGTTTTAATCATGCTGCCGAGATCGATAACGAGGATGGGCTGGCGACTGACATGGCTATGGATTCCTTTGACTACGCAGAGGTGGTGATGGAAATAGAGAAAAGGATGGGTATATCTATACCTGATGAGACACTAAACATCAAACCTTATACTAAACTTACGGTAGGGGAATTTATGGATATATTATATAATTATCTAAATAATCATGGAGAGAGATAAAATATTGAAACTAGCCAGAAAAGAGATATTTGAAAAAATGCATAAGTTCAATTACATTAATGATATAGAGGTAATTGATGATGTAAAAGAAGATAGTAATTTATCATCTGATCTGGCTATGGATCCATTTGATTTATTAGAGGTGTTGATGGATATTGAAGAGAAGATTGGTATAAGGATATCGGATGATGTCTTCGGTGATAAACCTGTTGATGAACTAACTGTAGGGATTTTTGTGGATATGTTGTATGATTGGTTTAAGAGTAAGTAATGGACTTTGGATATGATGATTGGGAAGAGGGGCTAGAAACCCCTCTTGTCGATGATTGCGATGACGATTATAACGAGGAGGACGAGTATGATTTCGGCTAAAGAACTAAGGATAGGGGATCTTGTAAAAGACAAGGCTGGCAATATATGGAGAGTAGGGTGCGTTACTGGTATTCGTAATGAAAGTAAGTCATTGATCCTTGAACGTGAGGTTGATGACGGGATAATGAAATGGTATTCCGGGGAAGATGATGTCATGCCTATTGAGATAGATGATAACCTGCTTAATACCATCAGGTTTAAGCGTGATAAAGGACGGGATGTATATCGAGGCTACGGAATATCTATAGAGATTTTTGACGATGGGTATTATCTTAGCCTTAGGGATCTGGAAGACGATCTAAGCGATCCTATTCAGATTAAGAATCTTCACCATCTACAAAACCTGTTAATGGACTTATACGGACATGACATAAAAATAGATAAGCTTTATGGTGATACCGGAGAATAATTTGTTATGTAAGGTTATAAACGGAGAGAAGGTTCTCGCCGCCTCTTACTCGCAGATAGACACGTTCGTCCAATGTCCATACAAATGGTATAAGACTTACGTAGAGGGTCACAGATCCACGGAGAAGCATGAGGCTACGTCATATGGTACGGTTATCCACCAGACAATGGAGTATTTCTTCAAGAACGGATGCAGGCCTTCTTATGAGGATATGAGCAAGGCATTCAACTACTACGCCGATATAGAGCAGATTCCTTTCGATAGCGTAAAATCCCAAATCGAGTCCATGCAACATGCGGCTAGACTAATAAGATGGATTGTGGGGTTGTTTGAGAAGGATGCTGCTGGCAATTATAAGAAGGCATGGTCCGATCTTACGCCAATGGAGAAGGTAATCCGGGGGTCGAGACCGGCCGGCGTGGAGGAGGGCTTCGTCCTGCCTTATAAGCTGCCCAAGCCTCTTACCTTGGATGGCGTGACGTACGATAAGGTACATATCATAGGATCGGTGGACTGGCGTGGAGAGTATAAGACAAAAGACAGGATAGCTATGTATACGATAGACTGGAAGTCCGGGAGAAAATTATTCGATAAGGATAAGCTGCTTCACAATCTCCAGCATCCGATATACGCCTTTTACATACTCAGAAAATATAAGGTATTGCCGGATATGTGCAGCTATTTCTTTACCCGCATACTGGACAATCAGAACGTGAAGGTAGATAAGGAGAAAGTAGAGAGGTCGGTCAAGGAGCTTAACGATATCCTCCTTGATATGTATGATTTCGAGACAAATAAAATAGATAGCTATCAAGCTCACGTTTGGGACGATGCCAAACAAGGGTATAAGTACGAGAAGCGCTACCTCATGGGACGCCAGCCGGCCTGCCTTGAACCCCGCCCCAAGCCCTTGTGTTTTTGGTGCGATTTTTCAATCCATAAACAAGGAACATGTAGGTACTCATCGGATTGGGACGAGTCAAAAAGAAAGAATAAAAAAGATTAACTTTATTAAAAAGCCTAGGTAAATATCTAGGCTTTAATTATATTTGTGTCAATAAATAAACGATTATGGATAAAAACGAAAGAGAAAAACAGGTATTGGATCTTCTGATGTCTAGAAAGGATATCAGGAAATTGGTAGAGAAATCAAATGAATGTTATTCTAAGATGGATTTCGTTGGCGCCATGAGATACCGGCAGGAGATAAAGGATATCGTAGACCGGGAATCGAAGATCATGTTGACAAAAAGCGAGTCTTTGGTGAGTTTGATGAACAACGCTGATAATGAATATAAATTCAATATGCTGGTATGGCTACATTCCATGATGTGTATGGCAGATGTGTTTAACGGGATATTGAAGGATTTCAAGGATGGGGTAAGGAAAGCCAATGGCAACTCTAAGTTCGTTAAATTCGATAATCTGGATCGGTTGATGACAGAATGCAAGAAGGAGATTGATTACCTAATGAAAGGTACAAGTAAATCGTTTCAGATATCTTTCGCCGTAAGAAGCGATGAGTTAAGGGAGATGATAGAGAATATGGCTGGAGACAATATCCGAGAAGGGTATGACATATTCAAGGAAGAGGCTAAGATGACCAAAGAGACAGACAGGAGCAAGATAGAGGAATTTAATAAAAGGCTGGGCCATGAGTAAATTTGATGTAAAGATAGGTGATATAGTTCATACCCAGATAGGGATAGGAGAGGTGATAGCCATAAGCAAGACCAAAGAGACTTTGATGGTAAAAATGGACGATGGCCGGGAATGTGCGATAAGACTAGAGTACGTGAAAGACGTTTTTGATAACTACAGAGATGACATATAAATTAAGGCCATATCAAGAGGAGTGTGTTAAAAGTATCTCCGATTACATAAACTCTGATAGACATGATCCGGTATTGATCATAGGTCCTGTAGGTTGCGGTAAGTCACTTCTGATAGCAGAAGCGGCTAGATTGATGGGAGATAAGACGCTGATTTTACAACCATCAAAAGAATTGCTGCAACAGAACCACGACAAGATAACGTCGTATGGCATACCGGCTACCATCTACTCCGCTTCCTGTGGCAAGAAAGAGCTATCTAACATGATATATGCCACGTTAGGATCTATCAAGAAAGTTGTTGGTCAGCTTAAGGAGATGGGAATCAGAAACGTATTGATAGATGAGGCTCATGCCGGATACAGTCCTGAGGATGGCAGTGAGTTCATGACATTCATGAATGAGCTGAAGCCGAGAAAGGTGATAGGGTTTACAGCCACGCCATGTAGACTTAAAAACATGTCGATAGGACAGACATCGTATTCCCAACTTAATTTCATCACTCGTATGAGACCGGTATATTTCAAGAACCTGATTCACGTGATACAGGTAGAGGAGATGATAAGGCAAGGATTTTGGACACCTCTTAAATATGAGACATGGGATTTCAATGGAGATGCCCTTAAACTTAATTCTAACGGCTCTGAATATACGGCTGAGTCTATTAGTGAGGCGGTGAGAAAAAATGGCTTAAACAACCTTATTTTGCGCCGATTGATGGTGTTAAAAGATATCTGTAGATCTATACTGGTGTTTATGGATTCTGTTGAGAGCTGCAATACGGCCGCCGAATGGATAAACGCCAAGATCCGATCTGGCATGGCGGAGGTAGTTCATGGCGGTACACCAAAGAAGCAGCGGGAGGCTATAGTCGAGAGGTTCAAGTCAGGTGGAACGCAGGTGGTGTTCAACTATTCCGCCCTCGGAACCGGATTCGATCATCCGGGTCTGGATTGTGTGATAGTAGGAAGACCAACATTCTCATTCTCGTCGTTTTATCAGTGGCTTGGGAGAGCTGTCAGGATAAAGGGCGGTAAGGATAGCGCATTAGTCGTTGATTGTTGCAACAACTCGTCAAGGTTCGGCGATATAAGGAAACTTAGTATAGAGAACTACAAAGGATATGGATGGGGGATGTTTATCGGCGATAAACTAATTACCAATATCCCGATGGGGGATAAGGTAACGAAAACGGATCTGGATATCAAAGCCGCCAAGAAAGATCGAAGGAGGGGGCTGGCGCAGGGCATTACCGCCTCCCCTGTACCCGGGAGGCCGGATCATCCCCTTGGCTCTACGGTAATGACATTCGGGAAATATTGTGGATGGATGCTGCATTCGATCCCAGTATCGTACTTCAAATTCATAAACGAGACATTTGATTGGGATAATGATAGGAACAAGGATATAAAAGAATACATAGATTTTTTAATCAAAAACAACAGATTATGACAGGATGTATATATCATGAGGCTGATCTTGACGGAGTAATGTCAGCGGCTATAGTAAAAAAGTATTTCAAAGGGGACATTGATCTTCTTCCTTACAATTACGGCAAGGAAATACCTGACGTGAATAAATATGATAAGGTGTTTGTAGTTGACGTGTCATTTGGCGATAGAACGAGATTCTTATTCGACGAATGGGAAGACAAGGGGATAGATGTCACATGGATAGACCACCATAAGACGGCGATAGAAGCTGTGAAGGACTATAATGTCAAAGGCAAAAGACGTATCGGAACGGCGGCTTGTGAGCTTACGTGGGAATATCTTTTCGATAATATCGAAACCCCTGACGTGGTAAAATTATTGAGCGCTTATGATGTATGGGATCATGATCGCTTCGAATGGAGTGAAGTTCTTTCATTCCATATGGGATGAGAGGGTATTGCGGGCTTGACGTTGACATGGTCAGGGAGGTGCTAAACAAGGCGAATGGCGAGTTTGTTTCTGATATGATAAGAAATGGCGAGGCTATAATAGAATATATCATCGAGAAAAACAGAGGAGAAATGAAGATGTTCTCATTCGAGGCAGATATATTTGGATACAATGCGATATGTATGAATACTACGGAGTTTAACTCCACCACATTCGAGTCTATGTACGATCCTAGAAAACATGATTTGATGATGCCATTTTGCTGGAACGGTAGATTCTTCAGATGCTCGTTCTATACCACCAAGGAGGAGGTGGATGTCTCGGCGCTGGCACGCAAGGCCAACCCCGGTGGAGGAGGCCATAAGGCGGCTGCCGGCTTCCAGCTTAGCGTGGAGGATTGATCATGAGAAAGCTTAATGACACCAACAGGACAAGGAAGAGGAGCGTACGGCACTCGTGGGTAAAGGCGGGACCGGGGATTCAACGCTGCGCTATTTGTGGGATCACGAAGCGAAGTGAGTATATAGACGGGAAGACCGCAAATTGCGTGTATCTATCATCTGGTGAGCTTTACTCTATGACAGGTGAGACGCCAGAATGTAGGGATCTTAGTGAGTTTTATTAATAATACCAACAAAAAAGAATTTAAGATGAAAGAAGAGTTTGGTAAATACGAAAAGGTCGTTTATGACGGTGAGGTATTTGAGGTACTTGAAACCGCCGATCGTACAGGAATGATGAAATTAGGCCCATTATTTAAAGCATCATATGAATATGCTTGGGCTGACGAGGAAATGGTTGTATCATTAAACAGGGCTATTAAATTAAGGATTATTGATGAGGAAACGGTCGATAAGCTTACGGATTATAGCTCTATCGGCGAGGGTCTATGTAATACCAATGAGTGGGAAGCGACAGACGCACCGTTCGTCGGGAAGGACGGCAGCGGGAAGAACGACCGGGCCGACGGCAAACTCCGGTGGGATCTCCTTCCCTTGGCTGAGATAGAGGATATCGTGAGGGTATATACGGAGGGGGCGAAGAAGTACGCTGATAACTCATGGCAGGATATACCTGATGGGTTCAATCGTTATCTAGGTGCACTCATGAGACACTTGGTCGCTTATACGAAAGGGGAGAGATATGATAAGGAGGGATTCATGCATCTATCCGCCGTATGCTGGAATGCCATAGCGTTATTATATTACGATAAACATAACAAAGGGCTTATAGAATGGAAGAGTCAGGAAAAAGAGTAAAAAGAGTAGTAGATGAGGGATTAAGAGCTATCGACAAAAGAACGGGTAAATACGTTAATGTAATCAAGCGCACTATTGATGATAGCCTATTCCCGATAGTTAAGTATCTCAGTTACAGTTATAATGAATTAAATTATGATTATGTAAAGAATCTGAATTTTGATGTAAACGTAAATTGGGAGCAGCGTAGATATCAGATTGTTAAGGATTTATTATCTAACGATTTCGATGGGAGAAAGATGAGTATAGATGGGGTAGATAATGCTATATTTACCGCTGATTTGATTATTAACAGATTAACAACTATTTGAGATGGTAAGAATTGATTTTTTCACGAAGAAAGACGCTGAGTACAGCGACTACATGCGGTATATTATCGCCAACACATTACAGGAGTATGAGGGTGAGGTCACGTTAAACCAGATCCCGGAGAACAAAGCCACGGAGGAGGAAATATCCAAGTACGGTATAGAGGTATATCCTACTATCATCGTCAGCGGAGATAACATGGATGGCTTTAATAAACTTGAGGGGATGGCCAGAAAAGCTGATCTTATTAACGTCATGTCGTTATACGACAAGAAATAGGCTTATGACGATAAGGGATAAATATTTTGGTTGGAAAGATATATTCTTTGACAGGTTCGTGCATTGTTGTAATGAAAAAAGTGATCAACCACAAGGAAGTAATATACCTCTAGCCAAAATAAACTTCGATAACAAGACAGGATATGTGGAGGACGGGACTATTAATATAGCCGAGCTTCTTCAATATCTTTGGATAAATAATAAGGTCTATGGGTGTGAATATGCACCCATAGATATATCCTCTGTCTTGCAAACATTGATTAGATTGACCGAGAACGCTAAGTTCATATTTGACGACCAACCCGGCATACATGATATGATCCCATATAGAGGTTTTTTTCTTAGAGATGATTTTTTACCCGGGAAAGATTATTCACTTGATTTGGATAAAATAGTGAGCGGGATGGGAGGATGGTATGGGGAGGATGAGGATCCATGTTACTCGATGTTCGTCAGTCAAGATCAGATATGGAACTTGAACCCGATATTGAAGGTATTAGCTGATGAGGGATCTATTCTAGCCAAGGAACTTGGGTATGATATGAACTCATATGTCAGCGATAATGGATACACGATATACAACCCCTACCTCTCGTGGATTAATCATTACTATCATTATTGCCCGACATTTAATGAGGATAAGCTGAAACCTTGGGATAGGGTGGAAGACAGAAAGAATAAATTCAAGATGACGGATAAGGTCAAGAGAGGCGCCAATAATTGGTATTATTCAGGCGGGACTATATCTTGTGTGGATAATTTCTTGGGGAAAGAATACAGGAAAAATCTCCGAACCTTCATATATCGTGGAATAGTATTCTTTTTAGATCGGATATGGCATACACCATTGTTTGAGAAGATGGGCGTGAAAATGAAATACAACGCTTATTATTGTTATGCCGCTACTTCCGGGATATGGTATGATAAGGGATTCAAGAAAAGACTAGCCAAGAGGTTTAACAAGTCGCTGGGCGGCGACGGGGAACTATTCGGGGCTAACCTAGCCTGCATGGTATGTGACCGTAAGGATATCGATTGGGAGTCGCTTCGTCTTTGGCTTGACAAATACGATGATCCTACTGATAAGGGCATGGTGAATAGCCCTATTCAATTTATGTATTTATATTTATATTACACTTTTAACAAATAATTTGAAATGAAGAAGATAAATAACTGGGTTATAAGAACATTTGGGTTGAGAGGCTCATGGAGCTGGGCTAAGAAACAGATGTTAAATGGAGCGATCATTAAACGTAAGGCTACTACAGGGACATACAAAATAGCTATTGATGATGACAAGAATAGGTTACTTGTAGCCACATGGGATCATCTAGATCAAAGTCCTGTATGGGAAAGGTGCCCACATAGTTTATTAGATGAAGATGCGGTTGATTATTTTGTCACAGCTCATAAGGAATTATCATATGGAGGCATAAAGATCAGGATGAAAGATGAATTTAATTGTAACGATAAAATATCGAAAGTATGAAAAAGATTACTGATAAAGACGTAGAGCGCCTTAAAGCCGGGAAGAAGATAACAAAAGGATTTATCCATATGCAATTAGATGATAAGGGAAGATTGAACTTGTGGAGTGATATCAACATAACTGACAATTATAGAAGTCTTAAGATAGACGCTAACAAATTGTTTGATCATGGGATTCTTTCAGAGGGATATGATAAATTGAGAGTTATAAATATAGGACAACAGGGACGAAGGTAATGAAAGTGCATATTATTAATCATCGCTGCGGTGACGATGAAATAGAAGTTAAAAATGGCATACGAGTTTTTGATTGGGTTGGGAATGAGTTTATTATCAATCTAAATAATTTTGGGGAACTGGAAATAAATGGATTGAATGAAGGTTTATGCATTATACCTCAATACGGGAACCAAATTGTCATAAAGAAACAGATTTAAAGCAACGCATGACGCTATGGACTGGGAATTTAAGATTGAAAACATTGAATCATAATTTAATTTAATAGACATGGAGACTAAAATATGCAAGAAATGTGGTAAAGAATTACCAATAGATAAATTCTATAAGAACAAATTACAAAAGGATGGGTTTGGATACTACTGTAAGGATTGTGCAAATGCCTACAAATCGTCCAAAAAAGCCAATGCAGATGGGGGGGGGAGTAAATTAACGAAAGTGTTTACCAATCCAGATCTAGCCAAATTCAAACCTAGAGAACTTATCGAAGAACTAAAAGCTAGAGGTTACAAAGGCACGCTCACCTATGAGCAGGTAATAATATTATAATATAATTTAAAAGATGGCAAAGAAACAGTTAAAGATCCCGTTTAAAGACGGGAGACCATGTAAATGGGTTAAGGATGTTCATGATGAAGAACGTGATAATTATGAGTTTGACAAATGCCTTGAAATCTACGGATTCGTCCGTGGACGCTCTTCTGCTGTAATGATATTAAGACCGGCGGATGATCATGGGGAGGATTTTAATTATGCCAAAAGTGTCTATTACCAAGTATTCTTGACAGACAGTAAGGAAGTAATACAGAATATGATACCCCTTGGAAAGACATAGATCTGGTCATGGGAGGGTTCTGTTGCCAGAGCTTCTCTAGCTCAGGTAAGGGTAAAGGATTCATGGACGCTCGTGGAAGGCTTTTCTTTTGCTTCTCGGACATCGTAAAGCATTTAAGGAAGGAGACCAAAGGTAAGGTCCTGTTCTTGGGCGAGAACGTCCGGATGCGGGATGAGCACCGCCGGGTGATTACCGAGGAGCTTGGCGTGGAGCCGGTGGAGATCGATAGCGCCTTGGTATCGGCACAGACCCGGCATCGCCTTTATTGGTGTAATTGGCCGGTAGAAATGCCGAAAGACAAGCATATATCATTGGATGATATTCTAGAGCATGACAAGGGTTGGAATCCGGGAGCCATAAGAGGGAGATATATAGGGACCATTGTCGGTAGAAGGATAGGAGAGGACGGGTATCGAAAGGATTGTGACAAGGACATAAAAATAACGCAATGTCTGGAGATAAGAAAAGATAAGAATACCACTCCCATCAAGAAAAGTAATTGCCTGACAACAGTCATGAAAGATAACGTGATCTCATCACTACCTCCCGGAAGATATCCTAACGCCTTTGACATAAAAGACAAATTCAGATACCTGACCCCGATGGAGATGTGTAGGCTACAGACATTGCCGGATGATTACCTTGACGGGATAGCCCCGAATACGGCCATGTCTTTAGCGGGTAACGGATGGACAGTGGATGTGATAGCCCATTTGCTAAGAGGCATAGAGCGTAAGTAGACATACGAAGGTAAACATGAGCAAAATGAAATCATACGGAAGAATCAAGACAGTTAAGGGATCTTTATGGAAAAAGGATATACATCCACCGAAAGGACACAAGAATTAGTGGGAGGATATATGTGATCCTATACCTAGAAGTACCATGAAACTCAAATTTAAAGCACAATTACAGCAATATGATTATAAACAAGAAATGGTCAATGCCGAATAGCGAGACATTCAGCATAAAACCGATAAGGGAACTTATAGATAAATATCGAGAAGAGGGGATGGTTATAGTGGATCCATTCGCCAGAAACAGCGATATAGGGACGATCACCAACGATCTTGATCCTGAGACTAAGGCTATGTATCATAAAGACGCCACGGACTTCCTGAGTGATCTTGGCGATAATATAGCTGATATGGTATTATATGATCCACCATATTCCACGAGACAGGTATCTGAGTCGTATAAAAGACTTGGAGAATCTGTTAATATGCAAACAACACAATCTAGTTATTGGGCTAGACAGAAGAAGGAGATAGCTAGGATCACCAAGAAAGGAGGGGTGGTCATTACCTGTGCGTGGAACTCCGGCGGTATAGGGGCCGGGCTTGGCTTCGAGCAGCAGGAGATTCTTCTTGTGGCTCATGGGGGATGGCATAATGATACGATTGTTACTGTAGAGAAAAAGATCAAGGATTAGATGAAAGAAAGGATATTCACCACAAAAGAACAGGGGAGGGTGCTGGTCGAGGCCGGCCTCCCTATCTCCACCGCCAGCGGGTTTAGGAACCGATGCCTAGATCGACTGCATTCTATGGAGGACGAAGCTGGCCGCATAGGACTTATCGAGGCCGTTACACCGGACGTCTTCAACCCTGTTTGGGATGTAGGGACGTTACTGAATTTACTCCCATATGAGATAGAGGGTTGTACATTCGAATGTTATAAGCTAGAAAACGTATGGTTTGTATTATATAGGGATATAGATGATATTCCTATATATTGGGGCAAGGAGAAACATCTTATAGATGCGTTATTCTCATTGATGATGGATTTGTTTAAATTTAAATGCGGATTATATGAATTACTACATGAAACAGATAACAAGAATAAAATACAAGACAAAGAATAACCCTCCTATGGCTAATATCCCTCTTATAGGATACAGCAAAAAATATGACTGTCAGGTAGCGTTAGTATACAGAAGAGGAGACAAGTATGATTAAATAATTACAAAATCGATAGTAATCCATTGTAAAATCATAGAATTATTTGTATATTTAATATATTAAAATGAATTGATGATGAGTCTAATAAAGCGTTCATATAAATATCGTATGTATCCGAACAAAACACAAGAAGAACTTCTTGCAAAAACATTCGGATGCGTACGTGTTGTATGGAATGCTTGTGTTGACTCATTTAACTCATACGATAAAGAAACAAACCCTAATCCGAAATTCCCGACAAAGTCGGATCTTGTTATTGAAAAACCTTGGTTAAATGAAGTATCGGCAGCCACCTTGCAGCAGAAGCAACGTGATTTTATTGAGTTCTCCAGACAATACTTCAACAAGAACAGGAAAGAAAAACTCGGTAAACCGAATTACAAAAATAAACACGACAACCAGTCGTTTAGATTGCCGTTCCCGAAGTTTAAAATCACTAACAATAAGATCCGGATCGAAAAGATCGGATGGGTTAAGATTGTTATCGATCGTGGAGTTCCAGACAACGCTCGTTTTATCTCCTGTACCGTTTCAAAGGACCGTGCTGGTCAATATTTCGTATCAGTTCTTGTAGAAACAGAACAGTGTTACAAACAGAAAACTAGCAAAACAGTCGGAGTTGATTTAGGGATTAAGACATTAGCTACATTATCTGATGGGATTGCTGTTGAGAATCCCCATTTTCTTTGTGAGAACCAAGCGAAGTCAAAAAGGATGCAACGGCATTTATCAAGAAAGAAATTAGGAAGTAATCGAAGAAACAAATGCAGGCTAAAAGTATCAAGACTTCATCGTGATATAGCCAACAAGCGTTCATGGTACATGCATAATTTGACCACGATGCTGGTAAATAATTACGATGTTATCTGTATTGAGAATCTAAATGCTTCCGGTATGCTACAGAATCACAAACTTGCCGGTTCTGTATATGATGCTTCTTTCTCGATGTTCCGTAACCAACTTGAATACAAGTGTAGGTGGTATGGTAAAGAACTGATTGTTATAGATCGTTTTTACCCATCCTCGAAAACCTGTTCAAGATGTGGCTGGAAGAATAAAGATCTGAAATTATCGGATCGAACATTTGTCTGCAAAGATTGCGGCATGGAGATCGACAGGGATCTCAACGCCGCGATAAACATACAAGCCGTAGGAGTTGATGCGGCTATACGGACGCAGAGCAGCCGGGTTGCCAGTTGTGTTGAAGCGTCTAAAATGGAGTAGAATATCTTAATTATTTCTATGATTTTCTATGAAATTTACAACTATGGAGTGCGATGTTGAATACAAGACATCCCCTCCAGATGAGTACGAATACGTATATCCGTGAGAATTAGAAGGGATATATTTATATTTAAGCATGATTAATATTATTTTAATATTATTCATGCTTTTATTTTTGTTTAAATCATATCTTTGTATCAACATTAAAAACCAGATTATTATGGATGAAAACAAACAAAAAGTCAATGAACTTACGATGAGGACATTGGGTTCTCATTATGGCGGATATACCTATGTAAAGGTAAAAAATCGTGAAACTTATGTAACGATAGATTGGAAGTTGTTGAGGGCTATAGAAAAAGGGGAGGTGGAGATAGACAACGAAAAATATCATCTATCCGGAATAGAGTACGTAGCTAAAAGATATCAGGACATGTTTTACGCTGGTCGTGATATTTATTATTTCAAGGGTATGGGAGAAGGAGGGACAACCAATCTTCTTAGAAAGGCTATAGATGATTTACTAGACACCATAAGTAGTAGAGAGACTTATCGTAGTGCAGAGCATAGAATGTACGCCCAAATGAATCAACTTACTGAAGCGGGAGCTATGATCAGCTTGGCTATTGAATTAATAACATCTAATATCCGTCATAATTATGGAGAAATTAATTTTGAACGACATCCAAGACCTGTGGAGGTGGAGGGAGAAGATAAACATTGATGACCTCAAAGAGGATCCTATGGCTGAGGATATGCCACTCTATTTCCCATGTGCTGTTATTTGGCATGTTGATTATGGGGAGCATGATGCTGATAATTATATATGTTATGGATTTGTTTATGTAGCAGAAATATTAGGGATATGAGTGTTAAGAGACAGATATTTATTAATAACAAAGACATTGATGGGAAAATGGTATGAAGCTGCTTGTAGTATCAAGTTACGACCATAAGGAGCCATGCATGGGCTGTTTTTTCTACAAAGATGGAAAGTGTGGATCGAAAAAAATCATAAAATGTTGGGATTGTAACAAAGAATACATATTTACGACTATAAAAAATGAAATATTATGCAAATGAACAGATCAAACAAAATAGAAAATTTAGCAAACCGGTATGTTGAAAGACATATAAAGGATAAGCATCTAAGCGATGATACGATAAAAGAAATAAAAATAGCTTATATTATGATTATAAAAGATTTTATAGCTATTGTCGATAAATCTACATCAATGAATGAAGATGATATAATATACGTCGTTAACAACATATCATCAATATTATATGAACCTGTAGAAATCTCTAATACTGATAAAAAAATATTGGAGATAGGGATAGCGCTAGGCCTAAAGAGCGCCATATCATGTATATTTGGTTCATTATTAAAAGATGACTGCAATATAAAAGATGAGATAATTGATATATCTAAATATATAAAAGAAAAATTAATATCAGATAATCATGGATAATAAACAACTTTATAAAATAACGTTGACAAGGGAACAGCTAATGCTGATATCCCAATGCGTGGAAGACATCAGTAGATTCGCCGCTGGCGACATGGACCTACAACATACGACAGATACGTTGATAAATGATATGGATGGAGCGGAAACGCTGGGGATAAGAAGCTTTATAATCAATAACTCACGAGCGATAAGAAGAAGACTGTTCCCTGATCTTGGGGATTATGAGCATATAGGGTATGATGGAGGCAGTAAGGATAAGATAAACAGGAAGAGACTTATCGGCAACACCTACCAGATATATAGGTCGATATTACATCAGTTGGCCATTGACGAGAACTGGAATAACGTGTATAGTGATATCACGTTACCTTCAGGTGATATGGGAACGATCAAGGTAGAGAGGGTTGACGATGATAAGGATAACGACATTTAACGATACTAAAATATGAGCTTATTTGTATGCGCTAAATGCGGTTGCGTTGATAATACCGCTACATCTAGTTACTGGATGTTGACAAACGAGTATATGGTGGATGAATTTGACTATGCCAAGGAACTACAGCCGTACAAGGGTATGGGGCTGTGCAGTGAATGCGGGAGGCTTACTACCTCCCCGGACGGGCGTGATGTCGTGGTACCCGGTAAATGGCACGGGAAGTTCCCGAAGGAGAAAGCTACTGAAGAGCAGATGAAACATGTAGGGTATAAAAATTTAATATAAATAGGAATTTATAAATATTCTATTTATATTTGCGCTATGCATTTAGTGGAACAACATATAATTACTGTCAATGATAAGAGATATAAGGATTTAGATCGAATATGTTTCTTATCCAAGAATCTGTACAATGTGGCTTTGTATACAATAAAGCAGGAGTTTCTTAATACAGGTAAGTGGATAAGAGCTGTAGATCTTAACAAGAAGATGGTAGCAGAGAATAACATAGATTATAGAGCAATGAGTGGATCATCCTCTCAGCAGATTCTTATGGCTTTAGACAAGAATCTAAAATCTTATTTCTCTGCTATCAAGGCATGGAAGCGTGATAATAAGAAATTTACTGGCTGTCCTAAATTTCCAAAATATAAGCATAAAACAAAAGGCAGGAACGTATTTTCTTATTCTTACGCACAGTTTAAACATAGAGGAGATTTTATCTATTTCCCTAAAAAGGAAGGATTATCTCCTTTAAGAACTAATTGCAAGGAGGGAACCGTAAAACAGGTTAGATTTGTCCCTAAATCCGATTGTTATGTAATAGAAGTTGTATATGAGTCAATTGTGAAAAAGCAACTTGATGATAATAACAGGATCATGTCTATTGATCTAGGTGTAAATAACCTCGCTTCTATCGTGACCAACGTAAGCAATAAGCCTATTTTGATAGATGGGAGGAGACTTAAATCCATCAATCAGTATTACAATAAGAAAAGGTCAGATATTCAACAACAATTAAAGAAAGTAAATGGGAAAGAAAATTCGAGACGGTTGATGTCCTTAACAAGAAGGAGAAACAATAAGGTGAAAGATTATCTTCATAAAGCAAGTAAGGAGATAATAAATACTTGCTTGAAGGAAGATATAACAACATTGATAGTAGGTCATAATGATGGATGGAAACAAAATGTGAGTCTTGGTAAAAGAAACAATCAGAATTTTGTTTCTATTCCATTTGAGATGCTTATATCAATGTTAAGATATAAATCGGAAAGACAAGGACTAAGATTTGTTGAAATAAACGAATCTTACACGTCAAAATGCAGTTCTTTCGATTTAGAACCAGTATGTCATCATGATACTTATGTTGGTAGAAGGGTAAGAAGAGGTCTTTTTAAGACAAGAGATGGCATTCTTATTAACGCTGACATCAACGGAAGTTATAACATCATGAGAAAAGTAAAGGGGGATGCAGCAATGCCACCCCATACAGGGTTTGGGTATAACCCGGTTAAGAAATTTATTAACTAATTATACAGGTGTAAACTTGTATATAATTACCAATATTTTACTGACGCAGGGATCGAATGTACCCCGGAAGAATGTAAGCTGATTGAATCATTAAATAGATTAGCGAAGAAATGGGAGAAGGACGGCAAACGTCTTTGGTTGTATTCCGCTAGTGGAGTTCTTACCGTTATGATGCATGGTGATAGGGAAGATAACCCTATACCTGAGATGCTTCCTAACGCAGGCACAAATCCAGATAATATTATAACTACAATCTCAGGAATAGGTAATGATGGAGGAGATTGGTAAACAAATTATAATTTATGAAAATAGGAGAACAAATAATAGTATTTTTAGCTGTGAACAAGAATGGTGATGAGATTATTCTTGACAACACCCCCGCTCGGCAAGGAGAGATATGGACGGATGAGAGATCGGCGCATGACGATGAGTATTTTTCCGTCGAGGATCATAATTCGGCGATCGTACTCCCAAAAGGTACTATCCGTAGATTAACAGGTAGGGACTTGAAGTGGGAGGACGATCCTATATCTCTTAAATCCGTCATCGAGGGACTTCCTCATGTGGACATTGAATTTTATAAACAGAAGATAATAAACTTCGTAAAATGGATATAATGCCTCATTGTCTAAAACCTTAGTTTTATTAACTTTTAAAAATTACAAACATGAAAAAAGAAGAAAAGAAATTTGTAACAGAGTATCAAATCAATGGCAAAAAGTATGCCGGTGAAATATGGGCAACCTCATGGGAAGAAGCTGAATGTTTTATAAAACAAAGAGCTTCTACCGAAAAGGCTGTTGGGTTTATTCCTAAAGATTAATCATCTATACCACATCCAAAAAACAGATATTATGGCTACTAAAAAACAGATATTAGAATCAGATGAATTACTTCAACAAAAAAGAAGAGCTTATTATCTTTCAGATGAAGGATTCGAGGAATATAAAAAGTTCTTGTCAGATCCCGATCAAAAGAAATTCTGTTTCAAGGGATATTATTATGTAGAGGTGAAGGAGCAGGATGATAAAGAGCTATCAGGATTAATGGGACGAGTAGTATACGAATAAGGTAAGGTAATGTATAAGGGCTGATAACAGTAGAAGGATAGGATGATAATCGCCTATCCTTTTCTTGCTTTAATCAAATATCTTGCCACCGAAAGAGATAAAAGACTCTCTTGATTTAGGTATATTCCTGATATTATATAACGTTTTCTCAAATCCCTTCCTAGTCATATAAACCGTATTCCTGATCCCGGTATCCGTATTGTATCTGTAATGTGCATAACCCTTCTTCATAACATTCTCCGTCAATATCCATTCTCTCTTATTCTTGTAAAAGAAACCTTGCTCTTGTAAAAACTCTCTTAGAGATCTTTCCGCTATATCACATCCATGAGACTCTAGCTCTCTCCGAACGTCACGGATCAACATATCATCACCTTTGTCATTGGCCATAATAGCTGTTTCGGCGAATCCTACCTTAGGGGCTTGTTCTTTAATAATGTTATCGGATATCATCTTAGCCTCCTCCGCTGCTTTCTTGGCTTCAGCTAATGCCTGTTTTTCTTTCTCAGATGCTAATAACGCTTCTAATGCTTCTATATAATTATGTGGAAGGTTCTTTTCTACAGATGCTTCCGTTTTATTTAAAGCATTTGCTGTGCCGTGAAATACGCTTCTATATACATCAAATACTCGTCTTTCTTTCCTTGCTATTAAATATTCCATGCAAGATACAGATATCATATATACAATTGTTGGTCTTCCACCGGTAGGGTTTTTACCATTTTGGGTAAAAACTTTATAATCAATATCTTTAATAAACCCATTATCACCAGTAAGAACCCTAACAGCCTTGCCCTTATCAGAATATATCAAAGGCCAAACCTCATCTAGGTTAACAGGGAAATCCTCTCCGGATTTAACTAACTCAAGAACCTTCTCGAAATACGATCTAATAGATAAATCATCATTTAAAACAATATTACACATAATATAAAAATAGGCTCAAAAGGAAATGCCGGATCTCACCTCGACAAATCCTAATGAGCCAAAAATATCTTACACATTGAATGACCTTGAAGTGAGATCCCGTCATTCATTGTTTTATGACGCAAATATAGCCATAATATTTATGCTACAAACCGAAATAACAATAATTTATATTTATTTGGTATAATTTAATTTTGGCTATTTGAAGAATCCTAATAAATGCTTACATTTGCATTCATGAATAGAATATTTATTCCCATCCGTCCGAGATGGATAGATAGGAATATAAAAATAGCCAATCAAATTGTCTTAAACAATTGACTGGCTATTTTTTGTCATACTATATCAGTTATCTTCCTCTATCAAAGTACCAATTAGCGTCCTCCCCGGACTCATCCTTATTCCTACCACCTAAGAAGAATCCCATCGTCATGCCGTTGGTCATCAACCAGTAGTCGGATGTCTGCTTAATATCCCTAGCCGTCTTGATATTATACCATTGCTTACCGAACGAGAATTTCATGAGCTGTCTCCATAACTTACTCTCGCCCTTATACACGCCGGTCTGGACGGTAGCGAACGGATCCCAGTTCCGAGGATCGGTGAGATCGCCTAACTTCCGAGCCGTAACCAACGGATCTTGTAACATATCTATAGCGTTAAGCTCCATGAACGGGGATGTCTGGGAAGCGATCTCATTGATCGTCCTGAATCCGATATAGGTAATGAACTGCCCGAACCAACTATCCTCATTATCCTCCCTGTATCCCATCAAAGCCCGTCCTATGGCCATCATAGTGGCGAATACCGCCATATTGATAATCGACCTCTTGATATTAATCTGCTCGTAGGGGGTAAGCTTATCATACTCTTCCTTAAGCACGTCATATGCCTCCCCCATCCTGCCCTCGGACATCGATCCATAGACATTACCGGCCAGTCTCCATAACGTTCTCATATATCCTTCCTCGAACTGGTTGGTTTGGAAATTGAAACCGGCTTTCTTATACGCCCGCTGCACGGCCAATATAAACCATCCACGATGAGGCAGCACCATATTAAGGATAGCGTTCCGGCTAGCCCCCACCCGGTTCTGCTCGTTCAAGGCGCCGTCGCAGATCTGCACCATACTCCTTACCCTACTGGACAAGGTTGGTATATATCGGTCTATAATATCCTTGTTAGCCTCGTTCTTAGCTACGATCTTTCCGTCCTTGACATCTACCATATTCCACATAGAATAATCCCTTAAACGATCCCAATCACGTTTAGCTTCGTTAGCGGACATATTTCTGTCTTTCATCATCATCTCCTTGAAATTGGAGTATGACCAGAACTGGCCCTCATATAGGCGGGTATCGTCCATGACTGAGATAATGACCTGCGGATCCAACGGGGAGTTAAGAACCTCCATCATCTTGAACGGCAGGTCCCGGAATAAGGTTCTCCAGATCTTGTTATACGCCGCCGATCGTACACGGTTGCGGACATTGAACACGCCTAGGGCCTCTCCAACGACATATAATTTGTTGGTACGGTTTATATCCCCGATCTCCGACACGTACGTACTTAATTGCTTCTGAGCTTCCCCATAGGCGTATTTCGTGGAGTCCTTGCTTATATACTGCCCTACCATACCTTCCAAAAGGAAGTTGGCCTGCCCGGTAAGGGCGCCGGTAGCCGCTACGAATGGGGAGAAGCCTAGGTTGGATTTGGACACGAACTTGGTAAACATAAGAGCCAGCTTATTAAGATCGACCTTATAATTACCTATATTCCATTCCGCCCGCTTATTGTTTATCCTGACGTCATAGATGCTGGCGTTAACCCAGTCCTGAAACATCCTGTAGGCATGAGTGGCTTCCGGATTCTTTCCCCCATCATATTGTGTCTCAAGCATCATATTCCTATATCCCATAACATCATCCAAAGCAGCTCTCTTATACTTATAAGATGCCGCCTGAAGGGATAGCATAGAATAGGAGTACGCGAAGTCATGGGACACGTCGTTGGCGTTCTCCAGCTTACTAAGATAGTATTTGGGGATCATACGATATTTGTTATCGTTCTCATCAATCCCTCCTAGGTCTTGCCCCTGACCATGTATAGGGTCATCCACCCTCTCGCCAACGATATCACGTACGGCGTTGCCGATGGCCGCCTTCGGGTCAACCCCGGCCTGCACCATCCTCTCCACGCCGCCCTTGGATATCTGTGGTATTTGGTAGATGTTCCGGAATCGCTCATCATAATCCTCCATAGCCTTACGGCTTATGTTAAGCAGCTCCTTCCTCATCTCCCACTTATCCTTGTTAATCGTAGCTTCCTCCCCTTCGTTGGTAATACCGTATTTCTTGAAAAAAGCCTCGTTCTTGTACTTATCGAACCTAGGCGTATGATACCCGTAACCCAGATCAGGATTATAGTTAGGGTTGCGGAAAGAACTCTCGGCGTCGGCCTCATCAAGCCACTGGTTGTTGATCGTCAGGTCGATCATATTAATATCGAACCCGAAACGGGATACGCTCTCTTCCTTGGATATACCATTTTCTATGGCATCAAAGAACTCGGATACCTTATACGTACCGTTATTTATCTTACTGATGAAATCAGAATATCCCTTGGGAGAGTATTTTCTCATATAAGGATATAGCCGAGTTCTGGCGTACTCGATAAGTATACTATTAGCCTTACCCATAGCTATATCATTAGCCAGCTTATCACTGAAATCAGGACCGTATTTCTTTCTTAAGAACAATGTCTCTATGAACGTCCATGACGGGTTCTTCCGGGACAGCTTGGCGGCCATCCTGTCCACCTGACTCCTGGAGCGGGCGGACATATGCTCCTTGGCGAACTTAATCTCATCCATACCCTTGTCGTATGTCACGGCATCCCTTAACGCATTACGGTAGGAATCTGTAACGCCACTCTCCACCGTATCGGGCATATTCATCTCAATATCCTCAGCGGAAGCGGCGGCGTTAATAACGCTCTTGGCCTCGGCCAGACGGTCGTATAGCTCGTTTATCTTCCTTAATGACGATGACCCACGAAGACGATCGAAATCATACTCGCCATATCTGGTACTGTCCCGGTACTGGATAAGTAAAGGTCTTAACTGGTCATTGATCTCATTTATTGTTGCCATCGCCTCCTCTACCTTTTCTATCCTTGATGATGATGCAGATTGCTCCGTGATCTTATCAACCAGATTCTCGTAATAATCACCCTCCTCGGATCCCCACATATCTTTGGAGAAGCCAAGATGACCGCCAGCTAGCAGGAACTCAAACGCCGCCTTGCCGCCCTCGGACCGCTCTATCCCACGAAGTATCTCCTTGAACTCGGCGGAAGCCTTACGACCCTCGTTGGTATTCCCGAACTCCTCGGCCCATGCCTCGTCCCAGGCCTTGATCTCCTCGGACATCATCAGAGCCTCTGATCCCTCTTCCTTTGGTGTCCCATCGGAATACCACTCGCTCTTAGCTATAGCCCTGTCACGTAAAATATCCAGATAAGATCTCCAAGCTATAGGATCGGATTGAAACGCCTTCCAATCGGCCTTCCCGTTCCTCACGAACTTATTCATAGCCACATACCGGCTCCTGCGGATACGGGTCATGAAATCGGACGTGGCTTGCGATACCCTACGACCTAGTCTTTCCTCGACCTTCTTATTAACTTTCTCGATCTTATCGTAATAAGCCTGCACCATAGGTTTCTCTTGGTTCTCATCCAACCACCTATTTATCGCGTCGAGATATCGTTGCTGATCCTCGAACGTCATGTCCGAGATATCAAAATTCTGGATGGTAGGTTTGAATATATGATATACCTCCTTCGTAATAGGCTTATCCCCGTCATATCCTACTATGTCGTCACGGGTCTTCACCTTAAGTCCTCTATCGGATAGAAGAAGATCGATAAGTTGTTTCTCGGTCTTACCCATGACATTTTTAAGATCATATATATCGATAATAGCCTTAGCCTGATCGGTCCTGTATAGTAAATCGTATTTGGCGAAATCACGGGACGAGTCAAGGTAATCCGAGTTCTTCCCATTTATCTTCTGTATAAGATCCTCATTATCCTTTATCCCCCATCCACGCTCTTTCATCATCTTAGTCATCTTGTTGATATTAGCCACACCCTCAACATGAGCGTCGTTATAAGCCTTGGCAAGACGTTGCCCTAACATGCCTAAGATAGCGTTCCCGCTATGTTCTAACGTCCCGAAAAACCGGGACATGACATTGATATCCTTATGGATGTTATTTATCAACTTCTTTATCCCATTCCAGAATCTTTCCGGGATATTAAACATCCGGAGCTGTCCATCCAGCCAATCCTCGTTACGATCGCTACGAAGGGCGTTTATATCAGACATAGATGTCTCAGCCATCCGCAATATATCATCCATATCCTCTACCATGCCAACCTTGTTGTTGCCATAATAATCCGCCGCCTGATTATTGACGAATCCACGAAGATTCCTGATTAACGGTACTATCTCCCCATATACGTTATCGATAACCTGTATCGTCTCGTAATCCAATCCCTTATCACTCTTACGCAAGCTACTGGCTACGGTGACCAAATACTCCACCTCGGCCTTGGCGGTAGCTATAACGCTTTTAGTGGATAATAGGTTGTTGTTTTTACTAAGCTGACCTCCAACCTGCCTTACCTTCTCGCCTATATCACGAAGGAGGGTGATGCTCTCACCGATCCTCTGGCTTTGGCTTGATCTCATCCTCTGCAATCTGGTGTATAGCCTCTCCAATGACCTACCGTTCTTGATCAATTTATTAGCCACGTCAACGTCCGATAACGAGTACATGAGATGATCGCTATCCTTTAGCAGAAGCACGTCAAAAGCGCTTGGATCATCAGCTAACGCCGACTCCTTTATCCTGTCAAGAACCTTATTCAAGTCTGATCTTTGAGTAGAGAAGAAATTCCGTATAGCCCGGATTATCCTGCCAAACAAGGAGAGCTGGGCGTCCTCGGACGAGGCCAGATCCTCCACCGCCTGTTCCATGCCCGGTACGAACCGCTGGGCCAACGTCTTGCCTAGGATCTCCCGCTTCACCATCCGATCCAGTTCCTCCCCTTGGTATTCCTTCCCATACACCTCATAGTAACGACCGGCGAATTGATTCCATAATGGCGTGCCGACAACAGAGTCCAGAACCTCGTCAATCTCCTGTTGGTTACGGTAAGTATCGATCAAGAAATGAGCTACCTCCTCATTAAGATCCTCTACCGTGGCTCCCTCAGCCAAGGCGATAACACCATTAGCCATGTCAGATAAGGCCCTAGCCGAAGGATCCACGCCATTACGCATCTTATACTTATCCATATACTCAGACATACCCATCACACGGATACCTAACGTGGATAAGATGTTGGTGATATCAGTCCTGCTCTGAAGATCCTCCGCCTTCTCATTCTCAATAACCCCACGGACATTACTTCCGTACAAGGCGTTATCCTCCATCATCAACGACAAGGCTAGCTCCATGAATCCATCATACTTGTTATTAAGTTCCTCGAACCGCCCTTGCCTTAACATGCCTTTAATCTCAGACCTGCTTACCGTGACCTTCTCCCCGGATGTCGTGATAAGATCAAGATCGTCGCTCACCTCCGTATCAAAACCTATAGAACCCAATACGTTCATCTCAGAGGACTGACTTCCAAACCTATTCCTTAGCCTAGACAAGGCATCCATAGCGTTATAGATCTTAAGACCATCGGAGTTGCCGGCCCCTGTAAGATAATACCTATCCCCTAGCCTTATACGCTCCCCGCTCAACAGACCTTTCTTGATAAGGTAATTGACAAACCCTCCGCGGGTACTTATATTAGAATCTGAGCTGATGCCAAGGACCGGGATGAACGAATCACTGTTGTTAAGGGTTATGGAGGACGAGCCAAAGGAGATGTCAGCCGTACCGGACGGGACGTCGCTCTCCTCGACACTGCCGGCCAAGAACCCGGCCTCGATCCGCCCGCCGGACGAGCCTTTTATGGCGTTGGCGTAAGAGTCGTATATCTTGCCGTCATCCGATTTAAAGAACAGGCGAGGCTCACCGGAATCATACACCAATCTTGAAGATGGGGGCGTATAATCTTCAATATCATTTAACGGCAAGACATTACCAGAAAATATGATCTCCCCATCTATATTTCCGCCCTTCACCCTGATATTAGGTCGTTGCCCGGTAAAAGCGCTTTCCACGGCCTTCCATAACATACGGGCTGTCTCCTTAATATCTATATTCTCCCTGATAGCCCTTATATCATCCCATGACGCCTCTTTCAGTATCGTATCGCCAATATTATCCTCGTTTATGGAATCCAGATCCACCTCCTGTACCGTGGACGTATCTACCACAGCCATATCATTGACATCACCTACCTCTCCGGAGGTAAGATAAGCCACGACATTGTCGCTATTCCCAAGGCTTCTGGCCAACGCTGGGGCATCCATGTCGCTTATGGCGGACAGGACCTTGGCTGACATAAGTTGCCCCCACTCGCTGGCGCTAAGTCTGGCGCTTATGGATCTGGCCGCCTCCTTATTCCTTGGAACGGATCTCGTCCAGTCTCCGAACTTAGACCTGAACTTATCGTTATAAATAGTCATATAAGCTTCAGCGGCCTTATTAAGGTCACTTACGGTAGCTATACCCGCTATCTTATCGAACAAGGTAGATACCTCTCCGGAAGGAGTCAAGACACGGGTTATCTTACCCTCCTTATTCCTTTTAATTACACAACTTGACATAAACAAATGTTTTTCACAAAGATAAATAAAAAAGCCCCTACAAGTTAGTAGAGGCTAATATTCTTATATATACCATATCAATCTGCCGTCCAGTAAGTATTCCCGTCCGCGAATTTACCGACACAATGACCGGCAAAACCGGCTATATACGCTGCATGTTCATCCTCCCCGACCTTAAATCCAAGCGACATATTACAGAACTGACACACACTCATAGCTACATGGAATGATTCGTGGCAGACTCTTCCTATTGTTATATTATCATCGCTTAAAAAGTTCCAAAGTATAGCGAATTGACCGTCATCGTCCTTATCCCTTACCAGATTCACGAAAGACGCTTCCTTATCCATATCATCCTTATCACCCCATTCTCCCTCATGACCCGGTTCCATGTTCTCGAAACGGTTACATAACGTCTCGTAGTCCAATCCTACCGTGATAATCAAATCCAACGGATATATCACGAAATCAAATTTCTGCTCTCTCATAATTTTTTTAATTTTTCTATAACCTCAAAACACATCTTACACTCAATCCTACGATACAACTGCCTTACGCCATCTACCGTAACCCAATAACGATCACCATCACGGTGCAGGAACTCGCTCATGACCTTAGTGTCAGCCACATCATGTAAATCGTATGAACCAAAACATAACTTACATATATCGTCAAGATCAAAATAAGTAACCTTATTATACGATATACAACGGATTTGTCTCCCATCAGGAATCTGAACATCGAAAACATTTAATTCTTCCATTTTCTAATCAATTACAATTTCCTCGATTATGGAGATAGGGACATTTACGCATACCCCTATAGTTTTTAACCCGCATCCGTTACGCTTGTTCTCTTGAATCTGCTCTTCTGATAAAGGAGTCTCGATACTACAATACTTTGTAGTATTTTCTTCATAATCATTCTCATCCTCCTTATAAGGTCTATAAAGAACGACATCTCCAGCCTTAGCGGCTAACATAACAATACCATGAACATCTTTTTTGATCATGCCGATTTTACCTTCATAACCATGATTCTTGATCAGGTTAATGTGATTTCTTATATCCATATACATAAAAATATGGGATACATATCCCATCACAGATACATACCCCATTATATAAATTAGCGACGAAAAGCATGGTGATGGACATGCGCCACAAATGTAATTACAAATTTTGTAAAAACAAAGCCATTTTATGGTAAAATGTCCCGGACGAACCGCACACTATAACGGCTGCCCTTATTGCTGCCGTTCACGCTGCCATCTTTGAAGTACACGCGATGCCCGTTGTTGGAGTCAAACTCTGAGCTAACCCAATAGACTTTGGATGGACTGAGTTGTTGTCCACCAATAGCCGATAATGCGTTATTGACACTCGTCAAGTTCATAAATATTAACGCAAGTTGAGCGCATGATGGGATATACCAATCATCATATCCTTTAGCGTCAGCACTAGCTAAGAACGTATTAAGCACATGACCAATTGTCGCATAGGAAGTATAAGACCCACCACCGGTAGTTATTCCTTTTAATATCTCTGAATTGGATTTTCCATTCCAATCAGATAAAGCCCCGCTTGTCCAGGCAGTAATATTTGTCGAAAGGTTAGGGGTACCATTGTATGAACCCGACTCCGGTTTTAGGTAACCTCTAATATGACTTCCATCTACTTTGTTATAATTTGTAATGCCGGTCTGATCCGTACCATATCCACCCCAATAAAAAATGGAAGTGCTGTCCTTCCCGGCTCCGGCTGTTACATAGCTTTCATTAAGATCCTCATATTTCTCAATCATAAATCTCTTACCTTGAGCGTTAAGGACAACGCCTATACAATTATCGGAAGGTGCGTCCGTTATGCTTCCATCAGGACGGACATAAGAAATAAGGCAAGTACCGTTGCACTGACACGGAGCGTCACTCTTCAACACCCCATACACCCGATTGTCGCTAGTCAGCCATCGTTTGCCGTCGCTTGTGACATAAGCCTGCCGGCATCCCTCCTGATTCACCGTAAGCGTCTTCTTAATACCTTTTGGAGTTGTTATCTCCAGCTCAAGAGTCCGATCAAGACCGTTGTTCATCACCGAGCCAAAGGAAACGGGGGCGCTTCCGGCCCCGGACCCCGGACTGACGGTCAGAGGCTGGTCCGTTACCTCGCCTACCCCGTCCTTCCAATTAATATTCAAATCATTAGCCATAGTTGTATTATTTTTGTTCTATTGCAAAGATAGCAAAACAAATAAACCCCAACCGGCTTTAGTCGATCGGGGTCTGAGTAAGAGAAAAGAAACTGATTATCGTCCCATCATTCTCAATACGGTTCTAGCCGCAGCTTGCGCCCATGTCCAGCTGTCATTAGATGTTACGTTAACCGTCTGTTGAGTACCATTTACATCCAAGTTAATAGTCTCCTTGTCAAGCTCGATAGTAGAGTTTCCAGCGGCTTGCGTTACCGTCACGTTGGTTATCTGGCCACCAGCGGCAGTTACCTTCAATGTAGCTGTCAGTTCCTCGATCGTGACGTTGGCCGGTACGTTCGAGATCGTGATGCTCCAAACGAACTCGCCAGCGGCTCCGGGATCGTCGGCGATAACCGCTCCGTTAGCCGTAGTCTTTCCAGCCGCCGTGTAGTTAGCCGGGAGCTGTAACGTAAGCCCGTTCTCCTTAGCCGGCGTGACCTCGAACGTAAGCTTAGTACTGTTAGACTTACCGGTGATGGTAACATTACCGCCTGTCTTTTGTACGGAAGCGTTAGGGCTGTCTGATCTTACCACCTCAGCAGCCGCTGCCTGATTAACTACCAACGCCTTCTTAGCCCCGCCGTTCGTGGTGACCGTAAGGTTGATAATGCGTTGAAGACGACCAGTGTGTTTCTCACCGGATAAATTAACCGCCTGATCTCCTGATCCTGATACCGGGTTGACGGTTACGAAACCGAATTTTTGTGATGCCATACTTAAATATATTTATAAATGTCCTTTTATTATGCCAAAAATAACTTATATAATGTTAGCCACAAAATATGGGGGGGGTAAATCGCACTACGGCTACACCCGCTCCACGTACAGACCTATTAAATCCTGTAGATTATGGCTGAGAGGAGTTCCGCTATCCCTGGTACACTTATACACATCAGCGTTCTGGATGTAATACTTATCCTTGAATATCTCCATTGGAGGGAAATACGGGATAGGATCCCCTATAGTACCGGCATGTTCCTTATCAATGACCTTGTATAAGGAAGCCGTATTTAGTCCGGGTTCCCATTCCGCTGACAACGTATGTTGTTGAATAACCTCATAAAGGATATCCGTATCGTCCTTAACCACCCTGAGGCAGAATCCGGCATCCACCGACAACCCGAACTCCGCCCCTTCTTGTCCCCATATAGGGAATAGGACCTTAACATCCAATTTCTCGTTAGAAGATAAGGATATGGCTTTATTATTAACCACCATCCTCGCGAACCCGACAGCCACTTTCTGAGGATCAGAGGCATCCTTCTCCTTCGCCTGTTGCTGGATGTACGCCGTGGTAACACTTACCTTATCGGGATAGCCGGACTGAGCGTCAATAGCCCTCACCTGCTCTACGGTAGTGGCTAAGCTTACTTCCCTCTGTTTGGCTCCTAACGCCGACATCAGATCATTATCATACTTATCCATCATCCCGATCAAGATCTTGCCTTCCGTCATATCGAACTCCAGACCCATGATCGTTATCTTACCAGCTATAGCCCCGTCAGCCAAAGCGTTACGCCTATCATATTCAGGGATATAGATATTTTGATCATCCAAGAAAAACTCATGAAGATTCTCATTCTCATAAGTCCTGGTCTCCTCATACTTAGCCGATTTCTCCTCATTAAGAAGCCTTGAGTCATCCAATTTAGCCTCGATAATCTCCTTAACCGTAGCTTTAGGATTAGCCTCCTTGAACGCCAATTGCTCCTCCCCAAGTTCTATCCATGGGGCGGGATTCCCGTTAATGTAATCATCATAACTATAGCCCTTAGCGTAATTATCATCAAGCGGATCGTCCTGAACTAATTGATTGGGATATATTTCCCTGTTTATATATATGTAGCTCATGTCTTATATCATTAATCTTGTTCTTTAACGGCGATGCTATACTTACCTGAAGCGTAACACCAGATATTTATCTCGAAAGGCTTGTTAGCCGTAGTGGTGATAGAAGTTCCGCTCATGCTGACATAATCCCCGGAGTTGGGTATCGCTTGGGTGAAAGCCGCTGAGGGAACGCACCTGATCATCAACTCCTCCCCTACCTGCATGCCGGAAGCCACGGATAAGGTCGTAGCGGATGATAACGTGGCCGTGATACTTCTCTTGCTAATAGGCAGGTTAGCTAATGTCGTGACCGTATTAACCCCTATAAGCCTGTTCATGGTCTTCTTATCGGCGGCCGCCATCAAACCGTTAGTAGACTCATTGGCTACGGCGTATGTCGTGTTAGGAGGTGTAGCCCAAGTGCCATCTCCACGCATGAAACTGGATGTACTGCCATTAAGCTGTCTCAACAAGCCGTTAGCTGTAGTAGAGGCCAATCCGTATGTGGTATTTGTCGGAATCACCCACGTACCATCGCCACGAAGGAAGGAGGCTTGCTTGCCGGCGGCCGGAGCGGGTACCAATCCCGCCGATCCTGCGGCTGAGGACGTTGCTCCTCTCATGTTACTATATGTGGTGTTAGGAGGAGTTTGCCATGTCCCATCACCACGAAGATACTTGGCTTGCGCTCCGGCGGCAGGTGCGGGGACCAAGCCGGCCTTTCCCGACGCTGAGGCAGAAGCGGCTCCCATATTGGTGTATGTCGTGTTGGTATCCGTCCACGGAACATTCACATACATCTTACCATTTCCG